AGAACCTCAGACCTGAGCACCGGAACCAGCCTCAACGAGAGATTCCTCACGAACCTTATTCACGGTGTACATAACGAGTGACTCCAGTTCTTTGTAGAGCCACTCAGCGGCCTTCTTCTTACCCTTGTCGTCGTCGATAGCAAATGTCGACCACAGGGTGGTTCGCTTCTCGCCTAACCATCCGACGATGGTCTCGACCTGGACGCTGATGCTTTCTTTGTCTTCCACTACTTCTCCTTATTCTAAATCGATGATGTCTTGAATAAATCGATCAGTTTGGTTGGAGTCCATACCGCCGTTAGGTAACTGGCGTGAAACTTCCCCAGCCTTCTGCCCGAATAGACGAGATAATACACCTGCGCTACCCCGAGCCTCAACCTCTATCCGCATCATGTCTCGACTGTCTGAGATGTTCTTGAACTTATCCACGAGAGAGAACAGTCGGTCCATCTCTGCCGAAAGCGCCGGGTCGAGACCCTGACCTTCTAGTTCCTCAGCGAACCGGGCGAACAGAACACGGCTCGCCTGCATTTCGATGAGGGCCGTCATCATGGCCTGTAACTGATCTTTCGTACGTACTTCTACTGGCAACTTGTAGCCACATTCTGAATGTTCCTGAAATGCAGGACACCTAGAGGCTAGATAGCAACTATCGCACTGTCGAATCGTGTTCGCTTGGTAGCGAATAATGGTGGTCTCTTCAGGGTTTACTTCGATGGCTTCACCCTGGTCAGACATCGTTTTTGAACCGACGGACACGATACGGTCAAGACCCATAACCGGTAGCAATAACCGCTCATCCTCGTGCCGTCTTTTTAGGGGTGCGATATCAATACTTGACCCCTTTGGTTCCGTAAGAACCCCACTTTGTGTTTCGGGGGTGATAGCAACTATCTCCCCCTCTTCCGAGGCTCCGAACTCGGACTCGTCGTCGCCCTCCGAGGGGTCATAGGCCCTAAATGTGGATGCTTCCCACTCCTTCCACGACAGGATGGCGAGGGTTCCAACTGCGCTTACATCGTCCTCCATGACGGCATCGAAATCGACGCCAAGGCGCACGATGTCTGAGCGGTGCTTCTTACGGGACGACTCCTTCTGCTGGGCCGGGTAACGGCGTAGACCGTGGCCATCCCATACCTGAGTCTCACCGTAACGGATGGCGCTAGTCCACGACCCGACGACGACAGCCTCCCAAGGCAGAGCCTCGATGACTTCGGGCTTGCTGGTGATTCCGTACAACTTGGTGTCCCAGCGACTGGACAGAGACCTGATACGCGGCAGGGTTTTCGCCGTGATGGCTTTGTCAGATATCGCTACCCGTCCGTAACGCTGGCATAGCCACGCTAACCGCTCTAAGTCCTCCCCGTCAGACCATGCCGGAATGTGCTTCGAGCCAAGCCATTCGCCATCGAAGTCCGGGCGACCGATTACGTAAGTCAAGTCCTCGGCGTGTGTACGAACGAAATCGGCATAACGGTTGATGTCCTCGTCGCCTTCGGAGGTGTAGACCAGGATCTCCGATCCATTGAACACGGTCGGCACATGGAACTCTTTGGTCTTAGGGATGGCTAAGTGCGTGATATTGACCGCTATGCGACTTACAGCGTTATTGAGGAGCAGACTTCGGTGCGAACCTTTTTCCCCGCCAGCCAGAAACACCTTCATATCTCGTCCCTCCACGCCTTAGTAGCACGGATAAGGTGCTGGCGGTTTACTTCTTCTACGAGAGTATCCCAGGGTTTCAGGGCCTTGTCCCCTGCCCATTCGGGACGGATAATGTAAGGAGTAGCCACTAACAGAGTGGGTATGCCCAACTTCAGGGTCTGGGCACACACCTCTGGGTCGTTGTCGACATACCACTTGGCTTTACCGAATACAGCGGAGACACGGTGGATACGTTCAGCCTGGAGAGTCGGTTTATCTTCACCAATGAACTCGTAGAACGAGGGCTTGAACCCTTCTCGTTTGAGCCACTCTTCAAGAAGTTCCTTGTCGTAATCTTCGTTAACGACTAAGCAGATACGGCCATAGTTGGCTTCGTGAAACATCGACCAGATACTGCGACCATCCGAGTCGGGCTGTCGTAACGGCAACGACTCCGCTGGCCTGGCCAAGACGGAGAAGTTGAAGATGATCACGGGTTGTACATTCCCTTTGCCTTACGCACCTTATGGATAACGTACGCCGAGGCTGGGCAGTAGTGGCAGAGGTACTGACGGTTCTCTTTCGGGACGCCGATAGTGCGACCAATGGCCTTAGAGGAGTCCTCATAGTCAGGGCACATTCCTGATGGGCGGTTATGACGGTTGAAGCACTTCAGGGCCTCGACCTTCATGTCGTCACGAATCTCACGGACTTCCCATTCGTTCTTGGCGAGTTCTTCTTTGATCTTGGTCTCGTCGCCAAGTTTCTCCCAGGTCTTCTCATCACAACGGATGATGATCGAGCGGTGGGCTTCCGGGTTCGGGTCCTGGGCCTGGCCGAGATGCCGCTTGATAATCTCGATCAGTTCCATGTCATAGTCGGCTGGCCCGTCGTAATCCCGAAGTCGGTACATGACTTGGCAAGACTGGCAGGTAAGCAGACGGGGCATGGTGAACTCCTAGGGGTCGTATTGTGGTCAGAAGGGTTATAGAACCCTATCAGGCGTAGCCGAAGCCGTCTTCCTCAGGATCACCGATCCCATAGTTTACATCCGTCACGTTGTACTGACGCTGAAGCATAGCGGCCCGGTCGATAACGGCCTTGGTTTCAACTTCTCCACCACGGCCAGGGGTAACGGACTTGATAAGACCGTCGTTAACCCCCATTTGAAGGTCACGGTTCATTGAACGGGTTTCGTTTACAGCCATAGTTATATCCTATCAGATTAGGCGTTCTTCTTACGGGTACGTTTGGGTGGAGTTACGCCCTCAGCGGATAAACGCTCCTCCTGTCCACCAACACTTGAGGTGGGGGGTGTAATCGGAACGGTGCCTATGGAACCTGGGCGTGGCTCTGGCGTTGGTTGTTCAAACGGGACATTTTGAGGCATCGACGCTGACCTACCAGAGGCTACGGAACCTGGCAAGTTCCGGTTACGGGGGGCATTACCACGAGCAAGTTCTCGTTCGGCTTGAAGTTGGCGAGCACGTGCTCTCCGTTCAGCACTAGTGGGCATACCAACTTCTGGCTCGCTGGGGGCCGTGGCTCGTGCTTCTCGTTCCTGGGCACGCTCCTGTTGGTATGTACGGCTACCGAGCGTTACATCAGGAGTTGGTTGACCTGGCTCACCTAGTTCCCACTCGGCAATGCGCTGAGCCTGTTCTTCACGCCAGTTGGATGTGGCCAGTGGGCTTGGGGTAGGGCCGGTGGGGGGTGTGGTTACCCACGATGGTTGCTGTGCCGCTGGGGTCGGGCTTGGCAACGGTGGAGCCTCTCCTGGTTGAGGAGGCAACGGTACGTTTTGTGGTAGCCCCATGTTAAGGCTTTGTGGGGGTTGAGGAGCATTGCGCTGACGCCAGCGTTGAGCAAGGCGTCCTGCCGGGGTAGACGGTGGGGCAGGAACTCCTGACGGTGGGGTGGTTCGGGAACGGGGTGCCCGTTGACCTTCCCCTTGTCCACGAGACTGGGTCATGGCAGATACTGCTGGGACAACAACTGAGCCGAGACGATTCCATTCACCACGATCAATGGACTGAGCACCGTAGTTGCGACCACCGAATGAAAGATTACGGGGGTTAGCGAGCATATTGACTGGGGTGGCTTGTGCTCGTGGGGCTTGCCCAACCGGTGCGTTTACTGCGAGTCCCCGGACACCGCTACGGGTGGACGTTACTGGATTGGACTGGATGCCACGGACACCCTGACGACCAGCGGCGAACTGGTTGTCGGTATCCCAATACAGACCAATGCCCTGAACTTCGGCCCACATACGCCATGGGTCTTTGGGAGTAAACGACCTTTCGTCATATGAACCTTCAATGGCCATCAGTTACCGCTCCACATACTGTCCATCGAGTACCGGGACGAACCGGTGAACGAGGTGTCTTCGTTAGATGTACGCATAACACTGATACCTGATACCCACGAACGGTAAGTCGCTGAGTACCGGCTGGTGTTGAGGGCATCAAACACAGTTGGTTCTTGTTTGGTGATTCCTCGTGTCTGGGGGAATAGAACCTGTGGCACGGCAGGACGAATCGACCGAATCGTCTCTGGGTCGCTTATCGCTGACTCAAGAGCCTGATCGGTGAGCATCTCCTGTCGAGTTTGCCACGGACGCGCCATTACTTCTTCCGTTTCTTTGCTTCGCCTTTGGCGATAGCGGCGTTAGCAATGCGAACTGCTTTGCCTTCGTCTTTACTAGATTTTAGCACTGCATTAGCCGTCTTAGCCCATTGCTTCTTCTCAGAAGGGGTATCGGCCTTCTTGGTGTGCTTGCTTGCGTCTTTCGATTTCCAGGGCATTGTTATCTCCAGGGTGGGGCCATCATCTTCAGACGACTGGCACGCTCGGGATTGATAGTTTGTACTTCAGGGCGGTCGAGGCCAGACGGGACACCACGAGGCCCGGACTTACCGTCGTTGATAAGGCGAGGGTTCTCGGCTCCAACTGGAGCGTACTTCTTACCTTTGGCCTGGTTAGCCAGACCCGTCATCAGGTTGAACTCCTGGGGCCACAGGTAGTCCCCAGTGTTGATGCGCTCACCTTTGTGTACGCCACGAGAGTAAGACCGGGTGTTGGTGCGTAACGATGACTGACCCAACTTGTCCTGACGGCGGTTGGAGTACAGAGTGCCCAAGTAGCCATCGGGATACTGAGTATCAGGTGAATTGCCCCAGGCGGCTAGGTTCGCATCCTTGGCATTACGGAATACCGGCGCTGGCCCCAACAGAGGCTGTGTTTCTCCACCTTGTGGGTCGTAACCCCCACTCCAGTCGGAGAATGTCTGTTGGTTAGCAGGCATCAGTAAGGCTTACTTTATTAGTCCTAGACCCTTAGAGAGACGCCTAGAGACATCCCGTTCACCTGGGCCAACTGTACCCACCATGTCTTTCTTACCGGATTTAGGTGCTTTAGGTTCTTTAGGTCGACCTGTCTTGAGATCACGACCTTCAGCAATACGGTTTTTCATTGCCTCAGCGGCGATCATGGCACGCATAGGGGTACTAGCAGTACCGGTAGTTGTGCGAACATTTGTATTGAATCCACGGGCAACACTTGACCGCTTTTCGCGTCCAAGGTCTACCTCACCGGATGTCGGGTCACTTACGTCGTCGTGTGTTTGCCAAGTATAATGACCTTTAGGTTCGCCATAAGAGTCAGTACCACTAACGACTGCACCGGCAAGCCCGCTAGTTGGAGTCCGTCCCTTTACATACGTGTCATATGGGTCGGAGCGCCAACCCAATTCCTGGGCGGTGCGCTTACCTGCGTGAAGTTCACGTCCACGATGATCTGATGCCATGGCTACTCCTAACGTCCTAAGCCGTTACCTGGTCCTGTAAGAAGACCGCCCTGAAGTCCACCTCCGGTGAGGGGAACGGGACGGGGCTTCTTTTTCTTCTTAGAAGTCGCCTTTGGTTTCGGTTTCTTAGTCATAGAAGTAGTCCGAGGAGTGAGAGCGTTGCTTGCTTCGTTTGCTATCTCGTGCCTCGTACTTGTTGTACTTCTTGTTGTAATTGAACTCAGCGAGGTCCTCTTTAAAGTCCTCGTTTTCGTAACTTTTATGCTTCTTAGACATAGGCGTTTCTATGACAAGTTTACCATAATGCTAACGAATGACGGGCTTGAAGGAGATGGCTGAAATGGTGTCGCCATTCTCTCCTGGGATGTCATCGAAACCGATGATGAAGCAAAGGTCGATACCCCGTGGGGCCACGAATCCTCGGGCAATAGCGCAGGCTTTCACGGCCTGGTTCACGGCGCTGGCACCGATGGCACGCATCTTGGGCGACTGCCCAGCAACTACGCCACGAGCAACAATAGATCCTACACTCTGTGGGCTACTGCTACCTGATACTTTGATTATGTCGTCAGCCGACTCTTGGGACATGGTTGTACTCCTAGTGTTCCTGGTTCTCAGGTCAGTTTAGGAGTAGTCAGCCTCTCCTAGGAGTTCAACAAAGTCAGAAAGACGCATAACAACGTAGGAATCACCTACGGCTTTTTCTCCCTTACCAGCCCGCTTAACAACTAGGGCAGGTACAGCGTCATTCGCTCGGGCCGCCTGTTCGACCGTGTCGTCGAGCCATCCGCTTAGGTCATACTTCTTATGATTCTTACACTGGAGAATGGCCTTATGACCATCGGGGCGTTCGATTCCGTGGATGTCACCGGCGTCATCGCCGCCGGTGAGTGCCGTGCGGTGCGCTTTCTTGAATCCCTTATCGTTTAAATAGTTCTTTATCAGGGTCTCAAATGAGGTTCCCTTAGCCTTACTCCGATTTGCCATGTAACGGTCCTACGTATGGTTCCCAAATGATCTGGGGGCGTTTTCCGCATAGTTTACAGAACCCGCCTTGCCCGGGTGGAACGACGGGCCAGTCCCGACAACAACGTCCGATGATCAGATCCTCAAAGACGTGTAGTTCAGGCTTGTCAGTACTCATTGACTGCCCTGTCGATCGCTTTATACAGGGTGGGCCACTCTTTCTTCATACTGCGCTTGATGTGTTCGTGGTACGCAGGAACGGGTCCCTGAACTGTGAACGCCTTGATGATGGGGTCTAACAACCCCTTGAGACGCTCTACCTCATCCTCGTAGGTAGAGTTGTCCTCAACAAGGCCTGCGTAGCCTGCCTGATATCCAATCAGGCGCCTAATCTCAGCCGATGCCCGACATTGGAGGCATTCTCCGCAGTAATACGCCCCCATGACAGCACAATTGGCGTCAAGTTCGGCTATCAGATGGAGGGTTGAGTCGTCAGCCACGGCTTTGCTCCAAGTCTGAAACACGGTCTTCCAGTTCCGAGATACGTTGCCGCAATTTGTCTACCTCCGCTACCGAGTCTCGTAGCCGTTCAATCTCCGCTTCTAGAACACCGTTCTCTTCAATAAGGTCGTCAATAATTTTATTATTGTCCACCGCGCAACTCCGTCCATGCGTCTAGCGCATCGTCCCAATGTCCTGTGCGGATGCCTTGGGCGAGGGCATCACCTGCTTCTCGTAGCCATTCAATCTCCTTGACGGCATCACTGAGCAACATGGCTTGGTCAAGAACATGGGGGTGGATTGCGTATGGGATGCGCTCCCGTAGTCGGGTCACGATGTCGTCAGCCACGGCGGGCCTTTTCTTGGTCAAAACAATGAGGCATGGGCGGTCGAAACGGTGAATCAGCCACGGCGACCCCCAAAGTAAATAAACCAGGCAGTAATTATTCCAGCGATTACAGCAAAAGCGTTAGTCATGGTCGGCCTCGTTCAAGAACTGCTTCATCAGCGGTTCGGGATGCTGATTGCGATGGTGGTCGGTCGTTGAAAGTTCACCGCATGCCAACGCCAGAGCCACACGCAGTCGCTCAATCTCATCGGCGGCCAGGCACTTGACGCACCTGACCGACCAGGGTGAACCCGGGTCGCCACAGGCCAGGTGGTTTCCCTCCATGAGACGAGTCACGATGTCGTAGGTCATGATGGTTCTTCTTTCAATTTCTGCATTTGGCTTTCAGTAATGGTTGGGCTTGTCCCATAGGTATTGATGACCATTCCAACCGGATGCAGGAACGTCCCTAGACGGGCAACTTCGGCTCGTAGCCGTTCAATCTCGTCGGCGGCTTCCCAGCAAAGCGACCCCACGCGCCCGGCCTCTTCTAGTCGGGTTATGAGGTCATCAGATTTCATATCTATTCCGTCAACGGAAGAGTTATGCATTGAATCGGCTTCCACGGTTCTCCTTGGAGTGGAGACCAATACGACGGCTCAATTCACGGGACAACAACTGCGCCCCACGTTCACAACGGTCGAATACTGACTCGACCAACTTGCGATATGCCCGAGACTGCCGGTGAAGATCTTGCTGGGCGACAACACGAGAGTCGATGTCACGGCGGGCCTTAGCGATTGTAACCCTGTCTCCCTTGGCCTCAGCCCCCCATTGTTCGATAAGGACCTTGGCCTCCAGCACACGCAGGAAGTTGGCCTCACGTTCCTCAGCGATCTCGGCGGTAACCATCTCGGCCTTGGCGTAGGAAACCCAGGACATGAACTCGCTGTACAAGTCCATCAAATCATTGTCGTCCATGTCGTCCAGGTGCCTGGGCAGGTCGGGGACGCTTTCGGCTGGGCGTGCTGGCAGGCTGAACTTGTTGTTGAACTTGGCTAGAACCTGGTCTTCGTCGTTACGAATTACTCGCACTCCAGCACTCCTTGTTGTACGGGCACTTCTTACACTCCGACATTACCTGTGATGCCCACATGGGACGAGGCGGTGGAGTGTCACCATCCAGATGTTCAACCACAGTCTGGCATCCCTGGATGATCGGGTCCATGATTTCCTGCTGGAACTCAATGATGAACTCTTTGACTTCCTGCGACGGCTTCCATTCGTAAATGAGGATGGCCGTATCCACCTTACGGCAGTACATATAAATCGTGGCCTGGCGAATGTGGGAAGCAAATGGCTTCTTGATGTTCTTCCACATACCGTCAAGGGTTAGTTCCTTATTCTGGTATGCATTAAACAACGTGGGGTTTTCCCAGCGTACTGTGCCGGGGCCAATGCTCTTTATCTCAATGAGGGCACGGCCCTCGTTATCGATAATCTCACCGTCAGCATGGCCCATGATGTGCAAATCGTCATGACGAATTGGCACCTCACGGTAATAGATGTCCTTGCCAAAGCATGACTGGCAGATATTGGGGGCATCAGCGTAGAACGAGTTGGAGCAGGTGTTACAGCCCCACAGACCACAGAGGACCCCAGCCTTCTGGAGCCAGGTCTGCCACTTGTGATGGATGCTGTGGCCCTCGGCAAATACGTTGAGACGCTGAAACGACAAGTTCTCTAATGGCGCTGGGTATCCTTTGATCTTGTACCAAGACGACCGGGGGCACCAGTCCTTCTTAGATATTTCACTTGGGTGAAGGTGCTTGGTGTCCCGACCAGCGTTCCTGAGTTCGGTTTCTCGCATTAACGCCCGCTCGACAACCGGTATCAGACGGCCACGGGTCTTGAATGAGTCCTTGTAACCCTGGTTAACCCAATCAGACATTGATCAGCGCCAGGAAGTCATCCTCGTTCAGGATGACAAAGTTCCTGCCCCCCAGGTCGAACTGGAGAACAGCGATTCGGTCATCCATGATCGCTCGTGTCCTGAGTTCATCCAAGTCCTTGAACTTGATCGAGTACGACTTGGTGTTCTCGGTCAGTTTGTTCTCGATGAGGAACTGCTCGGCCCGCACGTCATTCTTTCGAAGCCAGCCAGAACCGGACCCTGCGTTACGTGAGCCACGATAACGGTTAGCCGTTCTTTCCTCTTGTTTACGGCTTGCACGCATGATGCGTTTCTGCCTGTCGCCTTCTCCGCCAAAGATCATCTCAGGAAATACTCCATCGCCTTGTTCTTCAATTCATTCTGGAGGGTGATGTCTTCACGAACACCCAACAGGAGGGCATCCTTACCTTGCCATTTCTGGTCACCGTAGTTGTAGTACGCACCCGTACGGGTGATAATGTCCACAGCAATACAGATGTTTACCACGTCCTTGATGACATCAAAGTCACCAAGATGGAACGTACCGAAGTCGGCAAAGTAGAAGTCAACCTGAGCCACCTGCTGTGGGCGGTAGGTCTTGTTCTTCAGGGTCCGGGCACGGATGGTCTGACCGACGGCTTCGTCTTTATCCTTCAACCACTCGTCACGCTTGACTTCGACACGAGTGAAGTAGTGGAAGTTCTTGGCACGGCCACCAGGAGTCGTACGGTTGTCGCCGTACATGACACCGATCTTCTCACGCCACTGGTTGATGATGAGTCCCGTACAACCACGGTCTTCATTAACGAGAGACCGTTTCTGCGCCTTAGACGACTTACGCAAGAACTTGCCGGTAAGGCGAGCACCAATACCGACCGAGAACTCGTCCATCATCTTTTCTGCTTCGTCACCTGGAACCAGAGCCGGAAGCGAATCAATGACGATGCAATCGACGGCTCGGTTATCCAATGCACGAATAACGAGATCATAAGCGTGCTCCATGACGTTGGTTTCGACTACCCATAGGCGGTCAAGGTCTACGCCAATGGCTTTGGCGTACTCGGGAACGAACTCCTCGGCGGCAATCCACATGGCAATGAAGTCAGGGTCTAATGCCTGGTTAGCGGCGATGGTCTTGTAGGCGACCGCTGTCTTACCTGATGACTCATCGCCAATGATCTCCGACCACTGGTTCGTTGGCCAACCGCCACCGAGCATGAGGTCGAACGCCAGTACGCCCGTAGTAATGCGTGGGAGTTCTTCCCTCACAGCGCTTCCCTGAAGCACTATGTCTTCGCCATACTTCTTGTTTACGGACGCAATGATTGAAGCAAGAGTTTCCCTCTGCTCAGTTTTAGACACGTTGTTTCCTTTGGTCAGGTTCCCCAAGAACCCTCGATGGCCTGATTATAGATGCCATTCCAGCCACACTCAAAGCACCTGGGGGCTGGTGCTTTACCGGCGATGGTTGTATTACTTGCTCGGGAACTGCGCCCGAACACATTGCTACTACCGCAGTCAGGGCAGGTCATGTTACCTTCACGGCGCATGGCTTCCCCACCACGCCACAAACGGATGGCATCACCCATACTGATTTGGTCAGTAGGAGCACGATTCTCATCGAGAACCTGTTGGCGGTCCTGAGACTGTTGGACGGGCTGGGGCGACGTAGGTACCTGGACCGGGAACCGCAGAGGGGGTGATGACGGGGGAGTCGATTGGGTGTTAGTAGGTTGTGGCCGTGGATTATTTGATAGGCGTTTTGCCCACCAGTCATTACTCATCGTCTTCGTCCTCCCCGAAGTCCGCATCAAATGATATGTCTAGGTCGATTTCTTCGTCCGTAAGAAACTCTAGCAGACGGTTAATTCGGTCTGGGTCCAGAACTCCATTGTCCTGTACTGCTAGTTCTAAGTATTCGCTATCTATTAGATAGGATAATAAGGCGATACTGAAACAGATCAACACCGTCTGAGTATTTTTCAACTCGTCTTCATCGAGGTCCTGGAAAGACAGAAGAACCTCGGTCATCCAGTCGGCGCACTCTCTGACCTGGTCTGTTATGCCGAGAGCGGCAAGTGTCATCCACTTCTGGACGGTGTCGATCAGTTCGTTCTGCTGGACTTCCAGGGAAGGAATAGCGAACCCCACCGAGTTGGCGAGAGCCTGACCATCTGATACCGATAGAGCAAGATAGAAGTTTCGTTTGTCTACCGGTGTTGATGGCATACTATTTACCTTTCGCCTCCGACCAACTATAGGCCGAATGGCAGGACACTTTCAGTGGTATACCATCGTACACTATTCCGTCGCCCATCGCCTGGATGAACAACGGCTCTAGTTCGTCGACCTTATCCTCCGGAACAACGATGACCAACTCGTCGTGAACCTGAACCATCATCCTGGCCCCGGTTCCGTTAAGGGCGTCATACACATCGACCATCGCCTTCTTACAGATATCGGCGGCGGACCCCTGTACTACGGCATTGACGGCTTGTCGTTCGGCTCGTGACCGTAACGCCATATCGGTAGAGAGGATGTCCGGTAACCGGCGACGACGGCCCGACATAGTTGTAACAAAGCCCTTTGTCATGGCTTCCCGAACTACTGATTGCTTCCATTTTGTGATCCCTGAGAACTGTTTGTAATACTGGTCGATAACGTATTTAGCATGATCTTCTTCAATGCCGGTGGTACGGGCAAGTTTCTGCGCCCCACCGCCGTACGCCGTAAGGAAGTTCACTCCCTTACCTAACTGTCGCTCATCCGGTGTTACCTCGGATACAGGCTTGTTAAGCACCAAAGCGGCGGCTCCCGCATGGATGTCAGCGCCGGTCAAGAAGAACTCGCTCATCTTCTTATCTCCGGAGAACATACACATCACCCGAAGTTCGATCTGGTCATAGTCGGCCACGAGCATCTTGTAGCCCTCGGGGGCCACGAACAAACCACGGACGCTGGAGTCACGGGGGATGTTCTGGAGGTTGGGATTGCTCGACGACAGACGACCCGTGGCTGTGCGGTGTAAGTGGAACGACGGATGAAGTGAACCTTTGTACAACTTGGGTAAGAGGCCATCAACATACGTTGACTTCATCTTCTTGGTCTCGGCCCACTCCAGAAGCATGGGCACGACCGGATGCTTACTCTCCAACTTGCGTAATGTTTCTTCGTCGACCGAGGCGGCTCCTGTGCCCGTCTTCTTGGACGGTGTAAGACCAAGACCACCTTCACGCCTCTTGTTGAACAGCAACTCCTGCTTGTGCTTGGTGCTATCCGGGTTGAACCCCGGTGGGGCGTAATCCATCATCCGCTTCAGCAGATCGGTCAACGTGTTATCCAGGTCTTTGCCGAGAGTACGCATCGAGCGGTGGTTAACCGGGATGCCGTTGTCTTCCATGTCCATGAGTACACGGAGAACCCTCATGTCCTGGCGCAGACACTCAAGCAACTGATCGTTGTTCTTGATTCTGCGCCATAGCAGGCGATATAGGTTCCAGGTCCAGCGCACGTCACGGTGCACATACAGGCAGGCGGTCGAGAACGGGACCTCGGTGATAATGGCACCGATCTTTCCTGCTCCCTGATACGCCGAGAACCCTTCAAAGTTATTACGGATAAGTCCGTCCAGGCTGTACTCGCTTAAGTTCTCGTCCAGGATGTGTTGCATGATCATGGTGTCCATGAATGGGTCGGGTGGCAACTCATCGTCGTAGTACTTACGGATGGAGCGAGCATCAAACTTCACGTTGTGCCCGATCTTCAGGATGTCGCTAAAGAACAGGGGGCGCAGGACGCTGAACACCTCGGAGCGAGACATCTGCGCTGGGGGTGGGCTGAACACGGCTGGCTTGAAGTACTTGGACTTGGCCATCGATTCCTGGCCACTCTTCAAGATCGCTCGGTAACCCTCAGGTGGAACAGTAGAACCGTCGCCACGTTCGGCTGGCTCGATGACCTCACCGTTAGGGTGCCCCATGGGAATGGCCCATGACCGTGTCTCGGTGGCAATACCTATCCAGAACACCTCGTTACGCATGGGGTCCAGGGCCAGAGTGTTACGCCACTTGTTGGTGATGTTCTCTTTGGCTCGGGCCAAGATGTCAGGAGACTTGGTCTTCAGGCTGGCCGTGTGGTCTTTCCACTCGGCTTCTATCCAGTCGAGAACGTCGGGGTGTAGTTCGACAATGCCACGTGTTTCCACGTCGAAAACGAAGTGGCCCGTTCCCTGAACAACACGGACGATCTCGTCCAGTTCTTCCCTGGTAGATACAACGTAGGGGGCCATGTGGCCCCCTACGCTCGACTCTGTCGTTGTCACGAGGTCAGTCGTCCAAGTCCTCGATGACGATGTCCATCAGTTCCTTCCGAGTGGGAATCGGAATGATCTCGGCGGTGTACGAGTCCTTGGTGAACGTCTTGATGTCGGCCTCGCTGAGTGCCTCGATCTCCCAGTCCTCAAGATCACGGTCACGGAGCATCTGGTGGTTGGTTGCCGAGGTGGCACCCTTACCCGAACGGCTCACGGCCCAGTAGTTCTTGGACAACGGTCCCTGACGAGGGTCCTGGTGGAAGTTCTTCAACTGGTCGATGACACGAGCACCGACTTCGTATGACTTGATCGAGTGGTCTCCGTCCTTAGACAGGAGGACGACGTTGAAGGCGAAGCGCATCGACGGGCGATTACCAGCCTTACACAACGGGCAACCACGCTCGTCGATGTCATCGATGCAAGTGAACGACTTCTGACCACTGCGCTCTACCCAGTGCTGGCGATAGGTCGCATACGGGGCATCGTTCAAGAACTTGATGACGATGGGTTCTTCGGTGACTCGCAGACGCTGTGCGTACGGAGCGTCAGCGCTCTTCATCTTTTCGACAGCACCCCATCCACCCTTGATGACACGGGAGGCACTGGCCTTGACAGCGGTGCGGTCCTCGTCGTCTTCGTCGTCGGACTCTTCAGCCTTGACGGGCGGGGCTTTCTTGACGGGGGCATCATCGTCGTCGTAACGGCGACGGGGTGCTTCCTCCGTGATTTCTGTTTCGTCTTCGTCTGTGTATCTGCTCATGATTTCTCCGTGTTAGTTGGGCCAGTTGTCTTTGGTGTGTTTCCTGAAGGCGACCCAATTGGCCTGGTTTGGGTCATTCAGGTGGAAACGCTCTAGAGCGTCCATCAGGAACTCTACCTGTTCCAGCGAGTAAAGTCTACGACCTTTCGCAGTTTTTCCAGGAAGTTGTTGCCCCTGTGGAGCCGGTGTCCGGTAATTGGCTTTAGGAATCCAACCACGGGACTCCCACATCCTAACCGTAACGGCTTGGCGCTGTAACGCTTTGGCGAGTTCCCCAATGGTGAAGAACATACGATCTTGACCGCCTACACGGAACACCTTAGGTTTGGCTCCGTGAAACCTGTCATCTATTTCTGGCGTCCGTTTGGTGTTAGGACGATTCTTGGGCGGCGTGTTACCCGGCCAGTCGGGCAAGTCACCAAGGAGATCAAGGGGATCACGAGTCACCACGCACCGCCTCTTCGTACTCGGCAAGTATTGTCTGTTTTTCTTCTGCGGTAAACAACTGCCATTTGCCTACATGGTCAATAGCGTGTTGCAGACATTCCCGTAGCCGTTCAATCTCGGCGGCGGCTCGCATGGAAATACATGGGTCATCGACTGCTCGGCAGTCGTCTGTACATTGGCACTCTCGCCGTAATCGTGTCACAATATCGTCAGTCACCATACACCGCCTTGTATTTCTGCCATGCTTTTTTAAACTTATTTTCGTTTATGCGAAAACTGGTAACATCGCTTCCGTACTTAGTGCCAAATTCTGTCCCGGATTGTGCAAATTCTTCACATATCGACCGTAGCCGTTCAATCTCTCGTTCTAAGTGGGCTGAACGGTCGCACTCATTATGTAACGCGCTAATCCAAAACCCCATTTCTGTATTTGGGTCATAGTTTGTCACGCTCCCGTCTGAAGCAATCCATGTATTTGTTGCCTGTGTTGAACCGTATCCGTCACTCACCACGCACCGCCTCGTATTCATCCATCACATCGTCATACCCACATTTACATTTGGACATGTTGCAATGACAGACATACCCCCGCAGATGGTGCGCCAAGTCATCAGCAAGTCGTTGTAGCCGTTCAATCTCATACAGTGCATCGCAGTAATCACATGGCGTGTGAACGTCTGGAAGCCAGTCGTGGTCATGGCGGTGCAGGCGTGTCACAATGTCGGCAACCGTCTGGTCTTTACCAAGATTAAAGTTCATGTTGACAACGATGTCGTCACTCATCGTCGTACGTCTTTCCTTCGACGACCTTAAATGCCCAGGATGTCTTCTCTTCGTAGAAACCTTCGATGATCGGCTCTAGTTCTGGGTTCTTCCAGACCAGGGCCATAAGAGCGTCCACGTCTAGCACTTCGACGACCTTCTTAACGGTGTCCCAATGACCTTCGGCCTTGGCCCAGTTCTGGGCCGCATGCTCATTTAGCGACCGACTGACACGCTTCTCGTTCTTCAGTTGATGCGTATTAGCCGGGAGCCATACATGGCCACGGTCATCGGTTGCGCCGTACTTCTTGACGTAACCACGAAGTGCTTCCTTGAGTTCGTCGACACGGTCGGTCGCCTTCTTGGCGAAATCCTTTGACTTCTCATACTCGTCAATCAGTTTCTGGAGATACTGATTATCGGGCTTCTGGTCTTTAATGGTCCTGGGTTCCATGATTCCTCACACTGATGTTTCTTTTAGGAAGGTTGAAAGACTGCCGAGGGTGACATCAAATCCACCCTTGATGTCGTGGTGTTTACCATCTACGAACGCCTCGTTGATGGATTTCTTCTGCTGGAGCATTTCATACTGGCGTTCCTCGATGCTTCCCCTCATTACGAATGTCGCAATCGTAACGTGGGGGAACTGCGATGATAGCCGAATGATGCGGGCTTCCCGCTGTTCCAACTTACCACTCGACCAGGGCAAGTCGTAACTAATGAGGTAGTTGGCCATTGGCAGGTCCACGCCATAACCGCCAGCATCCGACGACAGAAACAGTCTGGTGTCTGGGTCGGTTGAGAACTGTTGTTTCGCATCATCTCGCTCCTGGGCAGTCATACCGCCCATGAACAGAACGCTACGAGTGAGCGGTTGTGTGCGCTTCTTGATCAGGCGCAGGTTCTCCTTGAAGAAAGAGAACAGGACCACCTTATTCCTGGGGTCTTCGTCTAGAACGTCCGTGATGTAGTCGATAACAGCATCCAGTTTAGGTGTACTTGTAACACCAGTCATGATGTTCTTACTGACTAGTTCGTGGGCGTACTGACTCCCCTCGTTGCTGTTCGGATTCTCAAACAGTGCGGCGGATCTGGTAACGAGTTCCGGGTTATCGCAGAGCATCCGTAATGCCGTCAGACGGGTCATGATCTGGCCTTGAGCCTCATTAGAGGCCGCATCGTTGTAATGGCTCCACAGGTTAAATGCCGCCCCGTGCTGTCCGATCACAGTACTCAACTGATGAAGAAGATCGGACGAAATACGATTGTAAACCTCAGCACCCTTGCCGTCGAACTGTACTGGGATTACCTGATGGATGATCTTGGGCAACTGGTCGGCTATGTCTTCCCTGGTTTTACGAATCATGCACTCTTTCAGGGAGTCATGCAGTGCGTCCAGATTCTTATAGCGGGTTGGGCGACCAAAGTGATCACGGACGATAAACGTCCGGTCGAATAAGTCAAACCTACCGAGGATAGATGCGTCCACGAACTCCATGATCGAGAACAGTTCTTCGGGCCGGTTCTCGATGGGCTGACCTGTCAGAGCGAATCGGTAGTACACCGGCTTGGCCAACTTCTTCAGCATCTTAGAACGCTTGCTCGATCTCGACTTGAGCATTGTTGCTTCGTCCACAACGATGCACTGCCAAGACAGGTGCTTGTAATAGGCGCTATCTCGTATTAGGGACTCGGGGTTAACGATGATGTATTTGGACGAAAGCGCTTTCTTCCATTTCTGTTCCCGTACCTTCGGCGTACCATCGATAACCACCACAGATGAGTTAGTGAACTTATTGATTTCACGCATCCACTGGTACTTCAAGGATGCTGGAACCACGACCAGACATCGGTCGATCTCGTTCAACGCAATGAGGCGCTCGACTGCCGCAATGGTAGTCACCGTCTTACCTGCACCCATGACGAGGCCCAGCAGAAGTTGACCACGGTCGATCATCTTGTCGACCGACTCTTGCTGGTATGGGTACAGGCTTCCGGTAAACATCAGGACATCCAGGGAGGAACCACAGTAGCCGTCGTCAGGCCCTGCTCGATCTGCTCGTCGGTCATGTCACCGATGTCCTTAACATCCATGCCCTTGTAGTTCCACCACTTAAGTCCACGTCGAGGTGTCCAGATGCGCTTATAGATGCTCTGGTTTGCTTTCATTCCAGCCTCGTCATTGTCCATGGCGATAATGACCCGTTCGGCCACGGTAGTGAGCAACTCCAACTGGATATCAGATACGTGGGCACCGAACGAGGCGACTGCTTGTGGTGATGAGTACACGCTGGCGAATCGAACGACATCCAACGGTGACTCGACTAGCACGATGGTATTAACACGGAACCGCTCGATACCGAACAGAGTGGCGCTCTTGACAACACCCATGGGGTAATTGCGAACCCATCCGGTCTTCTTCTCCTGCCACCCCTTTAACTCAGCAGTTGGAGAGATAATCGGGATGGCCCACGACTTGTGTTCTGAGTTCCAGCGAACTCCGTACTGGTACACAAGGTCAGGATCAAGGTTACGACGAGCGCACATCTTGTCTGATACACGCTTGAACTTAGAGAACTCATGGATGTTGACGACAGGTTCTTGCTCTACATCATCTGGTTTGGTCAGACGGTTAATTGAGTTCTGGATAAGGAACTTCTGGATGTCCCACGTCGATGTAGAGCCGACCAACTCGGACAGGAGCATCGACAAGGTGCCTCGTGAACCGCATGAGAAACAGATCCACAGTCCGGTTTTGGCGTTGATGCTCCACGATGGAGAGCGGTCATCTCTACCAGTCACACGAGCGTGGACAGGACACAGCCCTGTTATCTCTCGGTCACCAACAGACTTCAGCGATACGCCCGCTGACTTCAGGAGTTCAGCGAGGTCAGTCGAAGGATGGGTTGACGTTGCCATCGTCATCGTTGTACACCTCTTCAAACTCCATGGTGGTCCAGTCCCACTTGACGTGGATTTCGATCTTCGGCGCAGTTCGTGCTTCTACGACACGGATGATCGCCTGATCGTCAACGTCAGGGTTGCGCTCCACGCCAAGGAGCAAGTCAGCGTCCTGTCCGAATGATGACGAGTAACCAATGGCATCGGCTGTCACCGCTCGGGTACGACGGTTATTCAACTTCCACGCCAGCACCTGTGTTGTTGCTACGACTGGAATGTCATGGCTCTGGGCCAATCTCTTTAAGGCACGGGTGATGTTGGTGATGGCTTGAGGTGACCCCTTTGGCTCTCCCTCTTCGTCGTCCATGAGGTACACACCGTCAACCACCAGCAGGTCGGGTTTGTATTCCTTGACCTTGCCCGACAACGCACTGACAGTCGTCAACGACGACGTGTCTTCGCTGATGATGAACGGTTGCATGTTCTTACGTGAACGTAGGGCCTTAGATATCCGCTCACGTTCGTCACGACTGGTGTCACCCGACAGGATTCGTGTGTATGGGACTTTAGAAATGAATGAGTCGTATCGAGCCGTCTGCTCTTCCACACTCATCTCAAACGACACGAACAACGGGCGCTTACCAAAGATGTGCGCTGAGTTGGCGATGATGAGAGCGAACAGCGACTTACCACGCTTCGGCTCTCCAGCAAACACAATGAACTGTTGGGGGCGTAGACCGTGAGTTACCCGGTCGAGTCCAGCGAACCCAGTAGGAATACCACGCAGAGCGTTTGGTGTGTTGCTCATCTCTTCGTAGCGAGCGAGACGATCTTCCCAGTTCTGGATGATGTCTACGTCACGGATGCGTGCGCCCTCGACTGAGGCTTTCTGCACGCTGGCTGACATCGATGCGATGGCCTTAGATGGGTCGTTGTCGTTAAGGGCCGCGAACGCTTCTTGTAGACCATCGCTGATGGTGCGTGTCTTGTAACCATCGATCAGTTCTTCGATGAGCCGAGTGGTTACTTCACCTGTCGTATCGGCAAGGGTGATCGCACCAAACTCTGTTGACAACGCACGCTCAGTAGGAACTTCACCGTGGTCTCGGTGGTAAGTGACGATCCATTCCCACACCTCGGGCCACTTGCCAGTGAAGTGGTATGGCTTGATGCCACTATTGATCGGAACAGATACGTCACGACTTTCGATGACCTTGGAAATAAGTAGAATCTCGCTACTTGCCATCAGAGTCTCCAGGCGGTGGTTGGGGCCACGACAGTAGCACGCATGCCGATGACATGTGCGTCATCCATGTTTGATGTGTAAAACACCCGAACGCTTCTGTTGTACTTGAAGTCATCGTTGTACGCCTCGATGTTTTCGTAATACAACACCGAGGTGGATACACCTTTACGGGACAGCCAGGCATAGATCGGCTCGACGGCATCGGGGTGAATAAACGTAATGACTTCTGTTCCCAGGGCGAGGCGATTCACGCAATCGATCAGTGATCTGATCGGTAGATCGTTGGGAGTCCACAACTTGATTGCCGATTCCCAGTCGTTACGGCTTTCATAGAACTTGGCTTTCAGTTTCCCGGTGCCCGATGGTGGCGATGCCAGTACGCCCTCAAACATGCTCGCCTGACCTATGCGGTCATACGTGCTGATGTCGTTTCCCTGCATCACGAAATCTTGATCGTTGCCATCTCCGACAGAGCCAACTTCACTCGGTCGCCATACCGACGGACGAAGTCCATCTGACTGAACGATGTAGTGATGATAACGCTCCGCTTGTTTTCGTAACGACGACGGATAAGACTGCCGATCTCGTGCCGGGTAAACTCGGTGTCACGTTCCTGACCAACGCCGTCCAGTAACACGATGTCGAATACACCCTGGATGTACTTCAGCAAGTGAGGTGTCGAGTACATCTCTGGCAAGACGTTGTTGTTGTCGAAAGTGTCTTGGAGCATTTCGATGTACCGCTCACTGGCCAGAAACTTGCCTGACAAGTCTTTCTTAGTCACAAGCGTCTTGGCCAATGCCTGTGCAAGAACGGTTTTACCGGAACCACTTCGACCCGACACGAACAGCGAATCGCCGGGAGTGAACTTGCTTACCCACTCCGATGCCTGCTCCAGAACCGCCTTGTCCATATCCAGGTCGCTGTAGTTGATGTCCTTCCAGCGGGGAGGCACATTCAGGTGATACAGGCGTTCGTCTTTCGACCTGTTACGCCACCACTTCTCAGATTTCCAGTCAGTCGGTGTTGTGAAGGTTGTCATTGTTCCCCTCATTGTGGTTTTCATATGAGTTCTTTATGATATTCCAGAACTCATCATTCTTCTCTTTATTGATCGCTTCTGCGTGTAGAACCGTTTGGTGGATACGCAGACCGGATGCGGTGGCAAAGATACCGCCACACTCTTCACATTCCAAGTAACCGTCGTCAGTTGTGGATGGCTGACGGGTGCAGTACGAAACACCCAGAACCAGGTCGAGAGCATCTTCCAAGTCAGGGTCATCATCTGCCGACACAGAACTGAGGGCGACTTCAAAGTCCTCGGGCGTATCGAAGTTCTCGGTCAACCACTTCACGAAGTGGAGGAGGTCGTTCAGGCTAGAGAACATGTAAGCCGGTTCGTCATGCATTACCAAACCTCCGGTAATTATAAATCGCCTCCCCTATAGTACCAGCGGGGGACCGGAGCATTGTTGGTTCTTTTTCATAGAGAACAGTTGGCAGTTTGATAAATGACAGACGCTCGTGTAGTTCATGTACGTCAGATGGGTCCTGGCTACAGTGCCACAGGACCAGTGTGTTGAAATCCTCCAGGGCGTTAAGAAATGCCCTGTCGGTGAACTCGCCACCCCACATCATGGCGATAGTGGCTATGACCTCGGGATACCGATAACAGGCATCCATACACCGCATCATGATCGCCTTTTGTAGATCCTGGTCAGCCGAGACCGACCACGGCAGTGCTTCACTGGTTCGGACGAAATCGTTGGCCATAAGGTTTAGCACCGGGTTGTCGTCCTCGATCTTGATATCGATGGATTCCATCAGCGACTTCTGGACGGGGCGACTGGCGAACGCCTGGGCCGGGTCGGTGTAGGCCGAGAACCGTGGGTTATCCCAGAACTCGTTAATCATCTTGACGATGGTCTGACGGGCGATATTACCGTCGAGTAATTTCTTGAAGGCTGTCATCAGGATGACCCGATCACGGGGCGTGTAACTACGGGACATGAGCGACTTCGGGTGGTGCATGAACCGCTCTGCGAGATCGAACGGTTTCTTGGAGGCGGGGCGTGCCTTGGTGGGAGCGGGGGCTTCCTTCTTCACCTCGTGAGGGTCCTCACCGAGAATCATGGTTTCGTCCTCCTGGCTCCCGCAGGGAGCACTCTCTATTATCTCTAGTACTTCTCTATTATCCATATATATCTCTGTCGTATTGCTATCGCCCCTCTGAGCAGGGGAAACGACGGAGTTGGTAGTGTCACCCGTGACACCCCCAGCATGGTCTAGGGGTGTCAGCGCTGACACCCCGGAGTGTCTCCCGTGACTACCCGGAGTGTCACCGGTGACACCCCCACGGGGCTTGAAAACGACCGTGTAAGTGTTTACAGAATTACTTGAACGCTCGATCTTGATGACCCCTTCTTGACCTAACCACTTGACCGAACGGATGACCGTTTCACGAGATATCCCGACAAAATCGGCCACCTGTTGGTACGAGGCCGTGATGGTTCGTGTACGAATGTCCATACACCCGATCAGGCCCACCAGGACCTGGAGATCACGCTGGTGACCACGATCTTTGATCGCCTCTACGGCCCACACGGGGACGGCCAAGAAAGGCCCATCGAAGTGGTTGGTGGTCATGAGCGACGGAGGATACCGGATGTGAAACCTGGCCGCAAGCATAGTTGCGTAATCCCTGATCCGGTGGTACATTTCCGTGTAGCCAGGAGGTTGGTGGTTCTCCTATCTGGTGACTGATGGCATTGGGGTATGAGGTATAATCCTCATACCCCAATGTTATTTAGGAGCCATAGTGGACGCACTTATTAAAGCCCTCAAAGAGGCGATGGCTGATGTAATTACTTTTTACTTCATGGCTCATGGGTACCACTGGAACGTAGAAGGCCAGGACTTCAGCCAGTACCACAACCTGTTCGGTGACATCTACGAAGATGTGTATGGGTCCATCGACCCACTGGCCGAGAACATCCGCAAGATGGATGATTACGCCCCGTTCAGTCTCCAGAAGTTCATCGATCTACGCAACGTCGAGTTCAAGGATGTAGATCCGTCGCCTAAGGCGATGGCGAAGTCTCTGTTATCAGCAAATGAGACAGTCATCGATACCTTGAACAGCGCCTTCGATGCGGCTGAGGAGCAGAACGAGCAGGGCATCATGGATTTCCTCGCCTCTCGTATTGACATGCATAAGAAATGGGCATGGCAACTCCGTGCCTCAACTAAGTGAGGTAACTCATGGCAGAGAAGAAAAAGAAAGACCCACGTCTAGAGCGTGCCGGTGTCAGTGGCTACAACAAGCCAAAGCGCACACCAGATCATCCGACGAAGTCACACATTGTTGTTGCCAAGGAAGGCGACCAGGTGAAGACCATCCGTTTCGGTGAACAGGGCGCAGAGACAGCCGGTAAGCCGAAGGAAGGCGAGTCGGAACGCATGAAAGAAAAGCGTGAATCATTTAAGGCTCGTCATGCCAAGAATATCGCCAAGGGCAAGATGTCAGCGGCGTATTGGGCAGACAAGGTGAAGTGGTGATGGCCGCTAAGAAGAAGGCTGAATCTAAGGTCAACGAGGCCGGTAACTACACTAAGCCAGCGTTACGTAAGCGCCTGTTCAATGAGATCAAAGCCGGTACTAAGGGTGGAGACCCAGGTGAATGGTCTGCCCGTAAAGCCCAACTTCTAGCCAAGCGGTACAAGGAAGCGGGCGGAGGTTACAAGGACTGATGGCCAAGAAGGAATCACAGAAGTCTTTAGAGAACTGGACCAAGCAGGAATGGCGTACGTCCGATGGTTCTCCATCAAAAGGTAAGAAGCGTTACCTTCCTGACAAGGCATGGAATGAGTTGAGTCCTGCTGAGAAGGCGGCTACCAACAAGGCCAAAGCCGAAGGTAACAAGAAGGGCAAGCAGTACGTAGATCAGCCCGAGAAGATCGCCAAGAAAACTGCGAAGCACCGAAAGGGGGAATGACAATGTGCAAGACCTGTGGATGCGGTATGACCAACCCCAAGGCCCCCGGCTACGGCAAGGGTAAGCCTGGCAAGAAGGGCGCTGACAAGAAGGCCCCAGCCAAGAAGAAGAAATGAAGTAAGTGAGTTCCAATAGTTATTGGACTTAACGAGAGAGGCCCCCTTTCGGGGGCCTCTTCCGTGTGTGGAGTTTAAAGGGGGACCTTCACACCATATGTTGTGCCGTGTCGCCGGTATCCCGGTTACACGTACGTGAGGGTATCAGTTACCCGAGTGTTCCGCAACCACCATGGCATGAATTTTATTGAGCAGTTCCTGGTTCACCAGATACGAAATGCAGTCCCCGTTGTTGAACGTCACGGCGATCTCAGCGATGTGAGGGGTTGGTTCGGGGGCATCTTTCAGCAGGACCTTGATGGCCTCTTCTTTGGTTTTGACTTCATGCCCAGCATTACGGGCCAACCTTTTGACATGGGCGGCTGGCATGACCTCCAGCGTCTCACGGTCGAACGAACTGACATCCAACTCTTCCATGCCATCGTCAGTTTTCTCGGCGGTGACTTCCACGATGGGTGGAGTGTCAGACTCCAGGATGATCGGGGTCAAACCGTTAGTGAGTTCCAAAGTCGGCAGGCCCAAGTTAATCGACGTGGTTGCGATGTTCGTGGCGTACTGGGGGTCGTCCTGATTCCACAGGATGGCCGACAGGCCATGGAGTGACTTGAGATCACGGATGATGGTGATGTCTACATCTTCGGTCTCGGCAACTTCGATGGCGCTCTTCGCCAACACTTTCGGCACCGGCTTACGACCCTCAGCGGCGATGATGCGGAACTGGGCTTCGTTATCCAACATCCAGTCGTACACGAGTTCCAGTCCCTGTGGGATGTTGGAATCGCCGTACCACGGAATGAGGTAGGTGACCTTTGTTCCGATGTCATCAAGAGATGCGTTGATGACTTTCTTGGGGGCCGAACCGGTCCCCAGAATCCCGTAGTGTTCCATTGGTTCTCCTTGTGGTTTTAGCGCGTACTCTTCTTCCGCGCCATGTCCCCGGTCAATGTGATGAGCCGAAGTACGGAGTGGATGGTACCAGCCACAGTGGCAACAGCGAGACCACCAAGAGAGACATTTGACACATCGGCCAAGATAGCAATTGGGTATCCAAGGGCTACACCCAGAACGACTTTGACCCAGGGCATAGCCTCTCGTGGGCTAACCGCATCGAGGACTTGGATGACCTTGTATAGGGCCAGCCCGGCTAACAGAATATTGATCATACCCCTGGCACGTTATTATATGTAATGGTGTATTTCAAGTTAGTGGTAGGAATTCTGTTGCTGTAGACAGTGCCACTGGTTACTAACCTGGTGACCGGCAAGATACTCGACACCATCTGAGCCACCACCTTCTTCATTTTCTGGAAGTTGTCGGTGTAGACACTGATTGATTCGGCAGGGTTACCTAACCAGCCGTAGTCACTGATACTTCCTCCACCGTCAACAATCCATGCTCCACGGTTGCTATCTCCATCGAAGTAGTCACCAACAATGTTGCGTTCTAGTAGAAAGAAATCAAAATCATTGACGTTATATATCAATGAATCTTCATAACGAACAACAATGTTCATAGCCGTATACGAAGAATATCCTTCAGGTACTTCTAAACGCCAATAACGGTGGCTACCTGAAATTGTCTGTAGATCGCTTTCAACGACAAACTCGGCAGGCCCATCTGCGTAAGACCCGGTGTACAAATATACGGCGCTTATCAGATCCTGAACCTCACGACGACAGTGTGCAGAGAAGTACAGCACATCACCCGTCTTTAGCATTATCTCAGGAGTTGTACGTTCTAATATGTTAGTCCCCGGATCGTCGAAATCTGCGTAGGTAGTCCACCCACCAGTAAGCGATATGGTTCCACCACCTGTGTAGTCAGGGTTAGGGGTACTTCCACCATCATAAGTTCCGTCGGTCTGGCTCGTTCCTACAACACCTGCGTCCAGAGTAAAACCTGCACCGTACGTGCTACTTGGATTACCGCCGTCGATGCTTCCCACTATCCCACTAATTAAACGTGGGTCGTAAATGAGATTGGCCCTCTGAGTAAAGATTCGTATTTCATCAGGATCGGTAGTCATGTCATATTCGACATCACACCCGGTAATGGCCTTAAAGGTCATTTCTATAATCTCAGGTGTTCCTTTTCCACGTCTAAGCGTCCCGATGCTGTCAACCAAGTTACGCACTCGGTCGACGCCTAGTTCGTGGCTTTGAATAGGTAACCCAAAATCACGAGCAAGAGTGTCAAGGGCTTCTTGCTCTGCTATCCGTGGGTCCTTAGAGGCAATGACATAATCAAGAAGCGTTCTTGTCCGGTCAATATCCCAACCAATTACTGATAGGAACCGATACAGAGGACCGTTACTTAATGACGTAGATTGGTTGTCGTCTAACCACCTGTAGTACTCAGGGATGTGTTGAAATAGGGCGTTTGTGCTTCCATAGTTACTGGGAAGCATTACCTTTACACTCGCTACAGGCTCGTAGTAGTCATCTCCAGTGTTGGATAGGTATCTGATAAATAAGGTGTAGTAGGCCCACCTGGTGTTATCAGGAACCTCGTGTACGAGAGAGTCAGAGTACGCGGTTTCACGAAGGACAGCGCCGTTGTTTATCGATGTTGACGGACCTTGAGAACTGTATAAGATGTGTGCCTCGTACGGAACAGGCACTGATCCAACAGTCTGTTCAAGATCGACGTTCCATGAAACCCGAACCGCCTGGTAGTCAATAACCGTTGCCTCAAACTGACCTACGCCAACTTCAAAACCAGAATCTGTTGGAACCTGTAATAGGTCGTCTGCACGCAGGTAGTTGTCGTTATCAGTACGAGGGGGATAACTAGCACTCGCTGACTCACCTACTGGGTATTGAAGATACGCACCCTTATCTAGGGTGGAGCGGCGAAGAGTAAATGATGCACGTGCCATTACGAAGTACTAATCCCTCCACTAATGGTCAGATTGACGGTACCTTTTCGCAGAAGACCAATCTCCGGCATGTTAGTAACCAAAGCGTTCGACGCATCGTAAATACCGTATGAGGTGACTACTGCGTATTCGACACCTACTACGTTAAATATTGCTCGGTACACTTCGCCTATACGGATCTCCTGCCCAATGAATAGATCGTCATATTGGAATAGGCTGTCTATAGCCGAAACAACATCACGCTCAATCCATGGCGCTACATAACGGTCGAGAACCTTCACCGTAACGTCCATGTCAACTCGGTACACCGGTAGGTTAGTAGCCGCTGTTACGGTCACTCCCGCCATAGCCAGAGGTTGTAGTAGGGCTTCTGCCTCGTCTTGCATAGCGGTCGGGATCGGTACAGATGCTCCAGTAAAAGACGTGTAGTCATTTACATATGGAACTGCGTAAACCGTAACCGTCGAAGTACCAGAGTTGTAACTGGCAACCGTCTTAGATGCTCCAGATACGTTGATAGCAAGGTCTGCGTAGTCACGAAGGGTGACTGCACGGTTCTGAGACCTAGTTACACTCTTAATAGCCCGTTTAATAGACTCAACACTTTCAATGTTTTGCCCACCGGTAGCCGCAGATGATGACTGTATAGTCAGGTCAGCCGAAACGGAGTTTCTAAATGCCGTAATCGTGTTGGCTGGTAAGTTCCCGTCCTCACCATTACTAATAGTGTACGAAGCCGTTATTCGCACACCAGCAGGGGGTATCCGACCATTGATTCGGTTACCGAAATAGATCTCAGTCTCTTCGTCGGCGTTGACATATACGACAAACGCTCCTACTCCCGTATTTACGGTGTAGATAGAATCTACTTTCTGCCATTCACTTGGAGATGCTGGGTCTTCGTAAACGAACACCCTTACGCTGTCTGGAGCGATATTCTCGCTACGTAGTACGTATCGCTGACCGACTTCTCCGGATGCTGACGTGGTCAGTACCTCTTCAGTTACACGTTCACCTTCTACGACGTTGATTGTCGATGAACCTTCGGCTGGCACCGACGCACCAGTAGTGCTGTAGAAGTAGTAGAACTTATTGTCGTACTGCGCTACGAATTCTGTTTCTTCAGGTATACCGACACTTGCTCCAGCGTTGGCAATGGTTACTGTGGCCGTTGCCGAGGTGCGGTAATTAGGTTTGTAGTCAAACAGGTTGGCGTACGCCAGCACGCTCTCACGCTGTGTAGCGGTATCTACGAATGATTCACCAGCCGCCCGGTCGATGTAGTAATGAAAGATGTCTCCCATGTACGCCCATAAGTCAACGAGCAACATGCCGAAGTCAGATGGGTCACGATCAGTCCATTCAGGGGCTACCACGGAAGCCCGGTTCAGCAAGTCTTGTTTGATCGTGCTGTAATCTCGTGATGAGTAGTCAAAGGCCATGGGTTATCCCTTTATTAAATAATCGAATCTTCGGTGAGTTGACCAGGGGCCGCAATTTCAACTTGGGCTACTTGTAAAGAGCCTAAAGGCAATCTGTATATGGCGTTAACAACTGCTGTAGTAGGCTCACCCGTCTGTGAATAAAAACTGTTGTCTACCGCAATATCAAGTATTACTGCTCCAGATACATAACGCTTTAAATCTTGAATAGCATCTACACGATAATCAGCAAACTCCATAGGAACTGTAATGTCAAAGAGTAGGCGAGACGTTGATGCCCCGTATGACGGATTCATTACCCGTTCTCCCTCAGAGGTGACGAGTACGTTGGCTATCTTCTGCTCCACCATGGTGGACCGGTCAGCAGTAAAGCCAACACGACCACCATCAAATGAGAATGGTACTTTAATTGACTTCATATAGAGCCTCCGACAACAATCGGTACCATTATATAGTTTATATATAGTTTACTAAAGTAACACATCAATGGTACTGCTTTACAGTTGCTGGAAGGGCAGTAATCGTAATGGTTGTCGATGGGGCGGGAGGAGGGTTAAGAAGATATACATTCGTCATCTCGGCATCTTCAACTACCACTAGCACCATGCTTTTCTCAGCAGGAACTCCCCAACCTGACGCTGACTTGTTCATGTTCATCTTGGACACCACTATTGATTCTGTGGTCCCCAACACAGACGGTATTTTCACGATGACATTGCCGGTGGAAGACGATGAACTTACCACTAGTGCTTTATGGATACTCATGGGGCTACGCATACTCGGTTACCTTCCTTGTGCGGGCTACCCATTTCTTATCAACCACAATCGAGTCTGATGGGATTCTAAACTTAGTAACCGGTTTTATTTCATTGTTCTTTGTGTAGAGGGCATCCTTAGTCAACTCTAAGTCAGTGGTGTAATGGTTTTGTTGTAGCACATGCTTTACACTTTTCACATACCACAATCCGTCAAACTCAGATCCGTAATTAAGTACGTTGACAACTCCACCGGGAACAATACCGGCACCCGCTGACACTTGTACTTTAGCGTTAAACGGCATATTGTTTTTTCTAATACGTAATAGTTCTTTTTGCGCTTCTTCAAATGACTGTGTAGATGAGGACACAAAGTTCTCTACCCCCGGTTTAACCGCACGTCCTAATCCTGAGCGATCTCTCAAGGTACGGGTGTTGACTTGAAATGAAGACCCTTGTCGATCAAGGTACGCAACAGTTGTTGACGATGAATACCCAGTTGGTGATAGTGAGCCGAAAAACCCATCAAAGTTCATAATCGTGCACGGATGAGGTCCCATCTGACTATCTGGGGTAAACAGTTCGTGGTACGAAGATGACCGACCGGTGGCGCTATAAGTATCCCATACGTGTATGTGAGTTCCGTGCACAGTTACCTTGAAACTGTATTTGTTGACTGTCTTTACTAAAAACTCCCAATCCGATTCAGCAGTTTGGGTTATGTTAATTGGAACATACTTACTCTTTGGAAAATCAGCACTGAATCCGTATTTCTTTGACATCGACGACACGACGTTATTTAGTGTTGGTGGATTCCATGACTTACTATTGGTTACTTTCATTGAAAATGAAGCACCAACACAATAAACGTCCACCTGTTGGAAAGGACTTCCGTTGACAAACCCGTGGTTTGTTTGTGATACCGGTTCAATATTAGAAACGTACCCTACAAACTTCTGTGTTCTCAATGTTCCAGAGTCAATTGTAAACACCACGGGGGCAGTCAAATACTCGTGGAGTACCTGTGGCGGTACACCCAGTAATTTAATTATTAGCAGATCATGCTTGTTTTCTTCAAGCATTAGTTCTGCACCAACTATTGAACTGTAATCAACCGGAACACCGTCAATAACGACGGTAACCGCTGGTGATAACGGGCTAGAAGACTTATAGATCATACTGGTATGCGGAGTACAGTTCCCGCAGGTATGCGATCAGGCCACTCTATTTGTGGATTAATGTCTGCTATTTCCCAGTATCTAGTACTGTCACCAAGAAACTGAGATGCTAGGAGAGCGAAAGTGTCACCATCACGTGATGTGTAAACGGCGTAACCAACGAGATCCTGCGGTTTTCTATTGGCGGATCTACCATCATCAGATAGTTCATATCGGGAAGTAGTTTTATAAACGGCCATATACGATCCTATTGAAGGTAAGCACTACTTGGATTAAGAGCACCCCGTCTAGCACTATCTTGTTTTGGACGGTCAGCCAACTGATCTTCTCGTGAGTATTGAACCCCTCCTGGCAATACGACAGGCCACTCAATCTTCTTTTCTATGTATAACTTGTCATCTGCACCTAGGTATTTCCACTCATCAAACTTATAGGTGCCACCACCAGCACTAGTTGTTACAGAAACCTTTACAACAAAGTACTTACCCGTCAAGTCGGTGTCAGGGTTTAGTGCTTTATCTCCAGCCTGATTTGTTGTTATTTGAATAGATTCTTTCCCCTTATTAGGGTCTTTACTTCGATATGATTTTGATCGGATGGTATCCCAGGTGTCTTTATCTGATGCGCTTTCAGTAGCGGTATACGCACCTACCCTGGGCTTCAATGGCTCTGTATTGTTGCGTGCACCAGCAAGTGCGGCGGCGGCGGCTTCAGTTGCGTTGGTGTAAGGACCCCATATTTGAAGAGTCCATTGATATGAAAATGTAAATGTTTGTCCATTTTCAAATAACTTAAGAACTTTGTCGTTCTTACCTTTTGCCTTAGCATCCTTAAATCCAGCCTTCGCTTCACGTATGTACTCTGACTTACGTTCAGGTCCTCTTGGTGCATCAGTGTTCTTATGGGTGTAGTGCTTTATAGCGACAAGTCCTTCTTTACCTAGACCCTTTTCCCAACTATCACTATTGTCAAGTGCAAACACAAACTGCTTTGCGTCGGCCCCAGCCGCACGCAATACCTCACGGTTTTGTTCCAGGGATGTATTTATATCGTTTATTTGGTTCTCTAGTTGGTTCTGTAGTTGGGTTGTCAAGAACGTCTTTTCTTTGGCAAACCCCACATATAGAGCGTTCATAGAAATGCCAATTGTTGCTTGAATAGGAACCATGTTGGTATTAAACTTTGTGTAAACGGTTCGTGTGCTAGTTACGAAACCATCGACCATGAATAGTTCAGAGAACACAACACGAACAGGCATGGGGATAAGGAACGCGCTGTTTCCAATATTCTCTTTCCCCATAAATTGGTCAGACGTAATCGCTTCAATTTCTGTAAGACTCGCCGCCTGATCGGGGTTGTTATTAGCATCGACAAGTGCTTGCTGTTTTATCTGGTCTAGTTGTGAATTAATTAAGTCTTTACTAAAACCTTGTCCAATGATTGAATATAAAACTTGGATATCACTAAGAACTCCAATTTGATAGACATCCCACTTAGGATTAATCGATTGATCCAGGTTGTCCAGATCTGGAAGTCTAAAATTAGGGTCTCCACTCGATAGTGGGTCTGTGTATACCCCACCTTCCCCAACTTCCATTGTTCTATCAAGAAGTATGTCAAAATTAAAAGTCGTAACCGCCGACATAGGTTGGGCAAACTGACTGGGGTCTTGAAGGATACTCAAGTAGATGTCTTGGCGCATCTGTACACTTTGTTCAATATCCTGTGGATTGAACTGAAAGTTAAACCTCATCTTTGTAGTGGGTACCACAGCGGTTTGATTTAGATTCGCTAGTCGCTGTGTTACAAGGCTTCTCATATACCCACGGTCTAATGACCGAGTGTTTAACACCGGTGCTTTAGTTCTCGGATCTATTTCTGTAGACCGTACGACTCGTCGTGGGTACTTAAACGGAGCGTTTACTATTTCGCTTTTCCCAACGCCGTGCATGGGGTTGTCACTATTAAATTGTCTATTACGGTACTGGGGCATTAAATGCTCCTCAATGTGCTAGTGCGAATCTCTTTTTCAAGCATACGTGCCACGGTCTTAGCCACTCGTTGCAGATCATCATTAGATGACGCACCGTTGATAGTGATGTTAGGAGATATATGGAACGTGTGGTTGCCACTTATGTTGGCTGATTGGGCCGAGGTCATTGCCGGTGGAGTACTTCCAGCAGGAATCGGGTCTCCGGTTTCCTCTATTTGACGAGCAATACGAGTGGCCTCAGAATAGATCTCACCTGTACGCCCTAGATGGCTTCCATCGATGAACCAGCCATCGAACGGATGCCTATTCTTGCTCTTGTTCCACTTGTACTTTTCGTAAGCAATACGTACGTTAGTAATAGGATCGAACAGGGCCTCGTTATTAGGAATACCCCAATCTCTGCGATTACCTTCTGGGTTTGTTGCTCCTGGGATCATGTTGTGTTGGAACAACCCGTATGACAAATCGTCTTCATCGTTAGCAAACGCCCCAGGATTCCAATGCGATTCACGCCATGAAATAGCCAGAGCATCAGCCAGATCCTTGCCACGGAATCCAGCGGCGTATAGGAGTTTGGCTACTGCTTCTCCAGACATTACTCCTCCACCAAGTTCTGGTGAGGTAGTTGTTGATTTAGACGTAGTAGTACCACTAGGGCTATTTGTATTAGTCCCGGAACCCCCAGGTGCGCGACTTCCACGAACAAAGGCCGTTGTCAAATCAATTTGATCTTGGATACCTAACTGACTACCGAGAAGGGAGGCGGCACCCAGTGCATCCGACATAGACCCCTCAGCCATGGATACTCCGCCACCTTCGACAGGAGTATCGTTAGTGCTAGGGGCATATGAATCTTCTACTGACTTAAACTGCCCCATGGTTCCCCATGGTGCGCCACCCTTTTCGTATTCTGCACGAGAACCGGGAAGATCCGCTGGCTGAATGTGCCACGGCTCTCCTAGTTTTTCATAGGTCTTCAAACCGTACTTAGAAGCGTTCTTAACCACCCAGTCGATGTCTCCAACGAGGTCAGCCGCTAGTCCTATTTCGTGCATCGACCGTCCGGGGGGTGCGGCATTGGCACCCTTTACCTTCTTCCAGTAACTACCCCGCCAATAGATGTCAGTCTTTTCGCTTGTCGGACGATAGCGATCAAGGAACATCCGTTCCTGCTGTGCACTAGTACGGAAACCTTCTCCAATGCCCACTGCTGGGTTATCGGAGATCATTCGCAGTAAGCGCTGTTTAAAAGTTGGGTGCAGGTTAGAGAAAGTAGATGATGACTCAAGTTGAGAGCGTGGCTTAGTTTCGTTCCCATACCCAATAGGAACACTGGTGTTACCGTCATCTCCTCCGGTGGCATCACCAGTCACGGCTGACCCAACTACTTGACCGAGTACGTTTCCTACAATGGCTCCTGCCACCGGTGATCCAACAAATGACCCCGCCACAGCGCCAACAGCAGTTCCAATTGCTCCCCCTATTTGGCGGGCACCCCTAGACCCAATTGCCTGTCCTATTATTCCTGACATGGCGTCTTCAAAGTCACGCATGGTGTTTACCAAGCGCCTGGTCTGCCTCTCCATATCGGCGTAGTTATCAGCCTGACGCTTATAGAACTGCTCTTCACGAGATACACGAGCGGCGTCTGTACGCTCTGCTTCCATGGCGAAGTTGTCTTCGATGCCCATAATCTTCTGGGCTTCTTTGTTGCGGGGGTCGTACATACCACGACCACCACGTTGCTGGTAGGTTAGGTTTTGCTGTGCATACTGGAGGACCATGTCCTGCATCTCACCAGTGACACCCATCATTGTTAGATTGGCACGAGTAATAGAACCAGGGGCCATGGCACTGCGAGCCAGACGTGGATCAGTTAATCCTGCTGACCTGGCAATGTCCTGGATCACTTGCATAGTGTCCCGCTGTTGGCCACCTGGTCCGATCAAGCCAGTTCCACCGAACATGAACATACGGTTGGCTACATCAGGAGCGGCCAATTGAGAGATCATGTTGGTGATCTGCCCAGTTGAGAGTGAGAAGCCACTCATTACTCGCATGGCTTCGACGCTAGGGGCCTGCTGTAACGCACTGATACCAGTAGTGGCCTGCATGGACATCAGTTCGTTGATACCCCCGGCTCCCAAAAGCATGTTGGCCATGGGGGTACGGAACTGGTTAGCAACCTGGTTCTGAGACAACCCGTACATCTGCTGGTAGACCAGCGACATACGATCAGCACTGAGGGCATAATCTCTAGAGCGATCAATGCGGGCATCGAGAGCCGAAATACCTGCGTTGATGACTGTGCCCGCCGCACCTACTGCTCCAGCACCCCTACCCATTGCTCCAGCGGCTCCAGCAATCTGGGCTTGATCCGCAGACGGAGCGGCACCTGTCGATACGGGGGTGGTATCAAAGATGCCACCTGCCATCGGAGTGCCAGCCGCACCGACACCCGCTATGACTCCCGCACGACCAGGACCTTGAATGGACTTGGAGGCCCGAGCAATGCCTTCCATCTCTTCACGTACACGTTTTAATTCAGCGCGTAGAGATGAGAACTCACCCTTAAGTTTTGATACGGCTTTGGTATCGGCGGAGATACCGATCTTGGCGTTTGCGCCCAAGGGCTGGTTAGCACCGCCCATAAGCGAACCCATCATGGATGCGCCGCCATCATCCCCTAGGTTTTCTACGTTACTCATAACTATCTCCGTTATCGGTTACGCCATTTCGCCATCCGGTACCAGAAGTCCCGTTGGCGCACAGTCATGGACTGTATGTCGCTTAAATTAAACCCTTTGTAAACGGAGGCTATGAGTTCGTATTCCCAATAATTATACGCTAGTTCAACCGAGTAGAAGGGAGATCCAGTCGATCACAACTCGGATTGGTTCCTGGCAGTGGGCGCAATGGACATTCACCTCCCCGATCTTGGGGCCGACAGTTAGGTCAGTCAGCGTCTTCACAATTGTATTACGATCTACAATACTGAGATCTCGTGCCCACTCTTCTACGTTGAGCGGCTTATCTCCATCAGCCCATACTGTGCATCGGGCGATCATAAGAGTCGTTTGGTTAGCGGTGCTCGTCGACTTGTTCGCCACATAAGCACTATCCGCCCCAGTTGGAAGACGCAGACTTACTGTTTTACCATTACGGAGAGTTACCGGGATCGGCTTATGGAAATCAATAGACGGTGGATCGTAGGCGAAGTCATCATCAATATTGATGGTTACGTCGTTCTTCTGTTCACAGGCATTGCACTTGGCGTTAAACGTGCGCTCTACGCCATAGGTGCATTTGATAATCCCTAGAAACAGTGCGTCACGATCACCAATGATCAAGTTATCTAGTGCACTTGGGTCCTTTGATATATCGATAGACCCGACCGACACAGTCGCCCTCTTTAACAGGGCCGACATGTACTCAGCGTAAGTAACATCTTTCTTGGCTTCTACACGCGCCAAGTATTCTTCGTCTGCTCCGGTGAGTTCACGAACCTGAGCGTCCATCTGCCAATCGCCTGATGCAGGATCAACAAGACCCCGCATCAGGCGAACGTGCGTAGATTCTGGGTTGGCTATCTCCGGAACTTTGTCTTCGATAGCCTTATTAAGGGCATCGGCTTCTTCAGTTAAACTCACCTTGTACTCCTAAGTGTTTGTACTAACTTACTGTACTGATATTAGCAATCTGATCCTCGGTCCAGGCGACATAGAAGCCCTCATGGTGAACCGTCAACTGCTGGACCATGATTCCACTGTCAGCGGCGTTCAGGTCACTCAGGGCGTAGGCCCCTGGCCAGCAGTCGAACAACTTGACGGCCAACCGAACCCCACCGAGGTTCGGGGTATTGCCATCTGTGTTGGTGGGAGTCTGGTAGTTACCCGCTGATACTGGGTGGTCATAAATGCGTACCACGATGTCACAGCGGTAGTCGTTACCAGCGGTGATGCTTCCACTGTCAGCCTGGTTCCACGAATGGAGGAACTCCTGCCAGCGGTACATCTGTGGCTGGTTATAGAACACGCCACGGCTGAAGGTCACCGGGGCAAAGTCTGATTGACCCACCAATTTGTGCGGGTGAGTGTTCATTCCACCCTCACGGTAGCCAATCATCTGGTTCTGCACCGACAGACCTGACATAACGGCAAACCCGAGGCTACCTAGCCCCTGAGTAGCCGTTGCCAAGCGGTTGCTCGGGCCGGTTGGGATGATGTTGACCTGAAACTTAAAGTTACGAATCGGGTCAGTTACGGTTGCACGTGCCATTTAATGTCTCCTTATCAGAGTGCTTCTGCGGTGTTAGCCCCACCAGTCCACTGACTGATGGTGATGACTACGAATTCAGCGGGGTACTGTAGGGCCACGCCAACTTCAATGTGGACTTCGCCATTTGAAATAGACTCTTCAGTGTTGTTGCTTGCATCGCAAACTACATAGAAAGCCTGATTGGCGTTGCGTCCCTTAAGACCGCCTGCTCGCCAGAACTCGGACAACAGTGAAGACACTGTTACGTTGAGGCGGGTCCACAGACGCTCATCGTTCGGCTCAAACACAGCGAAGGCAGTGGCATCAGTAAGAGCCTGCTTCAAGTAGTTGAGAGAGCGACGAATCGGAACGTACTTACCGGGTGTGGTCTTTTCCAGAGTACGAGCGCCGTTAATTACAACGCCAGCACCAGGAACAGCCTTGAACATATTTACGTTATAGGTGTCATACAGAGTGCCTGTTTGAGCCGCCGTAAACGTGGTGACTAGCCCCAATGCTCCTCGTACCTCAACATCAAACCCAGCGGGAGCCTTCGCCACCGTGCGGGCAACTTCGGTGCGTACATAAGCACCAGCCACTGCACCGCCTGGGTGGGTGTTGCGGATTGCTCCTGGACCAGTCTTCGACGGATCGATCATCTTCAACATTGGGTAGTACACGGCACCGTAGTTAGAGGTGCTGTACGAACCAACAACGGTTCCCCCGATGTCAGACACAGTCACTGCATCGGCCTGCGGGTCAATGATGACAAACGAATTGCCCCGTGACTCAGCCTTAGCGAGGAAGGCGTTAACAACAGTCGGGCTGGTTACTCCGGGGGCGTTCAGCAACAAGACACCTTCAACGGTGTCAAGAAGCGTGAGAGCATTTACGTAATCGGAGTCAGCAACCGCTGAACCATTGGTACCAGACGCCGAAGTAAAGGCGCTGGTAATGAACGCCCATGTTGCAGAGGCACTAATCGACGGAACTGCCGCTGTGATGAACTTGGAATAGTTATTAATAACGGTCGTCAGGTACCGGTTGTGATTGGGATCAACCGATACCTCGTTCCAGCGCTCAACCTCTGTTCCATCAAGTTTGATAATGACATTGAATGTCGGAATCTGAGTTGCGGAAGGAGCGACAACACCGGCAGTTATTTCGATAGTTACACCGTTACCCCAAGTACCAGGACTATTTACAGTGTATGTAAACAATGTCCCGGCTGATGCACCTGAGCCATTCGGGTAATACGTAACAGTTCCAGTTGCGGCTACGGCATTTGATGCCACGACTCGGCAGATATAGGCATCACGACCACCATTAGCAAAGTAGTGGTAGACCGAGAAGCCAAGATTGTGGTCGTTGCTGAGTTCCCCATACTGGGTGGTGAACTCTGACCAGGACGAAATGAGAGTGGCTTCGTCTGGGCCACGACTGGCAGTACCAAAGAAAGCGGCTACTGATTGAGACGATGATCCACGACGGGGAAGAGACCGCAGTGGCTTCTCGGCTACATAGACACCGGGGTTAGTGTATGTGGGCATTTAAAAATCCTCCAAGAATGGACTGGTGAATACAGAGGGGTTCTCGTTGTCTGCGTTTGTTATGGTTCCTACAACTGTAGTTACTTTCTTTACTGCTTGTACGTCCGATGTGGGCAACTCGGCGGACATCTGCAAGGTGTACACCTTGCGGAATATACGCTTTCGGTAGCCAGCCTCCTGATCTAAAAGATCGGCGGCTGTCCACCCCAGAAGGTCAAAACGACGAATCGTCCCATCCTCTGGAACTTCAATAAAGCCCCGCCTAAACGGGGTTACTCTACGTAATAGTTTACTTGTTAGTTGTCTGTCGTGCAGAGCGCTTCTTGTGTAAGTAGAGATTTGGTAAATGAGGGTAACAGGAACGAACGAATCGATTCTCAGTACCCCACCTTCTGCCACTAGATCATCTAGACCGTCTGAATCTAATTCAGACGGGTAATAGTCAATTGTACTATTAGCACTTGCGCTGTCATTAGCGCCGTAGTAATAGTAAGACGTTTCAGACATCTGACGACTTCTATCATGTACAAGATCAACAAGTTCGATAGTAATGAAGGGGTAGTGCTTCTCAGTTTCCCCATCGGGGTACCGGAAGAAGACCGATACGGGGCGCACGTTGTTACGGTCGTCAGAGACGGTAAGGGTCGAAAAACGTGCCTTAACGGCGGCGTCCTCAGCCAGTAGGAATCCGGCGGGCATTAGAACAGATCCTTTGCTATCTGCTTGTTAACCATACGCTCAAGGCCGTCAAGGTCTGTTATTGCCGATCTAACCACAGGAAGAGGTGGCTCTATGCCCGTTCCGTACTCTTTATTAAAATCTCCCTGGATAGCCAATTCCATGTTGTCAGCATCATAAGTAACTGTCAGTGACTGGGCGGCGCTACCCCATCCTTTACGACGGGCCAGTTTACGAAGTTTACGTTCATAACGAGGAATGGCCTTATCAATAGCCCTATTCACGTGCTTATCGATGTTGTTGATGTAGTCCTCGTAAAAGGCAACAATCGTGGGAGTTCCGCTGATAAGCGAACCAGAACCGGATTCGGGGCTAGGTGATGACAAAGCCATAGACATTGGCTCATATCCTCCGGTTCTGGGCGTTGTTACCCACTGACGCGCATCAGTGGTGACTATAGTTTAGCCCAAATTAGGAAGCGTTGATGGCCATGCGTAGTTAGTTACTCCAAGACTGTCTGGCCCTGGATCATTAACTAGTTCCTCATCCACGTAGGTTTCGTATCCGGTAATGAGGACAAACACTTCGTCTTTGATGACTCCCCGTACCTTGTACGAGGCTATGTTGTAAAAGCGACCATCGTACACGAACACGTCGTTGAGGTGGTGCTGGTACTCCCATGGCTGATAGAGGCCAGCATCTTTCATGTCCTTCATGGTGATGAACAACGTCATGGTCTGAGTAGGTTTACGACCGTCGGCTACAGCACGACGTTCATCCTCATTCTCGGAGGCAAGCATTATCGGAAGCATGACACCCGGTTTGTACTTCTTACCGCCACTGCCCCGGATTCCTTCATCGTATATATCATCATATACGCTGTTAACGGAGGCCGACCCTAGAGGTATGAATTCATACCAGACAACGGCTAACTGGGACACTTCACGGAATCTCCTGAAGTGCTTATTTATGTTGGCGAGTTCTCTACGGACATCCATCAGTAATAGGCGTTAGTGGTCTGCCCTGACCTGGGAGCCGTATCGATGTAAACGTCTTCTCGTAGGCTGTCTTCCTGAACCTCTCGGTCAATGACACCTGGATCGATGTCGGGCCATAGGCGCTTCATTGGTGAGTAATCGCCAAACTCCTGGGGCGCATATAGAGGCACCAGGCGATTTGTGGTTCGGGCAATACGACGCAGACTGAAGACCTCAACCCGGTCAATACCAATGTTGAGAGCCGTGGCATGGCGCTTGTACTCTTCTTCCCACTGTGCCAGTAGAGCCTGGACCATGCGGAAACGCTGACTGGCAGGGATATGGACAGACTCAGAGGTTATTACGTCGATGTCCCGGCTGTACTCAGTCATCAATGCCCATAGACATTCGGTGATAGTAGCGATACCGATGGCATTGACCATGAGGTCAGACATCCCATCAATACCTACTCCAATGTTTTTGACATGCTTTTCTATGGCCCGCTGGGCGTAGAAGGACAAGTCTTCTGGGGTTACCCACTCGTAGTAGTAACCCTCGACCATGATGGTCTGAGTACCACCAGGCAATGAAGCAAGGCGCAAGATGCCGTTACGTGAGTCAATAGCGTACTGGGTTGATGTTAATTCGGTTGTGGTTGAACCGTTATATAGAGCAACCCACAGGCTGTCGGCATCGACGTTTATTTGCCCAAGTTCGTATGTACGTCCTACAACGGTAAAAGTAGACTGGAAGAACTTGGGGAAGTCTCGCAAATAGCGACGAGCAATTTCCTCTATATCAGTTACTGTGGCCACAAACCAATTCTACTATTAATTGGCTTTTGTGTCTTGCCGTGGCTGGTTAATAGACGGATGGGCTTCACGAATACGACCAGCCATATGCATGGCCCGCTTGATAAGCGAAGGGATCGATGCCCCAGTAGGTTTAGGCAAGTTAGGCATACTTTATAAAGTACCGTACGCCGTAGTTACGGGGTTCAATGTTTATGGCCTCGGTGTATCCGGTGTTACGAGTGCGCCCACTTATTGCGTGTGAGTGGGCACCCGCCGTATTGGTAGAACCAACCCCAACCGTTGTTGTGAAATACCACGGGTACGCCCAGAAGTTAAGTGAACCAGTGGATGTTGACGACGACGAGTTAGCAATCAATATTCCAACACCATTACCTGCTGTATGACTGTGGTCTCCGTTGGTTTGGATAACACCAGAGTCCATTTCGTGGGAGTGTTCAGGCATCTGGTTAATGGTCAAGTTAATGCTGTTACCAGCATTGCCATAGGCAGTGGCCAAGGTACGACTACCTGACAATCCCATAAGGAAGTGACCACGGAAATCAGGAACCTTGAAAGTCAACGAATCATTAGAACCATAGGCAGTTCCGAGAACCGAGAACAGCCCGGCGTAGGTTGTTCGGCTAATTGACTGACCATTGCACTCTAACCAGGCCAATGGGTCTGGACTTGCTGTGCCAGATACCCACGTGATAACAGCACCAACTGGGGTACCGGCTCCGACAGATGGGCCACCTGTTCCAACCTGTTCCCATGTGCCATTAAGTTTCACGTAAAGGCCAGCATCACCGGACAGGGAACTCTTGTAGTAGAGGTCGCCGTTATTACCGAAGGTGTTTGACGGAACTGCGTCTCCACGGAGAGATGTGGATGCAACAGTCACACGCTTATCAACAATGTGGGCTTTTGTGACGTTTGCGGCACCTGACCGTAGAACAGCGGCTAGTACTACGTCGGTATTTGGGTTGACGTAGTTAGTTAAGGGAACCCCAACTACGGTGGTCAACTGACTTGGTGTTGGTGGAAATGATGGGTTGCTGGCACTGTTAGGTCCTGATAGGACCGTTAGGGCCATTGAACCATTAACAAGTCTGGCCACAACCAGATCGAATCTGGTGTTACTAGGTACTGACGGAAGAATAAGAGCAGGGTTAGATGGAATTGAATAGACAGTTCCATCAAGCACTACGTGACCAGATGCCACCGCAACGGTGTAGTTGGCTACTGACTGGGCGGTTACTTCTCCGCCTGAAAGAACGCCAGTTGACCGGTTACCCAATAACTGAAAGTCAAGAGAATCAGGCTCCGCCTGGTCTAGAGAGTTATACCGGTTACTACCGGTCGTGTCTATCGCATTGGGGATAACGAAGGGCATCTGTTACCTCTCCTCAGAGGGTGTCGTAGATATTCCCGCTCTTCCGTAGGTATGCGTACAGATCGGCGGGAAGACGGTAACGGGTACCATCCTGGAAGTTGTAAACCGCATTGCCCCAGAACATCTTCCACGTTCCCTTGACCCGGCATGAAATGAGGTCATCGGCAACAACGGTTGTTGGGGTGGCGACTTCGACTTCGTCGTAGGTAACGATGTCGTCAGAATCAACTTCTGCAAATGCATTTGTTGTACGGCGATTAGCCATTATTGGACTCCTTATTGTGTTGACTAGAAAGTTAATGGCGGGGGCAGTTTCCCACCCCCGCCATCATACCTTACATGAACCTTAGGTTCAGGAGATTGCGCCACCCAAGGTGTTGAGGATGACACGGGACTCGTGGGTGATGACACCGAAGCCCCAGATTGCGTACCATGCGAGACCGTGCTCACGACCGAAGTCGATGACACCGCCGTCACGGAGTTCAACTGGGAGCGAAATAGCATGACCGAAGGCGTTGTCACCGATCATGATTGCGCTGTACGAGTCGGCTGTTGGGGCCTGGGCACCGCCGGTGTTCGGGTCGAGGTCAGCGGGGATGCTGAGACCCTTCTTGACCTGAGTGGTCTCGATGAACACCACGTCGTAGAGACGACCGATTTCACCAAGCATGAAGTTGCCGGGGGCGGCGTACTTGGTGACTTCGATGAACTCTGGCCAGTCACGGAGCGAACGGCTCTGCGACGGGTGGACGAAGCACACGTAGGTGTCGCCCAGACGGGGGATGTTCTGACCAGCGAGGACTTCGACAGCGTCCTTGATCGAGGCCGGGCTGAGGTAGCCAGGGGCACTGGCTGAACCGAGGGTACCGGCATCGTAGGGGCTGATCGAGCCACGGGTAGCGGCGGCAGTGCGACCGAACACAACACTCGGGGCCACAGCGGAGCCACCACCGAAGGGGACGCCGTTAGCGTAGAGGGTGTTACGGGCCTGGATGTCCATGCTCTGGGCCATGTGACGACCGAGGAGGCGTGAGGACGAAGCCATAACGTCGTCGAACGATGCGTTGAGAAGCAGTTCGGTGACGGCTACGGCCTGACCATGCTCCGATACGGTGATCTGGATCTGGCTTGCTGACAGGGCCACTGGCTCCATACGTACACCTTCGGTGAGTGTTGCACCGGTGCTCTCGTTGACCGAGAGGTTGTTGTAACGCATGAAGTTGATGGTAAGACCGGGCATAACGCCGAGTTCGGTCTTCTTTACAGCAAACTGCTCGAACCGAAGTACGGGCATGGCCTGGAAAAGGATTTCCTTCGACCAAATCTGCTGGATTGCGGGTGAGAGGGTGCTGTCACTGGAGTAACCGGTCGTTGAAATGCTCTGTAGACCGGCTCCGGTAACCGCACCTCCTTGGGGGGCGGGAAATGCCATTGTTTATCCTCCGATGGATAGTTGTTGATGGGTTTTAGAACCGACCTCTGGAAGGCCGAGCCTGTAGGAGCCTCTCACGCATCTTCACGTACTGATCCATCGGCATATTGCGGATATCCTCCGCGCTCATCGTTTGGTATTCCTGTTGGTTTTCCAGTGGCCCAGTGGGAGGAGCCGTTACCGGTGCCCCCCGCAGACGAGTCGTTTGACCCGCCTGTTGGATTGACTCTATAATAGCACTACTTCTGTCACGAAGTACGGCAATAGAGTTTTCTATTTCTTCCTCATTATTTCCCGAGACTAGATCTCGTAGTTCGGGGATAATGGTCTCCTGTTCGTCCTGGAGCCTCCGTTGACGGTAGGACTCTAGTGATTGGAGATACCGCTCCTTTTCAAGGAGGGCTTCCTGCGCCTGGCGCTGTTGCTCCAGTTCGTTAAAGCGTACTTTCCACTCTTCCTCGACCTGGTTCAGGCGCTTATTGAACTCATCCTCACGCTTGGCAAGGAGATCCTTAGCGGAAAGTTCTTCCATCTCTCGCTGACGGAGCAGTTCGGCTTCTGCACGAGCCTTTTCCTCAGCGGCCTTAATGGCCTCTTCTCGCTCTTTACTTAGGACACTCAACTGCTCTTCCATGCTCTTAACACGGGTGTCGGCATCCTCAAGACGCTTGTACATCTTGTCTTTCTCCTGCTGACGGATCTTCTGCACGTCATCCTCGGAGAACAGACGCTGTTGTTCCGTCTTTACTTCAGGAGTGGGTTCGACGGGAATCTGAATCCCGTCCTCAATGGACTGCTTTGCCATATCTTTACCTCGTTTGGTTAGGCGTTTATTGACTTGTTTTAAGCGACTTCTAATTATTCTTCGTCAGGTACACGGCGCTGGGCGAACCTGGCTCCGTATGCCCGTTGGACAATCTTGTTCATTGTGTCTAACTCAGGACCACCTACGGCAGTACCTGGCAGAGTTCCGCCTTCTTGGCCTTGCCCTGCGTTTGTTACATTAGCACCACCAGCAGACACTACGCTGGAAGTGCCGTCGGCTTGGGGCAATAAGCCCGTCGCCATCATAACAGCCTGTGAAATCTGTGCACGAAGCATGTCGAGCGCACCCTGATCGATGGCGTCGTCACGCAGTTCTTCAAAGATCTCGCCCATCTTCTCGTTCGGGAACTCTTCACCCAAGATTCGGAGAGCGCCACGCTTGGATTCCAGACCGAGTCCCATCTTGGCCTGGACTTCGTTGAGTTTGATAAGTACATCAACGGGTAGCGGTTCAGGCCAGTGAACAGTCGTCTGATAGGTAAGAGGATCAGCCGGGTCCAACTGAGTGAGTTGGTCTGGCTCGGGGACTTCGGCAACAGACGGGTTATAGATGAGCATCTCGGGCTGGAATACCGCCGCCGTCTTGATAACGATCTCGTTGATCTTCTCAAGGCCCTTAGTGAAATGAATCCGCTTCATGTGATAGCGATTCATCATCGGCTGGTACTGGATAGCCAAGGCTACGCCCGAAGTATTGGATACTGGCTGGAACTGGCCTAGGGCGGTCTCAGGAACGCCAGTTATCTCGTGCATGGCCCGCTTCAGGAACGTGATGTATTCCAGAGCGCCCGCCATGTTGCCACGGGACTCCAGATTGAACACCTGGGAGTCCTTGGGAAGACCGGCCCATACCTTCTTAGGGCCTCGCTCCAACTGGCTTGCCTTAGCGCCGGTAATGATCGTTACAGGGGCGGCGTGATAGTTGATGATGTCCGATACTTCGGTCATCTTCTCGTTCAACTCACGATTCAGGGGAATGATGTCCCAAATGTCCGATTGTCCCCAGGGCGAGGAAGAAATCGTCATGTTAGGAATGTGGACAACCGGAATCTGACCAATGGGGTTGGGGTATTGGTCGATCAGTTCGTCGTTGATGTACTGCTCGATACTGTCGTCTGTAAGGATCTCAGTAAAGGTGTAAACCTGTCGTGTTCCTTCGGGTGAAGTCCCCCAGAAGCGATACTTCAACTTGAAGCGGAGCAGACGATCACGGTCGTGTGGGTGGTACTCGGGGAAACAGTGTGCCGGGTTGAGCGGGATGATGCGAATACGCCCCTCGTGTGGAACCCCCAGCGGATCTACATAAGGATCTTCAAAAGCAATCTTAACGAAGCAGTCTCCGGTTACACCGGCTAACTGACCCATCTCCCATAGAACGTGGTGCTTGTTATTGTGCTGTTCCCAAACCTTATGTAGAAGGTGGGGAATGATCGCACCGTTCTGCTCGGGTACTTTCCACTGGACACCCTTACCGAAGCAGAAGTTAGTGATGTAGTCCGACATCGTACGGGTGTAGTTCATGGTCACATTGCTCTCGCCCATTTCACGGCGATAAGACCAGTGGTGTCCCAAATACCAGGCCCAGCAGGCGCTGTAGCGGTTTAGACGGGGGCCATGTACTTCAAACTCTTCGTCAGCCAGTTCAACTAAGCCAAGCGGCGAAATAGCGACGGTTAGGTCGCTGGAAGAAGCACGGTAACTTGGCGACCAGAAATCAATGGGCATTGAGTCATCCTACATGTAAACGGATTACTTATTTATATTAGCAGGAACTGGGATCTTTGTTATAGAAACGACCCACGACTCTGGGATGTGCACCGGGTTGCTGTAAATCACGTCGTCTGTGTCTTCGTACAGATACGTGGAAATAACGGTGATGTAGCCGTCTAAATAGTTCGGAAGCAACCAGCCACACGTAACGGGTTCGGCTATTTCTGGTTTGTATTCCTGTGGATCAAACCAGCCGTTAGGACCATCAAAGGCGTCTTGCCATTTGACAACAACGAGGTCTAGTGCACGATGTTTATAGTGCTTCTGTTTCTTGGCCATAGCCGCAATGGTAGGTCAAGCGGCGGTGTACTCGTTGCCCCGCCATATGGCACGGCCATTACGAATGTGTACGATCTCCTTAGACCAGGAGCCGTCGGCGGCTACCGTAACAATGCCGACCCCTTGTTGCCAGTTCTCCCAGCGCTTCACAGGACGCCCTGTAATCGTCGTCCCGCCCTTGGTAGAGGGAATACTGCCATCGACCCTGGATAGGCACCCAGGAGACCAAGCATTGACCACTACAGGCTCACCATCGACCTCAAAGGTTTCGTAGTGGTCTTGTATACGGTGTATATGACCCTGAACCATCGACTGGCGCTCGTTCTTAGCCACGGCAGATACGGTCAACCGTTCTCCGTGTACGGCATACAGCGGAGTCTGGTGGTCTCCACCGGTGGCCAGTCTCACTCGACCTGCCGGATAGCCATCATGGTATGTCACGCCGAGGTCTTCTAACCGCAATAAGGATTGAAGCGACAAGACGGGCCACTCCTCTGGAGCGTTGGCCCGTCGAAGCCGTAGAGCGGCCATAGCGTTCTTGGTGATGGCGATGGGCAGACGGTTATCGTGGTTGCCTTCCATCATGTGGATTTCACAACCCGTTGGAGACTCCGCCTTCTGTTCGGCCAAATACTGATGCGTACGGTCGATAGTCGGCTGGGTAGTCATTACGAACTCGGGGCTGACCAAGAACTTGGACGACCACTCCGGGAAGTCACAGGTATCACCGAGGTTGACAATGACTGACGGCTTACACTCACGGATTAGTTGGAGCGATACGTTGATGGCGACTTCGTCGTGGAAGGGGTCCAGCGTTCCGTCTTCGTAACGTCGATATCCGATCTGCGGGTCCGGGGCAATGAAGATGACCTTCTCAGTGCGCTTGGGGTCAGGCTTGATTGTTGACTTGACAATCGTGGGTTTGCACGGTTGTACAACAGGCCATTCAGGCCCCGATTCCCAACTAGGCGAGAAGGCAATGGCAGTAAGATCATGGATCTCTGCTTCGCCCTCGTCGTTCTTAGTTAGCGTCTGATAGAGGGAGACCTTCTGGATGTTGCCTACATCGTTTACATCGATGTTATGGCGATCCAGTAGATCGGCAAGTTTGCCCAACTTCTGACGTGTGTTATCTGGGTTGGCCAGGTCCTTGGCAAGATCACTCACAACTGCACTTCCCCGTTACGTGGCGTGCGATAGTGCTTGAACTAATCGGATGCCCATTCTTCTTAAGAACGTCAGCCAACCATGTATACGAGTACACACGTGCTCTACCTTCTCCTGTGTCTGTCTTTACACGTTCAAGAGCGTTCTCGACGGCTGTGCGTTCCTCATCGGAGAGCGCCGCAAGTAGGCGAGTGAAAGCGCAGATCATCTTCACGTTTGATGGCTCGCGTGACAGGAGATCGGCTACTAGGCCGTGTTCAGACATGCGAAACTCCTAATTGTGATGGCGGTTATGCGGCGGTTACGCTCCGACCATTATAGGGTTTCTTGACGGGGTTGGCAAGCACTGTCAATGACTGTATTACTTGCATGAGATTGCGCTCTTCATCGGTGCCACGTGGGGCAACTCGGGAAAGAAAATACAGGGCTACCTGTGCCTCTGATGGTGACATCGTGTCCTCCTATTGTTTCACGGAACACGACTTTACCAAAGGTGTCAAGTACCTCGATACATCTCACTTAGGCTTACGTTGACGCAGTGGGATGTCTGCTTCCGTCTTAGGACGAGCCGGTGTACGTGTTTTACGAAGATTCTTAAGACTTTCCTTTACGTACTGTGCGGCACCCTTCTCTTTGAACGGTTTGGGCTTTAGTCCCATGCTACGAGATATCTCACCGGCTTCTACTCCTATTGCTTCCTGAAGCCCAGGAGTAATACGGACACGGCGACGACCGGACTCTTCTGATACACCAAGGTCTTCAACAGTTGGGTTATACCCCTCACGACCTTTCCACTGATCCTTGTTCAGATAATCAGGAATCGGGATGTCCCCTTCGTAACCTTTCTTACCGAGGTTACCAATAGCCGCTTGTTTCCCCTGTACGCCGATGTGCATCGCCGCCTCAAGACCCTCTGGTGTGCGGGGAGTAGCAACAGACGTATCCATCTGGACGACCCCTGTGTCCGGGTCGAGCCACCCGCCCATAATCATGGAAGCGCCTTTGGTTCCTAGAATCTTACGATTCTTCTCGTTGAACTCACGCATCTGGTCTGCGGCGGAACGGCCCTCAGTTAATGATACCTCTGCGGCACGCCCGCCCTCGGGGGCAAACCCTGTAGAGAACACATCACGAGCGGGACGGCCAACTCCGGGACCCGAGGTACGGATACTAAAACCTTCCCCTGGTTTCGGAGCATTACGGGTAATTTCCCCTGGCTTATTAGGCTCATCAAATGTCAACTCACCGGGGTATCTAACTTTACGCCTACGTCTGTCCACGGTTGCTCCTCCAGATGTACCTTGGTATAGTACCAGACATGAGTATTAATATGAGTGACGAAGACTTTGCGGCAGTATACGAGGCCGTGCAATTCTTTAATGAAATGGGAGAAGATTCAGATATAAACTATTCTCTGGATCTACTGGAAATTGCCCAAGAGATTCTTGATAAGTACGTCAGTCAAATAAATCCCAGTTGAGATGGCTTAACCGTCCCATGTCTACTGGTTTTCCAGTACTGGTCATGTATGGTTCACCTTTACGTGGGATTCCCACTTTCCTTTGGCCACCCTTTGCCGTAGGCCGACTCATTTCAATATCTTTACCAGCCAACCAAAGGGCGGCTTGAGCCTGATTTCCTACGTGCAGACCTCGGACACCACGCCCTGCCAAAGTTGAGTACACATCGGCCATCCGTTCAAAACGGCTTGAGCCTTGTTTGTATGGGTGTGAAGATCCTTTAACTAGGTCGGCACTTGTTATCCCACGAGGGTAACTTCGTGATGGTCGCATTTCGTTAGCGATCATGTCGTAGGCCCGAAAGTCCACGGTAACCTCAGGACCCTCAGGATCTAAGATATTACGGAAGAATGAGTTTGTCTTAGGGTTTGTACGGCGGTTAAGAACTTCTTCTGGGTCTGCTCCACGATGCATTTGTAATGCTCGTCCAATGTTCCTGTCTGTCGAAACACTAAGACCCGGATAGTGCTCCTTTAGTAGATTCTTTACTTCACTACTACGACTATTGCGTAAAGAACTTCTTTGAATCATCTGCTCGTGTTCTGGTGTTAAACGCAATAAATCATGAAAAGCAGACTTATTCTGTTCCCACTCTGTTCCAGCAGATAAGGCAGATATTACCCCAGCGGCACTACGTGTGGATGTTCCAAACTCTCTACCGGCCTGACGGGTTATGTCATGAGCCTGCGGATACCAGTTCTTACCCGCTTCTATATGATGTTCAGGGATTGTTTCAGCAAAGTTAGACATACGTCTTACGATTGCCGCCATTTGACGTTGGTTAAAGATATCAAAACCAGCCATTATTTATCTCCCCGACACGAGCGGATGGAACCATAAAAACTGCACCGACGGCACTTGGTGCACCCACACCCGGATGAGTACACAGGCGCAATAGGTAGGTCCTCAGACGTGGTTAAAGCAGAGGGTGAGGCAACCTCTGTTACCCCACCCTCCGCACCAGTGGCGACACCTGGACTAATGCCAGGCCCCATTATCAACCGCTAACGCGAGCGGCGGCTGGACGGTTTGCACGACCGCCCGAGTTGTATGCGTACTCAAACGTAGGCATACCGTCGCCAGACATGGAACCCTGTACGAAGTCCCCGAGCATGGCTGGAGCCTCGACCCAGGAAGCCGAGCCGACGTGGGCACGCTCCTGCATGGTCTGCTCTGGGTACTTGTAGAACATCTCTGGGTTATTGTGGTTCATACGCGCCTGTGATGGAGCGGTGTCGGCGTAAGCGCCCTGGCCGAAGTCACGAGGAACATCGGTGTCAGTGGCTACGCCTTCCATGAAGCGCTTTGGACCACGGTTCATTGGGATGCTCGATGCCATAGAGCGCTCAAATACGGGAGTGCCCTTCTCTGGGAACATCGGGTTGGGAGCAACATTCATAAATTAATCCTCCTGAAGGAGTTTCCGGTAGATAAAGATTACCACTTTTTGTAGACCGTATCAGAAGAACGGGTTCTCTGATACTGAGATTACCGGCATTGTATCCTGAACCGACATCGCACATGCGATGGCTAGACTGTCTGGGTAGTCGTCGAAAGCGCCCCGCTCCTCTGGTGCGGCGGCTAGAAGGTATGGTCCTCTGTACACCTTCTCCAGGTCGGACATTTGCTGGTTAAAACGCTTCCACGGACGGGTACGGCGAGCCTTGGAGTGACCAGGAACAATCAACTGGTCACGCTGGATGAGTTCCGTCAGATGTACCCAGCGTTCATTCTGGGCCTTAGCGTCAGACGACACTGGTAGAACCTCTACCTGGGGCAGGAGGATCTGTAGACGTTCGGCTACAGCGCCTCCAACACCTTGCGAATCCACACCAATACGTAGTACATCATAATTGCGGATAAAATCAATGATCTCAAAGTACTGTTGCTCCCACTCTTGGTTATTGATTTCCAGCCAGTTAAGAACTCGGTGTTCGTAAAAACCGAAGCCGTCAGGGTGGTCCCAGTCGACCCACACGACAGTGGCCACGGTTGAGTCATTAGACCGGGCTACGTCGATACCAATGACAACTGGGGTCCGCCACCACTGTTTGATAAGGGCCATAGATGGGTCGTACATCCGCTCCAGGCGTTCCTCGGTAACGAACATTCCCTTCTCTAAGATCCACTTATTACAATAAGACATCATGAACTCGTCTGAGTCCTCGCCAATACGTACCTTCTCTTTGGCGATGAACTTGGCGTAGTTCTCATTGTACTTGGCGGCTGTGCGCCAGTCGTATTCAAAATGAGCCTGACGGTGGCCCCTCTTGTGGTTTACGTCCCGGCGCTTGTTGTACTGGATCATCTTGTAGAAATAGGATTTATTCCTAGTTGCCGTACCAGTAAGGGCAATCGATCCGTTGTTGAACGCCAACATGGGCTTGATCGACTTGGTGATCATGAACTCGTCAGCCTCTTGGGCCTCGTCTACTAGAACGAAGTGATAGGTCTTGGACTCGATCTTGGCCTTGGGGTTACAAGTCTGCATACGACACAGAGAACCGGAGTGTTTTAGGGTGATTATTCGACCCTTACCACGGGCACCACCAGAGGTGGCCTTGTCATCGATTTCAGGGTCCAGCAAGAAGTCCATGGCATGGTCGCTGGTCAACTTGGTGACGATACGGCTAAATACCGTGTCGGCTTGGTCTTCGACAGGGGCGAATACACCGCACCAGAAGCCCTTCTCAAACTTGCCCAACCAGGTTGGATACACCTTGGCCAACTTAGGAAGGATGACCATCATGGAGGCCATGACATTAGACAGAACTTCGGACTTACCCGACTGTCGGGTCGCCACGAGAGTTACCTCTTCACCATCGCCTAGAACAATCGACTCGATCAACCGATAGGCGATGGGCAACTGGTACGGGAACAGGGTTACGTCACAGAACTCTTCCGTAAACAGTATGAGTTTCTTAACAAGAGCATCAACAAACTCTGCTGATGTTTCGTCCAGTTCCTCAACCTGGTCTTCTGGAAGAAGTTCTTCGTCTAGAAGATCATCCATTAGACCTTCTTACGTTCCCGAATCTCCGTTAGGAGGGCTTGTAGGGCATCTACGTGCTGGACCACTTCTTCGATAGGTGCATCGTGGTAACGCCATTGATCAAACGACGCCCCGAGACCCATAAGAGTATTGTCAAACCAGGACAACAAGGTTTGGTATTCCGTATTGGCCAGACGGGCTAAACGCCTGTCTAGTTCCTGTGTTGGACCTTCTTTACGCTGAAACAACTTCATCGCCAATCTCCAATATCGGATGGTGTCATTTCTAGAAATCTACCATTGACCGCTACAAGCATCCCTTGTTCCTCGTCAGCGGCTTTGTTATTACGGGCCAACCCAATCTGGAAAGAATACTTACCTATACGCAAATGAAGTCCACGACCGGTCTTCCATGGCGGAGCGGTTTGGCGCATGAATCCTAAACCGACTACCTTGTCGCCCTTCTTGGCGTTATCCCTTGTGATCCAGTAAAGAGGCCCGATGTAATACAACCGATTCATATCTTAAATACCAACTCCAGCAGGCACCGACGCTACTGCGCCGTGTCCATATTGTTCCAAATACCGAACTGACTTTCCTTTGGATACTGAGTTACGGAAGTTGCGATACTCAGCCAAGGGGATAGGGGTGTAAATACCGTAACGCCACAGGGAGTTGTTCTTGATGAACCGCACATAAATTAATCCGGTGATATTGAAATCCATGAACTGACGCTGGCTAAGAGTTCCAGACTCAGTGGCTTCTGAAATCTTGCTAATGATATCCGGGTCATCTGGAACAAACTGATGTGCTGATACACGAGTACTGCGGTTTGGACCCTGGTAATACTCCTGGGCTATATCTAGAACGTACGGTTCAAAGTCCGGGATACCTAGAAGTAGAGAACGTCGTCCGGTAGCCCCGTAGGGGTTTTCTTCACTAGGGAGTTCTCGTCCCTGCGCCGGTCGAGAATAGAACTCATCAATATCGGCGGTTATCTCGTCTAGGCGAGTACCGAGAGCATTGGGCCTACGATCACGTCGTGGGTACTGTGGGTAATCTTTGTAACTCGCCATACAACTTCTCCGGTGTTAGATCCCAATAGTATCATTCACCTATCGGTTGTATTCTATAAATTGTTAAGCATCCACTGGAGATTGTTGGTCAAACGCTCGTCGCTGTTCCTAGCAATGGCTTGTTCGACGTATGTGATGGCCAGGTCCTTAACCCCGGTATGCCAAGCCGCAAGTGACCCAATATCGTATAGGTATGACCCCCACGCCTCTGGCTCACTGAGGTAATCGGTGGCTTTGTCGGTGATGCTGAGGGCACGAGTTACTGCGGCCAGACATTCAGTCCACTGCTCTGTGCGGTAATAGTGGGACGCCAAGTCGACCCATGGTTCTCTGCGCCCTGGATCTTCTGCGGTGGCCCGTAGTAACCAGGTCTCAGCCTCGTGGGGCAGGCACTTGGCTAGATACCTCATGCTCTTGGCCCGTTCTGGTTTCCATACCGCTGAGGGCATGGCCAGATGACGTTTGAACTCCGTAGCCGCCTTATCCAATTGATCATTAAAGAAGTATTCCCTGGCCAAGTAATGGGCCGTGCGGTCACAGTCAGGGGACTCCTTGGCCGCAAGTTCTAATAGTGGGAAGTACTGACTACGTGGTTTGGAGTTATCCGGATGATGGTGGATCTCCAGGCCGCACCAACCCTGAACTTCCTTAATAGTGGGAGTCAGAGTCTCATGAACTGGGTGCTTCCAGCGATACCCAAATCGGGAGTGGATCTTGTCTCCGCCGTAGGTAAGTCCAGGTGAACCGTCTGGGTTCCATGACCAGATGTAGTTATAACGAGGCCGAGTGATACTCGGGTCTAATGCTTCTAAATGTTCGCGCCATCCCGGTTGTAGCACCTCGTCAGCGTCTAGTGCGATGCACATATCAATGTCGTCTGGGACAAGCGCCAGGGAGGCATTACGGGCATCGTCGAAACGCCACGGTCGCACGGTTATGAACGCAACTTCACATCCACTTTCCATGGCCACGCTGGTGGTGTTGTCGGTGGACCCAGTATCTACAACAAGGCGATAGTCAGCGTCGGCACATGAATCAGCCCATCGTTTGATGAACTGTTCTTCGTTCTTAGTAATCGTATAGACGGCTATACGCATTACTTAAAGGGTGGGCCGCTGATCCAGGCTACTAGGGAGTAACGGGTACCTTGCGTTACAGGCTTGACTCGATGCATCGTGTATGACGGGAAAAACACCGTCATTCCACGGTCCTTCTTTACCTTTTGTGGAACCCGTCCGAACATCATTTCAAAATCTCCGCCTTTGTAGTCCTTAGGATCAGACAATTGAACGGATACGGATAATTTACGAGTAGCGGTAAGAAACCCACGGTCAACGTGCCAGTCATAATGTTGGCCCGGTGCAACATAACGTGTGAACTGGATACCTTGTTCCATACCTGTGAGATCAAATTTAAAGAATTGAGAGTTAATCTCGTTAATGGCACCAGCCATGCGAGCAAATATCCAGTTAGTAACTTCGTTAGGATACAAGAAATTAACGTATGAATTGCGGGTTTTGTCGGACTGCTCACCATAGGTATTGGCTTTTAGTAGTTCTGTACTATTACCAATTTCTATAATTGTGTCCAATTCTTCTGGCGTAAATACGCCAGTACGCCATGCCCAATTCTCTACATGGTCCAGTTGTAGTGGCCATGCCCCGCCACCTCGGGTGGGGTCTGGGCGTTCGGGCAGGTCAAGTTTGATTTTTGGTTTAATCGAGCGGGCCATTAAACTTCTCCGGGACGAAGTGGAAGAACACTAGATCTGCTGATCCATCACTTTTGGTAGGACGGTAGTGCCACGCATTAGTGCCAGAGTAACAGACAGCGTCGTTTGGACGCAAGTTACACACGGTCCAATCAACGGAGTCAATAATCGATTGCCGTTCCTCATCTAGAGGAAACGTATTACTAACACTTTTAACTTCTTTATCAGACATTTGAGGACCAATCGCAATTGGCCATGGGTCTGGTTGTTCTTGACGTATTAGATAGTCAATTGTGTACCGACACTGTGGGCGGTCAATGTGGAGTGGGCATTGACCACCCTTGTCGTACATCGACAAGAAGTTGTATGACGGTTTAACCTTTTCACCGAATAACTCACTTGCGTAATCGGTCAATTGGTGGTGGATACTGACAAAGAATCCTAAATTGTGACCATACCTACGGCCAAACTTTATTGGGGTGTTTGACCTATCATTATCGGATGCAAGCGGTATTGTTGGTAACCAATTATCCATAAATTTGATAATTGTTTTATAAGTGTTTGAATCAAATAGATCATTTACAATTAGTGGTTTATTTTTGTATTGCACAATTGCTACTCCTAATTTATGTGTTAACGGATTATTGCGTTGATTTCGTCCTCATCTAGACCAAGATTCATTAACTTATCACGTGCAGAAGACCTCTTAGCCGCTATTTCAGCAAACGAGTTTTCACGGGCGACACGATCAGCCTCAAACTGTACTAAATCGGCTTCTCGTTGAGCAACCTCTGCGGGTGTGGACATACGAGTTTCAGTACGACCATCAGGGTAAGTGGTTGTGATCTCAAACGGCTCTATGGGCATTTTTTCTCCTGTTTTAATTATTGGGTAAAAGCATAGACAGTTACTTCACCAGTAAATGAACCAGCGGAGGCGATCAATGTAATACCATCATATGCGGTTGACTGAGAGTGTGTTGACGCAAGATCTAGTACGGCACCACCTAAGTAGTCATCTGCCAATATTGATCTTAGAGCAGTTGGCTGTGCCAACCTAGGACCAAATACATACGCTGTAAATCCAGCACGCTGGGTGTTTCCACGGAAAGACATATCTGCATATGTAGTGGTAGTGCGTGAAGCACTTATAGCCGTCCCATCAGAAAATACGTATTGAGATACATACCCTGCATCGGTGGCATCACTGCCAGAATTTCTAAATCTATAACGAAATGTATAGTCGGCTGAAGTGGAGTGCCTACCCATAATCATGTAGTTGTTGTATGACGTAGTAAATACCCCATTTAAAGACAGTGTTGCACATGCTGTAAATGATACGCGACCAGATGTGCCGATAGATGCAGATGAACCAGTTCCTGTTTGCGTAATACTAGTAGGAGTAACAACTACAAGACCGTTATCAGGCATATTAATTCCTTATACCATAAAAGGTAATTTGACCAGAAATGCTTCCGGCTTCCGTAAGTAGGCTAATCCCATCATAAGATACTGGTAGTTCATGCCTAGTAGCAGACTCCCATAGCACAGTTCCACCAGTAGTTCGGCAAACATTACTCGTCCTTGCAATAGTACGTTTAGTTGTAAAAGGGTTGTAGATGTAACCTATGGTTCCTGAAGGAAGGCCCATTCCGTGTAACGTAAAATACCCGTATGTGTCATTCTCTATACGCTCTCCACCGACAACAGCACCATCTCCAGTAGTGGTGTTCCATGTGTACGATGCAGTGGAACTAGCATTACCATTAGCAAGAAGTCTAAAATAGGTTCTATTAGAACCAGTAGTACCACCTGAATAACGCATAACAACCATGTAATTGTCGTAGGCCGAACTAAAGACGTTGTTAATATTTAAAGTAGATGCGCTAGTAAACGTAATAGATCCTGAAGAACTAATAGATGAAGAAGAACCTGTTCCAAATGCAGTCACGCTAGCCGGAACTGCTATGTATAACCCATTAAGAGGCATCTTTAACCTGCCATTCCATAAATTCTGACGTCACCAGTAAAAGCGTCATCGAATGACAAAGTAAAACCATCAAAAGATGATGATACGTTGTGTGTTCCTGCACCGTCTAATCGTCGCAATCTTCCTGTTGATGTTCCATCATGACCCACTGAATCAATCGATCTAAAAGCAGTAGGTTGAGTCAAAAATGGACCATATAAATGAACCACAGTTCCGGTTGGGAAGTTTTCCTGCCTTGATCCAATATTAAAGTTACTCCAGGCGTTACCGGTTCCCCTACCAGCGTAACGATACGGACCATGCTCATCAAGGTATTGCGCTATGTAACTACTAGCAGTCGTATTATCAGTTCCCGAAGCGCGAAGACGGAAATATATACCAAATACATTAAACGAAGCACCTCTGCCAGTAATCATTAACGTGTAGTTAATGTAATTTGATGAAAAACAACCATTTACAGATATAGCAGTGCATGATGTCATGACGACATCGCCTGTGTTAGAAACAGTTGCTGAAGAACCAGTCCCGGCAGAGACAACCGACGTGGGAAATACAACAGCCAACCCCCCATTGGAGGGGAGATCTTCACCTGGAACCCAGGTACCATCCAGGATGCGTTTACGAACTTTATTAGGGTTCCATCTACCTACTGTTGTCATGTCAACCACCTAATAATCACTCGACCTGAACCTCCCACACCTGCACCGCCAATCGCCCTTGCACCACCACCACCACCACCAGTATTAGCAGTGCCTGAACCACCACCTCCTGGACCTCCTCCTCCAGGTCCTCCTGATCCTACGGGGATACCGGTATTAGACGGTGCTCCACCACCTCCACCACCGGCAAGAGTAAGTGGTGAACCTGTTATTGTGGTGGTTGCCCCCGAACCACCAGGCCCACCTGTGCCCTCCGGCCAAAGACCACTAGGTACAGTAGGTGTTCCAGCGCTACCGGCACCACCTCCACCAGCGGCGGATAGAGAGTTACTAAAACTAACAGGTATTCCGTTACCACCAGGATTTCCTTGAGGTGGACTTACTGGTGGGACGTTACCCGAACCTCCACCATACCCTATTGGTGGGGAAGCACTAAGGGCGAGAACATAACCTCCACCACCAGAGCCGCCACTTCCTGAGTTGCCTGCTCCACCTGCGGCGGAAGTTATACGTGATGCATACGAGGGGGGACTAAATTCGGAGAAAGACCCACCTCCACCAACTACTACTAAGTAGTTACCCTCTGATGCTGACGGTATAGTTCCCGACCTATAACCACCTGCGCCTCCACCTCCACCTCCAGTAACTGCACTACCGCTAACAGGACCACCACCAGTGCCACCACCACCAACTACTACGTATTCAATTGCTCTGCTACCTTTGCTTATTGTGAAGGTAGCAGAGGCGGTAAAGTCAACACCGGTATAACTACCCGTTGTAAACGGTGTTCCCGCTGGCCCAGGACTCCATGAAACTGATAATCCGGGGGTGGCCCAGGTGTTATCTAAACGTGCTTCATACACGGAGTTTACTGGCCAACGTCCGTAATAGGGGGGTCCACCTGAAGGCATTACTGTTATCTCCTATTAGTCAACATGCTCTACAACAGTATACTTAAGATTCTAGGAACCATTCCATAGCATAAAATCCATCATGCACGGTTAGGCTGTTCTGTATCCAAGTACTTTGCTCAGTAACTTTAGCAGGACGGAATAGTTCTTCTAGTTGGTCTATGGGGATAAGCGTACTCATGTCACACTGGATCGTCAAATCTAATGACCTTTGTAGTTTGTTATTTTTTACACAATTAAACCATTGACTTCCTGGGAAGTCGGTGGTATTGCGGAACCCATAGTCCAACATCAGGACTGAACCTGTGAGGTTGCGAGTTAAGTTGTGTAGCAGGTCAGCGGCTTGTTGTATCCACGGGGCTGAACCATCCATGCCTTTGATTGCTTGGAGAGTTGCAGGTATCGGTTCGTTGAGGTCATGCCATTCGTAGATGGCTGTGTCGGCAACACGGATGAATAGTTCTTGCCAACGGTCATCTCGGAAGGACACAAAACGCATTGGTTGAACATCTAGCAACTCATTGGCAAACATCACACCAAAAGCGGGAGGTTGATCTAGTTGTTGCGTCACAGCCACCTCGTCAGGAAACGATTCCTTGTACAGAGGATTTGATTCAACGGCGGTGTACCGTAAGGCTGACCGACACGCCAGGTTTTGTGCCAATAGTTTGCGGCACAGCGTTCCGTTTCCTGCGGCTATCTCATAGACGGGATACGGGTTTGGTTTGCCGAGCCGTTCCCATTCGGCGTCCAACCATTGACCGATGCGGTCAGACAACTTGTTGTCCAGACTGACAAATGTTTCAAAGTCTTTGCCGACTCCGTTGCCTGTCTCGTAATACCCACCAGGCCCGTAAATACGCGCCCAATAAAACTGGTCAAATCGGTACAGTCCTGGTGTCAGGTTGGTAGTTCGTTGTCTACCAGAGTCCATGAAAGATCAGATTCATTCCATACATAAGTACCGCCATCAGTAGGACGTGGTACTGGGGGTTGCCAGTCATAGTTAGAATCAAGAGTCCAGGACGCATACGGTGGAGTTAGATTATAGAAAACGTCTATTATTGGATCATAGTTATCACCAATATTAGCGTACTTTTTACGAAAGTTATTATTGTACGAAGTTTGAACCCACTTAGTGTCAGTACCAAATATGTTTTTACACACCTGTATACCTAGTGACTCCTGTTCTACACCGTCCTTATCCAACAAATCATCATTAGCAATGACAACAACACGTAAAACTATATTGTTGTTATCTAACTCAGCGAAGTGAGCCATCAGTGTCTCCTATACGTTAGTTAACCAGCGTAACATCACAATGCCAGAGCCACCTGAAGTTGCACCGCCACCGCCACCACCACCGCTAGACGGTGTTCCAGAAGTTCCAGCAGGTCCTCCACTAAAACTTCCCCCTACACCACCATTAGAACCACCGCCGCCTCCGGCCAAACCGCGAGTACCATCCCACATTGCTACATACCCAGAACCCCCTGGTCCCCCTCCACCTGGACCACTCGGTGTTGCCCCAATTGCGTTTCCTCCGATAGAGGAATAACCACCACCACCACCACCACCACCGACAAAGGTTCGAGGTCCACCTACACGGAAAGGTGCAGGTATAAATATCGATGGTGCTCCAGTTCCTCCTGGATTACCTGCTCCAATCGCAGTAGCGCCAAGTCCAACAGTGCCGCCCCCTATGGAACCGCCTCCACCTGATGCACCAGGAGTTCCTCCTGATCCTCCTCCAACCGCTTCTAACGATCCAAAGGATGATGGTGATCCTTGTGTAGCGGGACCTGGTCCTGCCCCTCCCCCTACGGTAATAGATCGTGAAGAGGGAGCGCTTACCAGAGTTGACCCTATTACTAGACCACCGCCTCCTCCTCCTCCTCCGTCTGCAACACTTCCACCACCACCACCAACTACTATGTACTCTACATTTCGTATACCTGATGTAAACGATACAGTTGATGCGCTACTAAAAGTTACACCAGTGTAATTACCAGCGACAAATGGTGTCCCTGATGGTGTTGGAGTCCAACTAACTGCAAATGGGGATGACGGTAACGACCAGTCACCTTGAGCAATTCGACGGTATACGTCGCTAGGGTCCCAAAGTCCAGATGTTGTTTCAGGCATAACTCACTCAGGAAATATCCTCGTAAGCAACGGTTACATGAATATGACCACTGCTGTTGCTGGATTTTGCCATTAGGGTGTCGCCCTCTTCAAGATATACAGGAGTTGAGTCTTTCATGAAGGCTTCATATGCGGCCAACGCTGGAATTGTGATGTTACGAGCCAGATAATAATCTACACCGCCACGGGTTATGTAGAGATCAAATCCCACGTTTACACTAGCCCCCTCAGTATTAGCGGCCAAAACACCAGCCAATTTAAATACTTTATTAGATGCGGCGGAGTTTGCAAGTACCTGGGTAGCAGTAGCGTTGGTAAGTCGCACAAGAGCGGTCCTACCAATGATGGTTGCTACGTTTACGATATTGGGTGCGGCCATAATTATTCCTTATCCAAATATGAGAGATATAGCGATTGACTGACTAGATGTTCCAGGTGGAGTCGACAATGCGGTCCATTCTAGTCCAGTTGCTGTGGCACTGTTGGCAGTTAAAACATAGCCATCTGTACCTACGGGCAGTTTACTGACGGTATCGGTGGCGGTACCCACCAGGATATCCCCCTTAGCGTCAACAACTTGTGGTGAAATGTAAATCGAAGTATCGACATTTAATGTAACCGATCCTAGGGTTCCACCGCCGGTAAGTCCAGTACCTGCAACAACCTCGGTGATGGTACCACTTGCTAGATATGGTAAGTCATCCCATACATCGGTACCATTTCCTATTTTAAACAGACCAGTGTCTGTTTCAAAACCAAATTCACCAGATGACAGTGCAGGGTTTGCTGAAGTCCATTGAGACTCAGTTCCCCGTCTAAATTGAATTCGTACTGCCATATGCCGAGTTCCTTAGGTTATCGGAGAGTGCTATTCATTTTAGCATTGACCAGCGTGTTAAAAGACCAGGGCCATTGCGATGGCCTTACCTGTTGTAGCGCCACCAGCACCTGCTGGGCCAGTTGGTCCGGTTGGACCGGTGGCTCCAGTTGGGCCGGTTACTGTCGAAGCGGCACCAGCCGCACCCTGAGGTCCGGTAGGACCAGTAGGACCAGTTGGTCCAGTTACAGTAGATGCGGCTCCGGTAGCCCCGGTAGGGCCGGTGGGACCAGTCGGTCCTTGTGACCCAGTGGCTCCAGTTGGACCGGTGGGTCCTGTTGCTCCAGTGGCCCCGGTGGGACCAGTAGGGCCGGTGGCTCCGACAGCCCCAGTTGCCCCAGTCGGGCCAGTAGGTCCAGTGGCACCATCCAACCCAGCCGTACCTTGTGCACCTTGAGGACCGGTCGGTCCGGTAGGCCCAACAGCACCAGTCGCACCTGTCGGCCCTGTAGGACCAACGTCTCCAGTAGCGCCAGTGGGTCCAGTTGGGCCTTGTGCACCAGTAGCACCTGTTGGACCAGTTGCACCTACTGGTCCAACGTCTCCTGTACGGGCAAATGTGATGATGACATCTTCATTGTTTGAGAATGAAGTAGCCGAACCTGATACATAAGCGCACTGCACGTCGAAGAATCCGCTTTGCTCAGTAATTCCCGAGATAGTAAATAAGGCAAAGTCTGACGAGTCAGCCTTATTGGAAATCCTGAAGTGTCCCTTGATGGTGCTGGTTGAGTCATCAATAGTCCTTAGGAAGGCTTGAATATCCGTACTGTTATCGTCAAGATCATCGATGTACATCGTTGCGGCCAACGACAAATCTGAATTATCAAACTTGATCTTTCCAGTACCAGGATCGCTCGACGTTGTAGCCGTATCAAAGGTGTAGTCAACTGTGATCCCACCAAAGTTTCCTTGTGGACCGGTGGCACCTGTTGGTCCGGTGGGACCCGTTGCGCCAGTGTCACCCTGAGCACCTTGTGGACCAGTTGGACCAGTTGGACCAACAGCACCCGTGTCTCCGGTAGGGCCGGTGGCTCCGACAGCCCCAGTTGCCCCAGTCGGACCAGTCGGTCCTTGTGACCCGGTTGCTCCAGTTGGTCCTGTGGGACCAGTGGGACCCGTATCACCAGTCGCACCAGTGGGGCCAGTTGGCCCTTCAGCACCCGTTGACCCAGTAGCGCCTGTAGGTCCAGTGGGACCAACATCACCTTGTGCGCCCTGTGAACCCTGTGGCCCAGTAGGCCCAGTGGGTCCTATATCACCTTGTGGACCCGTTGGTCCGGTATCACCGGTTAGACCTGTTGCTCCCGTTGGTCCTGTTTCTCCCTGTGGACCGGTAGGCCCGGTATCCCCTTGCGGTCCAGTTGGGCCAGTCTCACCTTGTGGGCCGGTGGGACCTGTTGCGCCAGTACTACCAGTAGCACCGGTAGGACCGGTTGGCCCAGTTGCACCAGTAGCACCTGTGTCTCCGGTTGGACCAGTTGGGCCTGTATCTCCGGTATCACCCTTAGGTCCTTGAATACCTGTTGGTCCAGTTGGCCCAGTATCACCGGTGGCTCCAGTAGGCCCAGTCGCTCCAACTGGCCCGGTTGGCCCAGTTGCCCCGGTGGGACCAGTTGGACCCGTAGGACCGGTGGGGCCAACTAATGCCGAGTTCTTCCACAACCCAGTCGTGCTGTCATAGACAAGGGCGTCGTTGTTAGCAAGTGTTCCTGTATTGATCTTTACGTTATGAAGTTCTTCTAGTTCATAACCATTTTGAGTGGCTACATATACAATTCCATTGTTGTTTGCACGAACAACAACTCCAACAAATACCAAGTGAGCAGGGGCAACAGGCTTAGTCTTGGTAAAGGCACCACCTGTGTTTAGCCAAAGAACATCACCAACTGAGTAACCAGTTGATAGGTCAATACCTCTTACATAACCCCTGGTAATAACAGGTCCGGTGTTACCTGCTGTAATAGTTGCCCCAACAAGACCCATTGTCTTAGACGATGTTGTGTCGCTGGCGTTGCTGGCACGGCGAACTTCAGCGTGGTTTCCAGTACCACCGTGTAGGTATACAACTTCACCTACATTTAAAGTTGTAGCCTCACCGTTCTGAACAAATGAAACAACATTTGCATATTCGTTGACCCACTCAGTACCATCGTAAATAAGGCTCTGATACTTGGCCTGGCTAGTGATGTTTACATCACTTAGATCATTAAGTGCCGATGGTACAGAGGCAGGACCACCAGCGCCTGGGGCAAACTTAGTTCCGTCGTATTTAAGAACTTGGTTTAAAGAAGCACCGGTTGTATCAATCTCAATGTTGTCAACAAACAAGGCTGACGCTTTGAAAGTGTCGTCAGTTTTAAGAGTGTTGTCGGCATCTCGGTATAGGTTGGTGTCTACTGCTGTAGAACCACTACCCCAAGTGATCTTTCCACCGGCGTCAATAGCAACACGTGGATTAGTATCACCAGAAACACCTACGTCAATGGCTGTGTCTGCGGCGGTATTGAAGAACCGCGCCCGAATTGCCGCAAAGAACTTGTTAGCCATAGAGCCTCAACTCTAGTAGATGTTATGCCCCTCAGGGCCTTATGTTAGCCCGTGATAACGACTCGGTATGAGTTGGTTGCCGGTGCGGATGAGAATGAAACAGTCACGGTGTTAGTCGTCGAACGAGCAACATCAGTGAAAACAGTGTCGTAAGTTGCTACGTCGTACACCTGAACAAGTACGTCACGAGTACCGAGGTTGTGGGTAATCGTGAAGGACGTAGCCGAGTTGTCACCGATGGTCTTGGCCGCAACTCGGGCCAGAACCGGGGTGCTGGTATCAAACCCAGCGGTGGTATCGGCCAAGTTGGTACGGGCGCTGGCGGCGGTCGAAGCGCCAGTACCACCGTCGGCAACCGCAACGTCAGTACCATTCCACACACCTGTGGTGATGGTTCCTAGTGTGGTGATCGATGCCTGACCAACATAGGTGCTGGCAATGTCGATGCTGTCAGCGTTGGAAACAATACGGTCGGCGGTTCCGACGACATCAATAGTGTTGCCAGCCTTAGTAAGACCATTACCAGCAATACTCTGACCAGCCGCTGAGAACTGAACAAAGGTCAGGTTGGTTGTGCCGACAGTAATTGGGCTGTCGTTGGTGGTGAGAATCCATCCCGAATCCGACCAGGTGTCGCCTTCCTCAACGAAAGTGAACATCCCAGGCGTTACTTTAGTGCTGGTATTGGCATCGTCAGAACGGGTAAGGACGAAAACTGATCCAGCATCACCGGAGTGGGTTACAGTGTAAATACCGTTGTAGGGGGCATTAGAACTTGTTTCGTTCTTGATAAGAACCCGCTCGTTGTCACCAATCAATACGTTGTCAACACTCAGGGCACCGTTGGCCGAGGCAGTGATGACGTTGGATGAGTAGGTGTAAGCGGGAAGGGCCGCATTGGTGGCGGCACGAACCGATGCCTTGACATCGAGTCCTTGACGGGCACCGTCTACATACGCCTTGTTGGCTACGTCAAGATCAGCCGAGGGGGATGCGGCTTGGAAACGACTGTTGGCATCACGAAGTACCAGTGTATTGGCGGTATTTGAGGCAGTGGCGTTGTCAAGTTTGGTCTTGTCCGCGCCAGTCATCAAGCCAGATGCGCCAGCGGCAACTACGTCAGCGACCGCTAGAGATACCGTACCGTTTGATTCAGACGAGGTGAGGGCTGTCGTAGTGGAGGAAACGGCATGAACAACCTTGCGCCAGGCGCTACCGGTGTACCACTTGAGCACCTTCTCCGTGCTGTTATAGATAAGACGACCTTCAAAGTTACCGGTGTTGGGATCGCTACCTACAACTTCAAACCGGCCATTTAGAATCTGGTTCTGGACCAGGTCTAGATTAGACAAATACCTTGTCGCCATTTTTACCCCTTAGGAAAGATAGACAGAACCAGAAAACGGTGCGGAGAAACTTATTGTGATCTGCTGGGGTCCAGAATATGTAACGTCTCCGTGCACAATGTCACCCGTAGATGACACAATGCTTACTGCTGGATTATAACTCAAATTATGATTTACAATCCAAGTTGCTGATGGGCTTGATTGGATATGCGTGTAACTTTGGGCAGAACCACCACCGCCACCACCGCCCCCACCAGGTTCAACAATTGTTGTAGTGTTTATTGGGCGGGTAACAGTAACGGTGCTCCGTGGACGACGTGTCGTCACCTCGACAGAGGAACACTGGGTCATGCTGGCATCACCGAAATAGATTCTTCAACCACAATTACGCCCGAAGCCAGGCAGGTCCAATCACCACTGTTATCCTGGACAAACATGTCATACCGGTGCTCTCCAGCAGGGACTGTATTCAAATTAGAAATGTGTAGTGTAATTGAACTATCTTGGTTTTCGGTAATGTACCCACGACGATTACCAGTGAGAGCACCAATAGTTGCGTCAGATGGAGCAGGTGGTGCGTACCACCGGATATCAAGAACAGTTGTCCCACCTGTGTTCTTGGCCTGCATGTAGGCGTTTTGAACGTCAATAACGTCGCCGTTCTCGTCTTTCCAAGTGAAAGTACGATAGAAGTCCTCGTATTGCTTGAAGCGCAGTTCCATATAGTCGGATTCCTCTAGTGGGGTGTACGTATCCAACGCCGACACAACTAGTGTGCCCTTTGCTACAGGTTTTGTTACATTTACTGTTCCAGTATACAACGACCGTGTAGGTATAACGGCGACGACATCAAACTCAAGATCACCCTCGGGCAAATCGTAAGTGTCTTCCTCAGACAGGTAAATAACGATGCCACCTTCTGAGGTGATCTTTGTGGCGAACTCTTTACGAGTGACCTCGCCGGTCTTGACTACACCCCAAGCATCAATAGGCTTCTGAACACGCCGTGAGACTTTGTCTTTGACAATAATCAACCGTTCCCACGGCAAACCTTTAGTAGCGTGGTACTTTAATGTCGATACTGAGTGTGTCATGCTCTCTATTCTATCGCAAATATAATATGGGTGGACCACCCGCAGGCAGTCCACCCATCAAGAGCACTCGGGTGTATTATACACCAGTTTTAGTACTACGTGCCTTTCGGGCTGGTTTCTCCAGGTTGGTGACCCGCTCGTCGATGCGGTCAACCTTCCCATCAAGACGATCAACCTTACCGTCCACTCGATCCATCTTCCCTTCGACCCGCCTTAGTATGGCCATATTCTGACCATGTTGCTCGGTGTTACGACGGTCAAATCGAAATAGGAGCCACATAAGGGGGCCACTGATAAGGGCCACAATGACGGGGATGTACACGGGGTCCATTAGAACATCTTGTCCCAGGTGATGGGGCCGACTACACCGTCAGCCTTAAGACCATTGGCGGTCTGCCAAGCCTTAACTGCCTCATCAGTCTTGGGACCGAAGTCCCCGTCGTCCTTCAACCCGACAATAACCTGTACTAGGCGAACTGCGTCACCCTTAGAACCTAACTTAAGGGGGGTTCCTGGGTACTTGAATTCAAGCACGCCAGAAGGTGTCGAGGCCGAAGCCGGGGGAGCGCCAGCGGGAGCGACGTAGGGCTTACCATCGGGCTTGGAATCACCAAGGCAATACTGCCAGTGCCACGCCTCAAACTCCTTCGACTGACGGTTATCAGTCTGAAGGTAGAAGCCCCACTTAGGAGCGTTCACGCACATCCAGTCGAAGCAGGCCCCACCCATGGAAGTAAGTTTTCCGTTTACCTCGTAACCGAGGTCAATAGCCAGTCCCCAACCATGATTGGAACCCTTGGTGCCGGTAGGGTCTGGGGCGGCTGACGGGGCCTTACCAGGCTTCAGATACCAGGTTTTACCTTCATATTGCCGGGTTACCTGGGGCTTACGGCCCTGATCGGTAGTTGTGTAGCGATCCATGAACATCTGCAACTGACCTTCAAAAGACCGGTAGTCACCGACGTTACGCAGTTTGAAACCTGCGGCCAAGGCGGCGTCATAGAGTTTGTTAAACTCTTCGGCCACTGGCAAATACATCCGTCCACCAGTCTTGACCTTGCCAAGAACAGATTCAGGCAATTGGCCATTCTTGTACTGCCTAAGGGCAGTGGGGACGACCAGTTTCATGTACGGAAGGCTCATGCTTCAACCACCTCGCTTGTTGGTGCCTATATTCTATCGTAAGCGTTGTTGAGTATGGTACAAATTATGATTTTGTTTACTTAGTTACCACGAGTGTAACCCGATAGGCGTTCTGCCCGACAAGATCAACAGCAGTGACGGTGATACGAGACCAGCCCTCGGCTTTGGCACGATTGACGGCTTGAGTGCGGGCGTCGTGCATCATGGGGGTATTGATCGTGTAATTAAGGACCATATTATGATTGTACCAGTGCCGGGTACGGGAGTTGAACCCGTCTACGGGTGTTTATAAGACACTTTGCGTCAACCGGACGCATCACCCGGCGTGTCTTACTTGGCTATAGCGTATATAGCAAACTGCCAGTGCCACTTGGCTACGACTGGCCAGGTTATCTGTGTGTCCGGATCAGTCCAAGATGTCATATTTGTGTTATTCGGGATCTTATCGAAGTAATCCACTAGGTTGGTAAACCCGAACCTCTCCATCATGTCCCACACCCGTTGATGATGACAGTTCCAGTGGTGCGTGGCTCCATCCCAGAACTCACCTTCACGCTCAGGCTGGTAGTTGTGTTCTTGGTGTTCCAAGGTAGATAGGACCATGTGCCAGGGTTCCTGGCCGTCTTTCCATCGCTGGATGGTCTTAATGATGTCGGGGCCGACTACCAGGATCGGTGCGCCAGGCTTAGCAATGCGGCGCATATCAAGCATAAAGTCAGGAACAGAGCGCCAGTCAATATGTTCGATGACATGCCCGAGATAAATGGCGTCAAAATGATCGTCAGGAAAAGGATACGGTTCACCCGGCTTAACGACAACATCTGGCCTCGTCGTCGGACTTTGCCAAACATCGCAATTCACCCAACCTTGTGCGTAATGGGTTCCACACCCAGCATTTAGAAGATTCACTTGTAATAAAGCCCCAGGTTCGTCTCCAGTGGAAAGTACCACCCTCCACCTGGTTGACGCAAGGCTTTAGGCATATCTTGACGATGGTGAATACCTGAGTAGTGAGCGATGAGCGACTTGCGTTGCATACCTGGCACATTGGGCTTAGAACCACGATGCATCAGTCGTCCGTGCCACACCAGAACGTCACCACGGCTGGGCAAATGTGACACCACGTTGTTACCCCTCTTGATGATCTCTTCTTCAAATACCGGGGTAAGGATGCGCTCCGAGAACTTGGGCCAACGATGATCCCGCTCGTCAGGGTTAAGTGCTGACAGTATCTTCTCTCTGGTTACCTGAGGCCAACGGTGGGAACCAGGAATGTACTGAAATGGTCCAGAATCAGGATGGATGTCATCAAGAGCGATCCATACTGCGGCGTAGTAGTCACCGACGTTAGGTGGGTTTAGGTATGAATCCTGGTGCCAGTTGCGTTCTGTGCTTTGCCACCCGGTTAGGTTGAGATGGAGGCCCGCTGGTTCGCTGATCAGGGACTCCAGCAGATTGGCCAGAGGTGCCCAGGTCAGGATGTTCATCAATTCAGGATGGCGGGTATACGGAATAGGGTCGGGCCATCCCATAGGGCGATCAGCGTTTTCCCGTAGCCAACATTCCTCGTACGCAATCATCAGGTCTTCTGGTAAGAAGTCCTTCATGATGACAAAGCCGTCGTCGTTCCAGTCCATCTTGGACGCACTGGGGGCTGGTATTGTCAGACTCTCAAATGTGGGCATAGTCACTCCTCAGGTTTTATGGTATCTGGTGAGCCAGCGATGCGCTTTGACCACTTGGCTTCCAGCCGTTTCCTGGGGATCGAGGGTTGTTTTCGGGAGTCCATCTTCTTACCTAGTTGACGGACTTCCCCCACCCGTTACTCGCCTTCTTGGAAGGACTTGTTGATCTCATCGGCATCTAGTGCGCCGTCCTTCAGGTACGCCTGAGCGAGAGATTCAACAACAGCGGCCACGCCACCGATGCCCGCCATGAGGGCGGCTTTCCACAATTCGACACCAGCGAGAGCACCGGCACCGACGACACCTAGCGCCGAAGCGGCAAACTTAGCAAGGATACGAGTGGCGATTGATTGCATACTGAGAACATTATAACCCATGTCCTCCAGTATAGGTGCTTTTTATATTTATTGTTTACGCCACACTGAAGGAGAGTGGTTGTATTCAATGTTCACTCTCTCTTCTTCCGAATCATAGATTCGGTAAACAGGAACGCAGGGGTCATGCCCTTCATCCATGTATTCCTCTTCTTCTTCGGTCATGGGAAGGCCGTCATGGATGGCGCAAACCCTCGGCCCAATCCATCCCTTTTCCATGCCGTATGATACCCAGTCGTGGTACTCCATGAACGTGAGGATACCGACTCCTATTGACTACGTCAACTATCTTCGTCCGAATCTTCTGGCAAGGCTGTTCCAAGGAAATGTAAACCTAAAGCACCTATGAATGTCCATGTAGCCAACTTAAGAGTCTGACCAGTCAGTGTGTACAGGACTAGCAGGGTTCCGCATACGGTCCATATTTGAGCATGTACTTCTTTAATAAACTTCATCATTTGACCTTTCGGGGAGATGGAGATGGCAACAAAAAGGTTGCCGCTGTTACGACGATAAGAACTCGACGTGTCTTGACTGGCACTTTGGAATCAAGTGGTATATACGAGTCAAATTGACCACCAAATATGTTTACAGCCTCTTCAAATGCCTTCTTAACTTCAGGAGGTGCTGATGACAAAGCAACCGCTAGTTGTTCCGCTTCCTCGTCGGTCAAATCCGCAGAAGCGATGTCCTCTATCAATGAGGCAATTTCATCCTCACTGAGATCCTGTAGATCTTCTGGGCTTACGCTTGTCAGGTACTCGACAAGTTCGCTCGCAGTTGGGACCTCAGGAAGGGTGGGTGGAGTCGAATCGTTCGCAGTAGGGGCAGTCGAATCCGCAGTCGGTGCATCTACAGGTTCCGAGGTCACAGCATCTGTGGAGGCAGTATCCCCATTGTTCGCAGATGTGTCGGAGGGAGACTCGGTTGAGTCCTCGGGAGCAGAAGGGGCACTGGGAGTCGGAGCATCTGAAGGTTCCGGGGTCTCCACTTCGGGAGTCGAGGGCGTCGAGGAGGGCGTCGATACTTCCGTAGACGGCGGTTCCGTCTCCTCCACTGGAACTGTCTCCTCCACCGGAGGTTGAGTTTCCGCTGGTGGTTCCGGTGTCGGAGGAATCATGACAGGCGCAGTCACTGGAGGAACAGTGGTAGTAGGCATCGTCGTCGGGGGTGTGGATTCCGTAGTTGGCGGCCATGTTTCCTCCGGTTGAGTAGTGGTGGTGGTCTCTTCAACTATTGTAGTCGTAGTCGTGGTTGTACTAGTTGTTGTAGTGGTAGTAGTTGTCGTAGTAGTGACAGGTGTAGTTTGGGTGTACCACGATTCGGGGATAAAACCCCAGCCCGGAGCGGTGTAGTACAGGAGGTAAGACGTTGCCCCACCACCGTTTTCATAAACATACGCCTCTAATTGTTTCGGCTCGCCATTAGAGAAATCAACATCGGCGGTCTGGCCACACCCACCACCACGGTCGTACCAGTCATTAATAACTAGTACTCCATCTAGGTACAACCGGAACCCATCGTCAGAATTAGCGCAGACGTAATAAGTCTGGGCTGTGGGGGCAGATAACCACCCGGTGTACTTGACGATTACCCCATCGCTACGACCACTATCTAGAACTTCCCCGCCACCCCAGTCGTGTGCGATCTGTGTAAGGGTGCCCGATGAAAGCACTGGTGATTCAGACGTAGGCATGTCTGGGGATTCTCCCCATGATGCGTAAGTTTGATAAACCAAGCCAGAGGAGTTACTCTCCGCTTCAACTCCGGGTGCGAACCAAGCAATACCTAATGTAACAATGAACATTAGGCGAGCCAGCACCAGTATGTTACGGCGCATGTACGCTCCTCTGTTTATTCAGGTCGCAGTGCTGAAGCGGTGAAGATTAAAACTCCAATTAGAACAAACAAGATTGAAAGTACTGCTAGTGTTTCTGAACTACTCCCAGTGTTGGGCAACGTAACTGCCGACGTGGTAGGGGTTGCCGATGTAGTTGGGGATTCAGGGACAGTAGTTGTGGTTACTGTGCTCCACACAGCCACTAGATCAACATCGCTGGCGACGAAATAACGCCATACGCCATCTGAAGGATCTACTAGTAGAGGTAGGTCGAGGGGCGCTGTTGCTGACGATGTGGCCCATCCACCAAACACAAACCCGTCCTTCTTGCACTCCTCAGCGCCTGGTAGGTAGGTGTACCCAATGAAGGATGCTGAAACTGTGGCTGACTTTGGCTCGCCCCCGATGAGGCATGTACCATCACCAATATTGGTGAGTGCTTTGTAAAGAGGTACAACCGGTGTTGGAACAGTTGCCGAGGTCGTAGTGGGGGCGGCAGTTGTTGGAGCCGATGTCGTTGGAGGAGCGGTCGTTACGACTGGCGCATTTGGGTTGTTAGGTGCTACAGCACCGAACGTAGTTCCGTTTTTGGTTGTTCCACCAGGAGCGCTGTCTACTAGAAGAACCGGTGACAAAGCAGTATCACCCAAGTTGAAGACCGAGAAACCGAGGGTGTACGTGCCGGTTACAGATACCTCGTATGTCGAAATCTGCCAGCCGGTGGAACCGTAGGTGCCAGTGGAGTAATCACCAGTACCTGGGTTGGTGAACCCTAGAAGAGCGTAGTTACCAACACCATTATTGACTTTGATGGTCGGGGCTGGGTCTGATCCGGTGTATACAAGGGATGTGATCGAACCATCATTGAACGGCACATAATCAGTACCGATGTAGTTCCACGCCATCGTGTAGACGGTATTTGCGCTCAAAGTCACCGAACGGGTGATCCAGGCGGCGTTAGTTGGATTACCACTACCGTTGCCTGAGGCGGTTGCCTGTTGAGACAGCAGAGTCTTGATGGACGCACTTTGGGTGGTGGTAAGCCCCAAAGAAGTCATGGACGAATCAAAGGACACTCCACCAGCGGGCTGGAGAAGCCCAGCCTTACTGCCATATGGCGAGAAAGTCCAGGTAGTAGGCTGTACGGCGGGCGCGTAGTATGGATTCGGCTGGCCACTGACGGTTGGATTTCCAACCGCATTGTGAGCCGGGGCATTGAACGTAACGGCCCCACCGATGATGTTTACACCAGTTCCACTACCTGTAATCGTGGTCCCGTTTAGAGTTCCCGTCTGAGAACCAATGTTCCAGCCTGAGAAAGAGCCATCCTCAAAGTCAATGTTGGTTCCACTAACGGAATCAGCATGGGAGTCTCCTGCTAGGGCAAATGACATTCCCAATGTTATGGAGGACAGTATGAGTACATTACGGAGTCTTAAAAGTGGTTTATGCATGCACTAAGTATAACAAACGTCATTGTTTATATAAAAAGAATAGAGACGATGCTATGACTTTTGTCACAAGGCAAAACAACAGTTATCCACAGGTTTCTTATCTAAATAACGTCTTATAGATATAAGAACTGAAAACTGCACGCAATGTTATATACGAACTCCCCATATTACCGGGTATAAGCCGTTATAGGGTTTATAAATACAAACGTCAGCGACGATGTTGCTTTGCCTTCTCAACTTCCATTAAAAATGGACTAACAGCAAATAAAACAGCCAATACTGCACCAACAGTGTACGAAACGGCGGCAACGCCCAGAGCAGTGGCCGAGGTTTTCAAGAACGATTGAACATTCACCGGAACTTGCCCAACTTAGGGGGTCTCTTGTATGTGGAAAGGACAGGAGTCTCTAATGCGGCCTCAAACACGGTATCGCAGTCATCACAGCGCACCTTCTTACTGGTGATCTGGGACTTACCGCTGGTATTGCGGCTCGGTAGATCAACTGTCGAACGGTTGCCACAAGTAGGACACTTGTCGTTCAATGGCTTGGCCGCAGGAAGTGGGGCCGGTTGTGCCTGTGGCGTAGGAGCCATCAAGGGTCGCCCACTCTTGTCATAAAGGAACTGGTCTGCCATTACTGTCCTAACTCTGGTTGATACCAACCCTCAGGATTATTATTCTCAAACTGTGGACCCATATGGGCCTTTTTGGCCTGACTGTGTCCCTTGACGATTTTACGAATCGTTTCCCGCCCGGCTTTTACTTCAGCGTCAGATACAGGGTCCAGGTCTTGGAACACGGCGGGGACTAATTCATGGTGGTATGTATTAGCACCTCCCGATCCAATACTGTTCGTTGTACCGGCATTTGGATTTCTCTGGTTTACTAAGACCGTCCCAGACTCTATGCCTTTCTTGGCCAGTTTGGAACTATGTTCAGATAAATCACCTGAGTACGTCAGACCAGTCCCGATCTTGGTGGCTTCATTGATCGCCATACCCAGCAACGTCGGTGTATATGAACGCATCGAATGATCAGCAAAAGCGCTCTCAATAACAGATGGGTGAGTTTGGAACATCTTTAGTTGATCGCCTGGTTTTGCATGGATATTATGAGCAAGTGATTCGGAATCGGTATCTCCGAATCTCCCATACTCGTAACGGCCCCGGCGAAGTCCTATCTCTGCTGATGGGTGCAATTTGTAGTGGTATTCGTCCGAGCGTGTATCGTCTGACCTGACAAAGAACCCCGTATTAAAAGCACTTGGGTTATTAGGAGTCTTGAAGTATTTAGCCATTACTTACCCAATTCAGGTTGATGCCACTCAGTATCAAGATCAGGGTGCTTGAACTGTGGTCCCATGTGCTTCGCAGGTCGCCCAGACCGGACAAGGTCACGGATCGTCTCTTTGCTCCGAGATATGGTGTTTGGATCGGCTGGGTTAGCACTACTTAGCGTTCTTTTATCAATAAGGTATTCGTGTGTGTCTAGGTCTTCTGCGTCCCATTCGTCACCGTAAGCGAGAGGGTTGTTTGGGTTACGTGTAAGGATTCCCTTAGCCATGCCTCTTTTAGCAAGCCTTGAACTATGCGCCGTCAAGGAATCGTCGTAGGTCAATCCAAACCCAGCATCCTTGGCATCATTGATCGCCATTCCAAGGAGCGTAGGAACACGGGAACGTAGGGAATGGTCGCTGAACGCATAACTGATCTTGGCGGGGCGCATATTGAACAGACGCATCTGATCAGTGCCCTCGTCGTAGTAATCACCTGACATCCTGTCATTTACGTCATAGTGGTCACTATTGTATTCGTAGTAACCCTTATCCATGTCTACTTCGGCGGCTGGATGCATACCACTACGTTCTGAAGAACTAACAGCCAAGTATCTCGACGATAACGGATAAACATCCCTGTGGATGTTTGTTGTTGAGTTCTTCTTAATGGCCATAATGCCAATAATACCAGACCAAGAAAATTAGCCCTCAGTCACACTGCGTCTCGGTTGATGGGGTACTCCATGGCCTCTATTGTTTTCAGCCCCTCGGGGTCGACAACATACTGTTCACCTTCAGGTACTCCCCAGACACTGGAATCTTTTGAAGTGGGCTGTACTTTATAGACAGTTCCAAACAACCTGTTTTCGTCCATAGCGCCAAAACGGGCGTATCTACGAGCAGTAGCAATATTGGTTGTCCCATAAGCACCATGCCCAAGAGAACCTCGCCCTGGTCGAACAACTCCACCTTCTACTTCTCCACCGGTACCGTGGAACAGATCTTTGTTCAGGGCATCTTTAGCGGCCATTTGGACGCTCTTCATTCTCACGATGTGTATGCTCGGGCAAGCCACTACGACGTGGGGCCTCATCGGAATAGGTAATCGGTACAAAAGTTGTGTCCTCGACCGAAGCCACCCGGTGGAACCCATCTCTGATCATGGGGTTTCGCCCGGAAGTTTCTAAACGTACAGGATTAACTATCCCTTCACGCATGACTGACCTATACACACCGCTTTTGATGGCCTCATCCTCTTTACGACTCCACAAGGCTTCCTCAGGAGTACGTGGGCGCATGAACCCTTCTGGGTCCCGAACCATTGTCCGGTCAGATACATCTTCGACCGTTAATTCGTTCGGGTGAACAGGAAGGCTCTTGATCCACTTGGCTGGCATGAACAACTGGTCGTTTAAATGGTGAAATGCGGCCATCAGTCGTCCCACCAACTGCTTTGCCTAGGTGTCTTCTCAACACCAACAATGTCTTTTGGATTAATCCGGCCCTCATGGAAGACGGCTCCGGTCTCACGTAGTGAGTTCTTCCAGTCTTTGTCGTCATCACGCAGTTTAGAAGGATCAAATGACCGTTTCTGTACACCGTAATCCTGTGCGTAGACTGGATCTCCAAATGAGTTACGGTCGACACGAAGGTTGCGAGGATTGGCCCGCACAGTCAAAACGACTGGTTCACCACTGGCGGATTCATCAGCCGCCGCATTGGCATAGTACCTGGCTAGGTCATAGTCATGGGTCAAATACGCCCCTGTTTCCTTACCTAACCCCGATTTTTTAATTCTCTCCACCTGAGATGCGTCAGTGCCGTGGTACAAGCGCATATGAAATTGATTGCCCTTGTTGCCTTTGATCGCCATAACAACAATATTACCAGGATAGGATCATTGGTAATCTATGGCACTACGGATATCACGTGAATCGTAAACATACGCCGGAATTTTACGCATCCCAGCGGCCCTAGCGGCCACCGCCCTGTGATGACCTTCCAACACAATCCCGCCCTCTTTGTCACCGAGTACTTCAATGCGCTCATTGGGGTCATAACCACGGGATTTAATCGAGTTCATCAGGCTTCTTGCCTTGTCACGGTCGATATCATGGAGCGCCATGAGTCCACCGATGGGTACGTCAACCTCTTCGGCGTGCGTGGAGTACTTAGCATTGGCGACGGCCTCATTAGCCGCTTCAGGATCGTCCATACGGACCTCATCGGCCAATCCCTCGTATCCAGCAAACCGTCGAGAAGACGGTCTGAATTGGCCACCACGGTTTCCTTTAATCGGCATACCTACATCGTATCAGGATAGGGATTACCAGTCGCTCCCGTCATGGTCTGGCTCATACGCAGTACGGTTGTAGTACTTGGTTTCAAACTCTTCAGCCAGGTGGGTAGAGGCCGGGTGAATGGTCCTACCCCAGTCAATGAACGATTTAGGGTACCGATCATAAAGATGTTGCATCATCTTACGGGCGTGACCTTTTCCTTCGTCTGGACTACGAAGGTAACTAGCCTCGATACGGGACGGCATGTCTTCATCATCTGCGTCGGTATAGTGGTCATACTCCAAAGTAGCCTTTTCTCCATCGAAATTGTTCATACGAAGAATGTGAGAGCCTTTGCCCACCTTTTCATGGATGAACTCAAACTGACTGCTCATATGTGGACGACGTGCCATACAGAAAGTGTATCAGGATAGGGCTATCAGGGAGTTACACAGGTGGCCCGGTATGGGGCAAGAACCGGTCTTACGCCCGAAATTTACGTAACTCGCCCAACTTCATATCTTGTCGTTTGACCGTACGTGATTCGCCCTCTTCAGGGAAATGGGTAATCTCTGTGACGTGGATCATTGCTCCGGGTCGTACAGTCCGTTCGCTCTCATATCGTCCACGAGGATCGTCCGAACCAATGACCCCCCACCGGTCCTTGACATTTTCCCACTCCTGAGAACCTTCTTCTATGATGTGGCGACGGTGGACCTTGGCCCCAACAATGGTTCCTGGAGACCCTTCCCAGTCAACCCCAGCAAAATCACGGGCCACGTCGTAATCGGTCGTCCAATGCGGCCCCATACGGTGCTTATCCAAGGTTTCAGGGGTGGCTTCCTGTAGACCACGGTACAACTGTATGAACTGGGGGCCGTTAGGGCGAGGCATATACCCATCGTACCACTCGGAATAGGGCTATTACGCAATGGGGTGGTGGGTGGGTGGTGCTCTCTACCCCCGACCCTGTGGATAACCTGTGGATAACCATGGGGGGTGTGCCATAGGTCACACCACACCGTGTGACAAATGTCACATGGCCCTGTGGATAACTCCCTCATTCTGTGGATAACTACCCTGTGGACAGGCTGTGGATAACTCGGGCCGAATGGGGCCGATCCTGTGGATAAGTGCCCTGCTGGCTGTGGATACAGAAGTCCCACGGTAACCGGCGTTTGCCCTGCTCAGGGGCACATTCCGTTATCCCCGGTAACCACTTTCAGCCCGTCCTCTGGGTAAGAGGGCATAACGGGTCCAGAATGGGGGGTGCGTGGCTCTCCGGGCCTCTGAGGGGGCAATGGTGGCAACCGTGACAAATGTCACATCGACCCTATGGTTGGGCCTATGTGACAAGTGTCACAGGTGATCGGGGGATGGGGGTAGGCGTGACGCTGGTCACTACCCCTGGGATACTTGCTATCAGCAACTAAATACTTGCTCACTACAACCTTCTCCCCGTACACGCGCACGCGCATACACGCACGCACGCATACGCACGCCCGTACGCACGCACACGCCCACGCCTGTTTCCTCTCCCTCCCCAAGACGCATACTTGCTGAGTACAACCTTTGGGCCGATTTGGGCGACCCTGGGTAGTGTGACGGATTTCACACCTTTATGACTCGTTGTTTGCCCGGCAGTGAGGGCAGACTGGGGGGGTCGGAGCAGACAGCCCCGACACCGGGTGTCTCACCGTGAGACAGCCGGGCAACTCAGAAAGGTCAGCCATGTCCACCATCACCACCACCCTCGTGACCCCTGCGGTCACCCTCTCACCCGTCGAGGCCACCGTCACCTCGGCCAAGAAACTGACCCAGGCCGAGCGCACCGTCGCATCGGCGTTCGCACACTGGGCCAGCGTGTCCGATCAGGCCGACGAGGCCACCCTGCTCCTGACCGTTCACCTGCTCGCCAACGAGAGCGTGTCGGCTCGCCGTGCGTCCGAACTCGCCACCGAGGTGCTGGGCACCAGCCGTGGCTGGTCCAAGGACAAGGTCACCGCCGTTCGCTGGACCGCTCCCGTGTGGGAGTTGCTGGCCTCGCCCGATCACCAGGCCGACGACTACCTGCTCGACGAGGATGGCGAGCGTCTGACCGTGGCCGACCTCATCTCCGAGGTTCGTACCATCGCCAGCGTCATCGGCTCGGCCAAGGTCCGTGAGGCTCTCGCCAGCGTCGACGAGCCGTCGGTCGTGGCATACATCTCGGCCCTGCGTGACGCTCGGGATGCCAAGGCTCTCGGTGCCGAGAACACGCCCCCGGCAGGCGACGAGGCCGACGACGAGGCCGAGGCCGAGGCCGAGACCAAGTCGGGCTGGACCCTCGACCACGCCCTCGCCACGGCCATCGCCAAGGCTCGCAAGGAGGGCATCTCGGATGCCGACATTCTCGCATCGTTCGCCCTGGCGGTCACGACCCTCAACACGGAGGGTGTGTGACCGTCAGCGGTCCGGGCCGGGCCGTGGTCTCCCCCTACCACGGCTCGGCTCATCCATCGCCCTGTCTCAGCGTGAGACACGGCCTCGGCGCAACCGTCGCCGTGTCCCATCACCACCAACCGACCCAGGAGATCACCGCCATGTCCATCGACTATTCGACACCCGAGTTTCCTGCCGACGAGTTTCCGCCCGACTACAACTTCTCGGCCCTGTACAGCCTGTTCGTCGCCCATGTCGCCCTGCTCGACCCGAACGACGAGCAAGGCGTGGAGTGGCTTCTGACCCAGGCCCGTGGCCTGTGTCGGCGGTACTTCGTGGCCGAGTCGTACGTCGAGTCCACCGCCAACGAGTTCGTCGACCGCATCCTCTGACCCGTCTCACTCTGAGACACCAACCACCAAGGAGACCACCATGCGTTATGTAGTAATCGCCAGCGTTACCATCACCGACGAGTGGGGCTGGCGCACCACCCGGCAGGTGCCGACCTTCCTGGTCTACGCCTGCTCCAAGACCAACGCCGAGACCATCGCCCTCGATGTTGTCTCGTCGGCTCAGGGCAACACTCGGGCCACCTACTCGGTCGAGGTCGCACTCGACGAGGGTCCGTTGTCCGAGTTGGTCGCCAGCGAACCCAGCACCGACCGCATCCTGGCCGAGGCCCGTGCGCTCGGGTACGAGGTCTGACCGTCTCATGCTGAGACACGGCTCCGTCGCAACCGGGGCTGTGTCCAGCAGTGCCACACCCACCTGTTAGCCTCTCTAATCGAAAGGAACCACCATGCCCATCACACCGCCCAGCCCACGCCAACTCGACTACATCCGCACCCTCGTCACCGAGCGTGTCCAGGCCATCACGGCCCTGGCCGACGACGAACGCAAGCGTCTGCTGTCTCAGCCTGAGACAACCAGGGATGCGTCGAACCTGATCGACCGCCTGCGTCGACTGCCTGCCGACCCCAAGCAGGTCGACGCTGGTGCCCAGGCCAAGATCGACGGTCTCGTGGCCGTGCTCGATCAACTCGATGCCCGTGACCGTTCGTTCGCCAGCGACCTCGTACGGTCGTTCAGGCAACGGGGCGACCTGTCCGAACGCCAGTGGCCGTGGGTCGAACGGCTCACCGCCAAGGCCACGGCTCCCAAGGTCGAGCCTGCCGAGCCGGGCCTCTACATGGTCGACGGGAACATCGTCAAGGTGTACCTGACGCAGAACCGCAGGCTCGCCACCAAGGTGCTCCACGCCAACGGCTCGCACGGCTCGTTCTCGTACTCACCGGGCTGGCTCGCCAAGGTGCGCCCCGAGCATCGGCTCACCGAGGAGCAGGCCCGTGCGTTCGGCAAGCAACACGGCTTCTGCTGTGCGTGTGCGCTCGATCTCGATGACGACCGTTCGCTGGCGGTCGGCTACGGCCCGGTCTGTGCCAAGCGGTACGGCTGGTTCTACCCATCGGCCAAGCAGGCCAGCGAGATGCTCAACCGTCCCGTCGATCTAGCAACCGTCTCAGCCTGAGACACTCAACAAGGAGAACCACCAATGACCATCATCGACACCAAGACCATCGTCGAAGACGATGCCATTCGTCTCTACTACGAACTGTCACGCAAGTTCGGTTGGCAGGGGACATTCTTCACCCGTGGTGATGCCAGGGACTCGTGGGAGAACTACCACGAGCAGACCAAGCCGTTCACCGACGAAGTGTGGGAGACCGTGCGTCAGTCGTACTACTGGCGCAGGGCGTTGCCCGACAACCTGACAGCCGAGGGACTGAGCATCGTCAACGATGCTGTGTCCGAAGCCATCTACCCTGTCTCAGCCTGAGACACCAACGAAAGGAACAGCAATGACCACCACCATCACCATTCCCGTCGAGATCGAGAACCTGCTCGACTCGATTCTGTACGCCGGGGCGTTCTCGACTTACTCCTGGTATTCACACCTCGCCGTCGCCAATGACGGTCGCCGGGCCTCGGTCGGCATCTACACCAACGAGGGACACACGGCCACGGTCAGTCGTATTCTCGACGCTCGCACCCTGGCCGAGACCATCGAGCGCATCGTCAGTGAACGACTGCTCGGATGGCAGGATGTGCTCCACGGTGCTCGCAACGACGACTTCGATGCCAACTCGGCTGACACCGTGCTCCAAACCGCCGTGCTCGGCAAGGTGGTGTGGGGCTGATGGCAACGCTCACCAACATCGACAAGCCCTGCCGTGGTCGTGACTGCGACCAGCAGGCCAGCGTCTACGCCATCGACCCAGCCCCCGATGGCTGGGGCGACTGGTACTGCGACGACTGCCAGCCCAGCAACTGGTGGGTCATCGACACCATCGAACGAGTGTCTCAGCATGAGACAGAGGGAGACAAGTAATGGAAGCGAGTGATGTCGTTGCCCTGGACTGGCTACACAGCCTGTTTCAGGAACTGGAAGATCAGGGAGTGGAGTTGCCGATGGGCGACTACCACTATGTGTACGGACTCATTGAGAACATCAGAGACAGGGAGAGCAAGTAATGGAAACCAAGACCTACACCGTCGACATGACCATCCGTGTCTATGTCGAAGCAACCTCGGACGCAGAGGCACAGGCCAAGGCCGTGGACCTCTACGCAGGGTGGTCGCCCGATGGCATCGGGCAGTACGGGAATGTCCTTTCCCGTGAAGGAATGTGGTACCTGTGCGAGCACGGCGACGAGACCGATGCTCAGGTATGGGACCCCTACAACAAGGAGAGTGTCTGAACATGGGAGCCAACTTCGCCCACGACCTCGCCAACGAGGACTTCGGTCTGTCGTTGGAGCAGGCCGTCACCATCCACCTCACGGCCAACCATTACCCGGCTGTGCCGACGATCATGGTGCCGGTGTGTGTCCAGGCCATCACCTGCGCTGACGGTGGTGCGTGGGACGACCTCGTAACCCTGCCCGATGGTGTCTCATACCGAGACAGCAACAAGGCTCCGGCCTACGCCATCATCGAGGCGTACCACCTCGGTGCGTTCCTCAGCGACGACGAGGACTACAACGACTACGGGTGTGGTAAGTGGGGATGCCAAGAGTGCTACCCCGATGCGGAGTAGTGACAAACTTCACAAAGAGGGTCCGTCATTATGCCCTCTAATGCCCCTACACTGACCTCTGTTATCCATCAGAAAGGAACCACCATGACCAGCGTCGAGGACTTCCTCGCCAACCTTGGCAAGACCACGCCAGCACCAGCACCTGTCGTGCGTCAGCCCGTCGCCGTGCCCACGCTCGCCCTGCCGTTGCTCCCGTACCAGCAGGAGGCCGTGCGGTTCGCCCTCGGTCGTAGCGAGTCGTACCTCGCTCTCGACATGGGCCTCGGCAAGACGGCGTGCGCCATCGCCATCGCCGTGGCCTCGCTGTCTCAGAATGAGACACCGCTCGTCGTGGTGCCCCCGTCGCTCCGCACGAACTGGGTGCGTGAGTTCCACAAGTTCGCACCGAGCGTGCGTGTGGCCGTGCTCTCGGGCACCAAGCCCCACGCCCTGCCGACCGCCGATGTCTACATCATCGGTGACTCGACGGTTCAGCACTGGGCACCGTCGCTCGTGGGCCAGGTCGATGCGATCATCGTCGACGAGGCGCACCGCCACAAGAACCCCGATGCCAAGCGTGCCAAGGCTCTCAAAGACATCGCTCGCACCCTGTCGGGCGTGCGTGTGCTGATGAGCGGTACGCCCACGCCCAACGGTCGCCACGCCGAGTTGCCTGCTCAGGTCGAGATACTCGGCCCGACCGCATGGGACGAGATCGGTGGCAAGGGCAAGTTCTGGAACCACTTCTGCCCCAAGGTCGACCAGTGGTCCCGTGGCAACGCCTACACCGAGGAACTCCACGACCTGCTCCACGGTTCGTGGATGCTTCGCAAGCGTCGTGGTGAGGTGCTCGATCTCCCCAACAAGGGACGCTCGGGCCTCCACATCGAGGGCCGTGGCACCGCTGTCCGCAAGTACATCCAGGCCGAGGAAGACCTGATCTCGTTCCTCCACGGCGAGGGTCGTTCGTGGGAGGGCGCACAGAAAGCAGAGGCTCTCGTCAAACTCACCACGCTCCGTCATCTCGCTGGCGAGGCCAAGGTCGAGGCCGTGGCCGAGCACATCATCGACCTGCTCGACGAGCCGGGCGGTGTGTTCGTCGTGGCCGAGCACCACGATGTCATGGACAGGCTGGCCGACCGTCTGCTCAAACACGGTGTGGCAACCATCCGTGGTGGCATGACGGATGCTCAGAAGACCGAGGCCGTCGATGCGTTCACGAGCGGTAAGAAGCGTGTTCTTATCGGTCAGGTCATCTCGGCAGGCGTGGGCCTCACGCTCCACGGCAACGGCATCAACCACCGTGTCGTGTTCGCTCAACTCCCGTGGACCCCGGCTGATCTTCGCCAGGCCGAGGACCGCCTCCATCGCATCGGGCAGACGCACGATGTCAGCGTCGAGGTGACCCTCTGCTCCATCGACGGTCGCTGGACCATCGACGAGCGTCTGTGGGGTCTGCTGGAAAGCAAGGCCGACTCGACTGGCCGTCTCATCGATGGCGAGGCCGAGGTGTTGCTCGACGACATCGTCGGAGGTGTGCTCGACACCTACCGCTGATGTCTCAGCCTGAGACATAACAAAGGAGAACCACCATGCCCGAACAACTGATCTGTGACCTCTGTGGTGAGGAGACACACGGCGACACCTCCGAGATGTTCACCGTGCTCACCAACAAGGGCACACGCACCGAGCGTCATTGTTTCGACTGCGACCCACCGGACGAGGACGACTAACCCTGCCACACCCCCCTGTTACCGTCTCATAGTGAGACAAGACAGCGTGCCAACCGTGCGTCTGTCCAAACCACCAAACAAAGGAGAACCACCATGCCCAACCATTGTCTGAACTTCACTACCGTCACCGGCCCTGTCGATGACATCCAGCGTTTCTATGACGCTGTGCTCGTCCCCGATGAGGACATCAACGAGAACACCACCGACTGCTTCTGCCTGGCCCGTCTGTTCCCTATCCCTGAAGATCAGGTAGGCCGGTCGTACTGGTGGTGCGTCGAGAACTGGGGCACCAAGTGGGGCGACTACAACTACCTCACGGGTGACGACGATGACATCTGGCAAGCCCCGGACACCCTGTCGTTCTCGTACCACACCGCCTACGCACCGTTCAGCGAGAACTTCTGGCAGAAAGTCACCAGCGACTGGCCGACGCTGTACTTCACCACCTCGTACCAAGAGGAGGGCATTGGTGTGCTCGGTGCGATAGCCGCTTCCGATGGCCTGGTCGAGGTGAACGACACCGAGTACCCCGAGTTCGACGGGCCGTTCGACGGCGACGAGTACCTCGACTTCATCGACGAGGTCGACCGTCTACGCAACGAGGCGTGCGACACCGTCATCGAGATGCTCGACGCACGACTGGAGGTGAACAAGTGATGGCCGATTACAACGGATGGGCCAACCACGCCACATGGAATGTGGCCCTGTGGCTCAACAACGACGAGGGTCTGTACCGACTCGCCCGTGAGTACACCAGGCGTGCTCGCAATGTTCGGTACGAAGACTTCGTGAACCAGTACCTCGTCGAGGACTCGTACGCCACGCCTGACGGTGTCGCCTGGCTCGGTGACGAACTCGACTACGACGCTCTCGACGAGATGCTCGTCGAGTTAGGAGAGTGACAATGACCAACAACTACACGACCGCTCTACGCCGTGTGCGAGAGCAACTGCCTGCCAGCGACCGCAAGTACACACGGGCGCAGATCAGAGAGGTCATCACCATCGCTGAGGCTCGCTACCCCGAGGCGCACAATGTCGACTGGCGTTGTGCGTTCTTGGAGGGTGTGCTTCTCGCTTACTCCGGTGCCATCGTCTTCGGTGGCGTGGCAACCGCCAGCCGTGGATGGAACGACGCTCTGTTCGCAGGGGTCGCACTTGGCGAGGCCATGTACGACGATGAGCACGAGATCATGTACGACGACGAGGGTTACGACTACTACGAGGAGGACCAATGACCAACGAAGACTGGAAAGCCATCGCTGACGACATCTACCACGCCGTGTGGCACAACATCCACTGGTGTGAGTGCCGAGAGAAGTACGCCCTGCCCGAGTACCGGGCGTGGCGCAACGACACTAACGGGGCGATGCCCCCATCACCGATGTTCACCGACCTCTGCCCTCGATGCCGTGCGGTCGCTCGATACGAGCGAGTCGCCTGCTCCGAGGAGTGGAACAAGACGCTCGACGAGATCGAGATCAAAGCATTAGGAAAGGTAACCACCCGTTAGACAGTGTGACGAAGTTCACACAAAGCATCCACCACTTTGCCCAAACAGGGCCGTAGACTGAACCACACAGCAAGCAAGTGTCTCACCGTGAGACACAGAAAGGAAACCACCATGACACCCATCATCGACAAGTACGAGAACGAGTGCCAGTTGTACGCCGAGTCGCTGAGGTCCAACCTCACCGACATTCTCAACCGCTTACAGAGTCTGTTGGACGACACACGAGTGTTCAGCACCTTGGCTACCGCCCAGCGCATCGCCCGTAGTGCTGGGTCGTGTGGTCCCATCGGCTCTCTGTGGGAGTCGGCGGTGGCGAACGCCAGCCACCTCGTCGCTCTCCACAAAGTGCTGGAAGACCTGAAGACCGAGGCTCTCCTGCGAACCATCGAAGAACAGGAGGTCTGACCATGCCGAACCTGAGGACCGCTTACCTCGTCATGTGCGAGGAGTGCGGTCGAGTGTTCGACCTCGTCAACCAAGACGACGAGGCCGACTGGGCACTCGGCCATGACTGTGAAGACAACGAGGAGGAACAATGACCAAGCCGAAGATCAACACCTTCCCGGCCACGCCGGGGTACATCGAATGGTGTGAGGCCAACGGCCTCGACCCCAACGACGAGAACAACCAAGACTCATACTCCGAGTGGAAAGCGAACAACCGATGACCATCATCAACGACCTGACCTGCCTGCGCTGTGGGGCGCACGGACCTGACATCCAGTTCCCGATCTTCCCACTCTCGGGCGCACCGTTTGGCTCGGTCTGCGTGGACTGCGATCACCAGTCACCGTGGTCCGAGCGACCGCTCGCCTGCGTCGACTGCGAGATCGAACTCGACGAGACCGAGGCGTGGGGCAACCGCAAGTACGGCGACCCTCGATGCGAGGACTGCCACCAACAGAACGAAGGAGACAACGAATGAACCCGACACAGACCAAGCACTTCGACATCACCATGGACAAGCCTGAGGCGTACATCGTGTCCCTCAAAGTCAACGGTGAGGCCGTTGTCCTAGTGAGGCTTGAGAGAAACGCAGACGGCTCTCTCGATCTCAATGTGTTTGAGACGGCGAACGACGACATGGAGATCGCCAACACCTACCCCGAGTTCTTTCAGGAGGTGACCGCATGAACAAGGCCGTGCGTTACTGGGTCAGACGGCTCGTTATCTCGTTCCCGTTATGGCTCGCCCTGGTTCACGAGACCGACACTCGCCGGTTCGACAACGGACAGAGAGTGTTCGGTGACCACCAGGGCATGGTCCTGTGGGGACTGATGTTCATCCTGCTATGGGTCTCACTCGATCTGTATGTTCAGGACATGAGAGCGTCTCAGCGTGAGACAAAGGAGGAGCAATGAAAGAGAACTGGTACGACAAGTGGGAGGCCGACTACCTCGGCTCAGGCGACGAGCGCACAGTCTTTGAGCAGTGGTTCGTTGATACCCGTGGCAAGCAGTACGCCGACGACTCGTCGGACACAGACCTGCTCAACGAGTTCCGAGACACCCAGGTATGGGTGGACTCGTTCCTCGACTGGGCGTTCGTAATGGAAGCAGACCACCGCATCGAGCAATACGCAGAAGAAACAAGGAGCAACCAATGACACACCTAATCATCCATCCCGGTACGGGAACCATCGTCAACTCCGACGAGTGCTGGTTCATCGACGCTAACGCTCTCCCCGAGGGCGTGGACATCGAAGACCTCGCCTCGACCGAGTTGTTCGACATCCCCGAAGACATCCCGGCCACACCTAACACGGGGTTCTCTTACTCGGTGTCTGATCTCGATAAAGACATCGAGGACGACATCTTCGTGAGCGACCACATCGAGTGGCTCAAAGCCCTGCCAGCCCACGAGCGTGAGTTCATCATTCAGAACGCCTTTCAGATCATGCTGAACCAGGTCGACTTCTGGAATGAGTGGTGGGACGCTCTCCGCTACTCGATCAGTCTGTCGAAGCGCATCAGCGAGACATCAGTCGAGGAGGAGCCGTTCTGAGACAACCAAGTGTGGTGAGGGGGTACGGCCTGTCAAGCCGTGTTCTCAAACTGCGTCGAAGTAGCGAAGCGTGATGCGAGCCGAGCCGAGGGCCATCCCCGAGGCGATGAAGCCAGCCAGCCAGCCGAGTGAAACAGCAGGCGCAACCTCACCAACGTCATGCTGGACGGGCAAGCGTTCCAACCGTGCGCTCGTCCAGCGTGACAAACTTCACACAAAGCATCCGCCCGGTTTGACCAAACACCCCCTATCCTGGATAACAAGCAAGTCAGTCACACAAGAAAGGACCACCACAATGACCACCGCCAAAGCCCTCCGTACCGGACTCCCGGTCATCATCAACGCAGGCCCGTACAAGGGTCTCAATGCCATCGTCGTCGATGCCACCGTCTTCCCTGACGGCCACGAGCATCAGCGCAAGGTCGTCGTCGACATCGACGGTGTCGGCCAGTCGTACATCATCCCCAAGCAACTCGACCTCGTCGGTCACGTCCGTCCGTCCGTCGCCCCGGTCGTGCCGTCCGTCCCCCGTGTCGAAGTGTCTCAGCGTGAGACGGTCTCGATCTCCGTCCCCACGAAGATCACCTCGCTCGACGACCCGGCTCTCGACGAGTACCGCCCCCAGCGCAAGGGTCTCCTGCGTGAGTACGTCTCTCGTACGCTCGCTGGCGGTCACAAAGACATCGAGGTGCTGGCCTCGTACTGGGAGAACCGCCGTGACGGTTACGCCACCAACGTCGGCCTCGTGGGCGACACGCAGTCGGGCAAGACGATGCTCGTCGAAGTGATGTCTCACGTCATCGCCAAGAAGATGGGCCTCAGCAAGCCCCTCCCGGTGTTCACCCTGTCGGGTTCGTCGGCCATCACCGACCACGACCTGTTCGGTCAGTACCGCCCGACGCTCGTCGATGGCGAGGAGCGCATCGTGTGGATGGAGGGTCTCGTTGCCCTCGCCTGCCGACTCGGTGGCATCCTGTACCTCGACGAGGTCAACGCCATGCCGGGCAACGTCACCTCGGCTCTCCACCCGGTGCTCGACGACCGTCGCCAGTTCGTCAACATCCGCAAGCCCGTCCCCGATGGACACGGCGGTTACAAGCCCGAGGTCGTCAATGTCTCGACCGACCTGTGGGTGCTGTGTACCTACAACCCCGGCTACGCAGGCATGGCCAAGACCAACGAGGCGTTCGCCAACCGCTTTGAGTGGCTCACGTGGGATTACGACGAGGAAGTCGAGAAGCGTCTTATCAAGTCCCCGGCCATCCGTCTGCTCGGCCAGGCTCTCCGTGTCGCTCGTGACAACCGAGCGGTGACGACTCCGGTCGGCACCTCGGCTCTCCAGCGACTGGAGCGCAACATCGCCAGCCTCGGCCTCGACTACGCCGTGTGGTCGTTCCTCGGTCAGTTCACCAGCAAGGCCGAGAAAGCCAAGGTCCAGTCCATCATCGACGAGCGTTCCATCTACGCAATGCTGGAAGCCGAGGTCGACGCAGAGTCCCGTGTCGAAGATGTCCAGCCGACCGACGAACCCATCAACTCACTCTGATAAGAAAGGGATAACAATGCCTAAGCAGAAGATAGACAGCGAGATCGTCAAGGCTCGCAACCGTGCCCGGTCACACTTCCGCCGGGAGTCCAAGGCATACGAGGAGCGGTCATTGGCCGAGGCCCGTGAGGCTCTCAACCGTGCTCGCTACCGTGCCACGCTCAACAAGGACGAGGTCAACCGTCAGGCCAGCATCGCATCGTGGGTGACCTCGATGTCGATTCCGGTCCTCGCCTCGCTCGACATCACTCCCGAGATGGATGTCAATGTCATGGACGACCCTCGCATGGTCGCCAACGGCATCACGGCATCGGGCTGGACCGACTTCAGCAAGATTCACGTCCGTGTGTCGGACAAGTTCTACAACGAGAACGACCCGGCTCAGTTGTCCCGGCTCATCGCTCTCACCAAGGGCTTGATCTACCACGAGGCTGGTCACATCCTCTACACCATCCCGTACCCCCAACTCGTACAGCGTGCGTCGGAGGCTGGCTACAAACTGTCGCCCTTGCCCGGTTCTTTGCTCGGCCCGACAGGAAGCATCACCATCCAGGACGAGTACGAGTACAAGTGGGTGTGGAACCTGCTGGAGGACCAGCGCATGGAGTGCGCCGTGGTTCGTACCTCTCCGATCATCGAGCGGTACTACCGAATCGTCGTGCTCGATGCGGTGATTCGTAGCATCCCGGCAGAGCAGGCGCACCGTGCGTGGCCGTTCATCACGGGTCGGTCTTACCTGCCCCTATCGGTCCTGAACGATTACCGCCGTAAGGCCGTCCAGTACGCACACGACAACGATCTCGTCGACGCTCTCGTCGCCATCGACCAAGGCGTGCGTGACTACAAGCGTGCGAAGACCGAGGTCGACATGGTCAAGGCTGTCGAGAAAGTCACCCCGGCCCTGCGCTTGTGGCTCAAACAAGAGCGTGCCAACGGCGGTGGCGACGGTGGCAGTGTGGATGACCACGGCCATCAGAGGCGACGTGAGCCGGGCCGTATTAGTCCCGACTCGTCAGCCACCGAAAGCGGTGAGGGCTGGGGTATTCCGACTCCACCGACCAAGGCCGATGACCGTCAGGACGACGACAACAACCAGGGCGGTGGCGAGGTGACTGACTCGACCAGCGACACCCAGCGGTACGACAGCGCACCGTCTCAGGGTGAGACAGACGAGGAGTCGGATAACGAGACATCCAATAACAAGTCCGATGGCAAGGGTCAGCAGGCCGATGGTCAGGACGACACGACCGACGATGACACCGACGAGTCGGATGAGTCGGACGAGCCGGGCACTGGTGTGGGGGCGTACGGAGACAACGCCCCCATCCTCGATGGCATCGAACAGACGGGTCTCAATGACCTGCTCGACGATCTCATCGACAACGTGGTGACCAACGATCAGATTCACGACCTCGTGACTCAGGTCAATGACTCACTGCGCCGTGGTGTGCCTCGTGACCCGAGCCTGTCCCCGATGCCTACGGAACTGCTCGCTCAGGTCGAGGAGGTCCGTGCTGGGATGCTCAACACCCTGGCTCCTCTCGCCGTCCAGGCCGACCCGGCATGGCGGTTCCGTCAGGAGTCGGGCGTGTTCGACCCGGTGACGTTCATGTACCGTGAGCCGGGCGACACCGACTACTGGGTCGACCTCGACGACACGGGTGCGACGGGTCACGACCTGGCCGTGTCAGTCATCCTCGACGTGTCGTACTCGATGTCCGAGAACACCGACGCTCTGTCGGTCGGTGCGCTCGGCATCCGTATGGCGTGCGACGAACTCGACATCCCGTGTACCGTCAGCACGTTCTCGGACAACGGGTACCTGTACTTCGATGCGACCGATAAGACGGAGCCTCTCCGTGTGTCGGCCCATGGCGGTACCGAGCCGACCGAGGCGTTGGAAGACCTGCCCAACCAGCGTTACGGCAAGGCCCGTCACCTCGTGGTCGTGTTCACCGATGGTGCGTGGAGCCACTCGGCTCCGATGTTCTCTCAGGTGCGTGAGCCTGGGATGTACATCCTGGGTGTCGGGTTCGGTCTCGGAGTGGCCGAGGCCATCGCCCAGCGCAAGCCCGACGTGGCCGTCAAGATCGAGTCGGTGTCGCAGTTGCCCGCCGAGGTGACCAAGGCACTCATCGGTTATCTCGTCTGATGGTGGTAAGGCGGTGTATGGACACGGCGACGATCAAACCGTGGTCGTGTCCAACACTGCCACACCGGTCGGGTACAATAATCAACGAAACAGGTTGTGAGACCTCAACAAGAAAGGTAAAGTGAAACCATGGAAACCACCAACATCACCGAGATCGCAGTCCGGTATCTCAAGACCAGGGAGACCGTCGAGTCAGCCTCCATCGCCCTGGCCGAACTGGACAGCCAACTGAAGGAGTACTTCCAGCAGACTGGCAACGAGTCCATCGAAGTGGATGGTCGCAAGATCAGTGTCGTCCACAACAAGCGTCGATCATTCGACATCACCGCTCTTCGGAATCTCGTCAGCCCGGCGATGTTCCGCAAGATCACCGAGCCGTCCGTCAAGACCAAGTTGTGGGATTCGGCTGTCGCTCTCGGTGAACTCGATAGCAAGGTCATCAAGAAAGTGGAAGCGACCACGTTCTATGACCAACTCAAGGTCAAGTAGGGAGGCTGTATGTCAGCAACGACATACGAGTGCCCTGCCTGTCACCAGCGCATAACGGTCTACGTACCGCTGGTGGAGAATCCGACCTGTACCCGTCACACGGGTGGGGGTCGCCAAATGAAACCAGTTACAGACAACAAGGAGAACAACAAGTGAGCATGGACATCAAGACCATTGTCATTCTGACTGTCGAGGGTCGCATCCCGGCAGAAGAAGGACTCAACCTCATCGCACAAGAGTGCGGTGTTACCACCGACAGCCTCATCCAGGCTCTGACATCGAGCGAGACGGTCACGACCCTCTCGGCCCGTCGTTGGACGATGGAAGACGACGGAACCGTCATCAAGATGTGGGCCTCGGGAGCATCAGCCGGGACCATCGCACGTGCGTTGGCCCGGACCCGTAACAGCGTGTCACAGCGTGTCCACTACCTGCGTGGTCAGGGCCACGACTTGGAGAAGCGTGAGACCGCAGGCATGAACCGGATTCGTCAGAACCGCACTAACCGCAGTGGGGCAACTCAACTGAAGTTGCCTGGGTTCTGAGAACACGACCTGAGCACGTCGAGAAACTGCTCACCAACAACCAGTCCCTAACAAGGAGAATCACCATGAGATACCTACCGAACATCCACGAAGAGACCCGTAAGGCCGATAAGGAAGCCATCGCAACGGTTCTGAAGACCTTTGCCGATACTCCTCTGACAGCAGGCGATGTCACCGCACTCCTCAAGGACGTGCCGAAAGAAGTGGTCAACGGACTGCTGTGGCGTATGGCCAACAACAAGACCAAGTGGCCCAACATCAAGCGCACCAACTATGCGTCTTATGTGTGGGACAGCAAGGCCCGTCCCCCTCGTACCCCTCGTCCTGCCAAGCACAAGACCGTCGTCAAGCACAAGGTCGAGCAGATTCGTCCTGTCGTCGAGGCTCCTGTCGCCAAGCCTGCCGAGTGGGAGACCATCACGACCATCGAGGACAAGATCATCATTCGTCGCCACGACGGCACGGTGTGGGTCGCCAAGCCCCTGTCGGTCTGACATGACCTACACCGAGTTCATCATCAACGCCACGCAGTACTTCGGTGCTCATCGTCGGGAGATGCGGTTCGGTCAGGCGGTCTACAACTGCCTGGCCACCGCTCGCCCCGACATCGCATCGCAGATCGTCGACACACCACTCGACCCGTTCCACAAGAACAGTGTGAGTGACGACGTGTGGCAGTTCATCAAGGAGAAGTGGTGACCAAGAAGATCGACCCTCTTACCGGGGCTAACTACGACATCGAACTCAGGATGTACATCCTGTACCATGGCCTCACGGTCGACGAGGCTGTCGAAGTAATGAAAGTGACCGAGTCGTACAAGGCTCGGGATGAGAAGTTCAACCAAATCACTCAGAGAGGAAACGCAGATGAAAATGCCATTCATAAGACGTTCAAAGGCGAGTAAGGCGATAAGCCACCTCATACAAACGCACATCAATGTCGTTCGTGAAATCTTCATGGTGACTGACACCATGTCCGACGTACTCATGTCCCCGGCGGTCGACGAAGCGTTTCGTAATGCTCTCGCTACCACCGGTGGAGACCCGACAGCATCGGACGATCTTTACGAGGCTTATCGCCTCTTACGTCAGAAGCACTACGTCATCGTTGATACTTACGACTCTCTCCTTGAGGAGCAGGTCATCGACGAGATCGTTCACGAAGAGACCAGGGACATCGACCGAGAGATTCAGCGGTTCTTGTCCGTCGGAGGTCTGTGATGAACCTACGAGACCTGCCCGACTTCAACGATCTCTTCACTCGGTTCCGCTCTGACTACGACTACGAGAAGTCGTTCCAACGGTGGTGGGCCGAGGTGGAGGAGTCGTTCCAAGACATCCTCGACGACAAGGGTGCCGACTGGCTCAAGCACATCATCCGCTGTTTCTGGGAACAGTCGCCAATGGCACTCCGCATCCTCGATGATCAGTTCTTCGACGAGATTCGTAAGTGGCGTGATAGCCATGCGTGAGGTGCTGTGTATCATCGGCCTCATCGCCGTCATTCTTTACTGGTCACGCCAGTAACAGGCGTAAGGAGAACATCGCAGGGACCGGCCCTCTTCCTTTCTGTGGTCGGCGTTCTCCTCCCTCTCCCATTCGTAGTCCCTCGTGGCGCACTTTCCATTTCTTCAGTGCTGACACGAGGTAATGGGAGAGGGTGACACCTGCTAGACTGAGAAGCGTTCCAACCGTGGCGATGTCCAAGGAGACCTATGAACCTGTGCCGTGGACCGCTGTGTAGCAAACCAGTGGTCGCCAAGGGGCTGTGCCAAGCCCACTACAAGCAGTTGAGCCGGGGTAACTCGCTCACCGTGATCGAAGACCCGACCCAACAGACACCCGAGACCAAGTTCTTCAACACGATCAAGAAGCAGGAGAACGGGTGCTGGATCTGGGATGGCCCGATAGATAAGGGCTACGGGCGTATGTACGTCAATAACAAGGCGTATCAAGTCCATAGGTGGTCGTATGAGTTCCATAAGCACGTCTCGCTCCGTAAGGAAGAGACGCTCGACCACCTGTGTCGAAACACTCTGTGCTGTAATCCCGAGCACTTAGAGAAGGTGTCGTTGATCGAGAACATCGAGAGACAGCACCTGTACCACGCTCTCAACGCCGAGATCAAACGGCTGAGAGAGTTCCTAACCGACATCGGGTACAACCCCGACACTCTTATGAAGGAGATGTAATGACCGAAACGCTAGACATCCAGGAACTGCTCGATGAGATCGACGAGATGCTCAAGATGACCGTCGGGCATCAGATCGTGTCGGCATCAGAGATGACAGATAAGTTGCTTGACTTACGTGGTGTAGTTGGTAAACTGAATACACCTAACAAGGAGGACCACCAGTGAACGACATCTACAAGGAAGTAGAAACTCGGCTTAGTGCCAAGGCTCTTGCTTCATGGCAGACCAAACGTGTGGAGCGCAAAGACCAACTGATCGCCTGGGCGTACAGTTGTGTTCGTCACCCTGGGAACATCCACCTGTGGCCGAACGACGAACTAACTGAAGAGCAAGGACTTGATCTTGCTGTCAAGTTCCTCGATGACAAACTAAATGAGGAGAACCACCATGCAGACATTCGTCCCCTACAGTGACCACCTGAAGACAGCCCGTGTGCTGGACCGCCAGCGTCTAGGCAAACAGCGCGTCGAGACGCTTCAGATTCTCAACGCCCTTAGCCCTTTCTACGATAAGAAGGGTTGGAAGAACCACCCTGCCGTCAAGATGTGGCGTGGCCATGAGCACGCTCTCATCGAGTACGGCCTGTACATCTGCCACGAGTGGGTCAAGCGTGGCTACACCGACACGTGCGCTGGCAAGATGACGGCCATGTTGCCCCTGTTCGATGAGCGGTCGGCGTTCATGCCCGACTGGTGGGGCGATACCGCCATTCACGACTCACACAAGTCGAACCTCGTCCGTAAGGCTCCCGATCATTACGGCTCGTGGTGGCCTGAGGTGTCACCCGACCTGCCGTACGTGTGGCCGGTGGCGTGATGACAAGGAAAGGTAAGGAGATACGGGAGTTGGCTTCTTACGCTTTCTCTATTCCACCTAATGGAAGACCCGGTAACAAGTCAACCGGTGACTGGGGTATCAGGAAAGAGCGTAACGCCAATAGGGACGCCAAGACAGATTCCATGGTCGCTTTCGCCTCGTTTGTTCATGGGACCATTACACCTGGGTGTGGTTGTGAAGAGTGTGATTCACGTCGAGATTTAGTAATGACACTGATCTACAACAAAGACCTCGATGTCAAGAAACTAGGACAGGCCATTTACGATGGTCCGTCTACAAGTGGCACTGACTGGTTCAACGCCAAGTGCCCTGTATGTGGTGCCTCACATTCGATAAATGGGGTGTTTGGTACCATCATGGGAGAAAGGTGTTACCGTCGCTATGCGTGTAAGCGTCTCAATGAGATACTCAGGGAAATGAACGTAGAGCCGAAGAGACGGGCTATCCACTTCAACAACAACCTGTATTGGGTCGCACGAAACCTACCTAGTATTCGTAAAGACCACGAGTTGCTTGATGAGGCACTAACCCTCGCTGATAACTTGCTTACTATGTCTGACTACCCGTCAGTACGCTAAGGCCATCAGATCACGTACTCGGGCTTTCTCCAGCCCGTATGGGGTCGTCCACACCACGTTGGCCACCCCGGCATCTGCCAGGTCGTCAGAGCACCTAGCGCACGGCTTGGCGATGCCTAACTCTCCGCTACGGGTGATTCGGGCGACGTAGATGGTCGCCCCCTCCGCATCCCCAGCACGTCGCAGGGCAACCTCTTCGGCATGGTACGAGACATCACCGATGTCGACTTGTGACGGATTATTCCGATAGCGGTTGTAACCAGTAGCGAGTACACGCCCACGACGGACGAGAACAGCCCCAACACGCCATCTGTTATGTGGGGCTTGGTCGGCTTGGAGTAGAGCATTACGCAACCACCTTATGTCAGAGGATGTAATCGTGAGCATTGTCGATGTTGTCGTAAATCTCTTTGTGCGTCAGCCCCGTGGACTTAGCCACCGCTGAGATCACGTCTTTGCTGTATTTGTAGAACCACTGGTCGGTCTTCCTCGGATACGTATTGTTGACGACGAAGAAGGCGCACCGCAGAACCTCTGCCAGGGTCACGTTCGTTGTACGAACGCCCTTACTGACCTTACGACGCTCTTTCTCTGTCAGACCGCCGTAGATACCGTCTCGCATTGAGTTGTTGATGGCGAACTCGGCGCACGGCTTGCGTACCGAACACCCGTAGCAGATGAGTTTGGCGGTGGTCCCGTTGCCTCCCTGGACGGGGTAGAAGACGTTCACGTCGACACCCTTACACTTGGCGTTGTCACGCCAAGACGAATCCTTATCCGGGTGCGACAAGGACGGCAGGCATACTTCGGGTGGTAGTTGATTCACAGTGGTTTCTTCTTTCATGCGTTAGATATTAGGTCGGCTAGACGGGAAACACCAGTCGAGATGTCTCGGGCCTTCACCATTTCACGGTTTTGTTCTGCTTCTTCTTTACGTGTCTCATAGTGAGACAGTTCCCTGATGTGCCTCGACCACTGGACGGGGTTCTTAGCGAGTCGACCAATACCAAGGTCTTGCTGTAGTTCGATGTAGGCATCGAGTGTGCTGGCGATAAACGGAACTCCAGCGGCGGCGTATTCAAGTCCCTTGATATCGGACTTACAACGGTTGAAAGGCATCTTGGTTAGAGGCACTAACCCAATGTCCATCACCATGAGGTTGGGGTACTCGCTGTGTGGGCACAACGGCATCGTCTCGACTTCACCGTCGAGGACACCGACACGAGATGCGAATGATGGAGCCTTGGGAACAGTGCCACCGTGGAACAGACGAATCGAATCAGTACGGAGGAACGCCGGGAAGATGCCTTTCAATATCTCCAGGTCACCTGACCGATGATTAGTGCTTCCTACCCACCCGACGAGAGGACGAGGGGTGTCCTGATGTTCGTGGGGTGTGAACCGAGCGACATCGACAGTGTTCTTGGAAATCTCAATGGGAGCACGGCAGAACTCAGCCACACGGCTCGCCAAGTACGGAGTACTTGAGATGATGAGGTCCGACCGACCGATGATGTTTCGGTAGTGGTTGAAGTTAGCCCGAGGGTTGACCTTCGGGTGGTTATGGCGAAAGGCATCGTTAGTGGGTGATAGTCCCCAATACCAGTCGTCAATGTCGTTGATGATCTTGATGCCCTGCTTCTGCGAAGCGACCATGTGATCGGAAATACCGTCGTACATCAACCTCTGCATCAAGATGACATCAACATCATGTAGTTCACCCGATGTATCCATGATGCCGAGATGATCTCGGACCCATGTCAATACACCGTGGACAATGTCGAACGGCAGGTGCTCGATGTACTGGCCAATACGTGCCCAGCCCGAGCCACCCCACCGTTCAACATTGTCAGGAGTTCTACTGGGGTGTACCCAGTCTCCTGATGCGATGCCTACTTTCAACACGCTTGGAACGTCAGGCCGACTTCGGCTTACGACGGGTCCAAGTGAGTGCGAAAGCACGGATGTCGTCTAAGTTCCACAGAGGAGTAGCCGACAGTTGTTTGATGGGCTTAGGGAAGTCCGACTTCTTACGCAGAGCATGAATCTGCTGTTTCGGGCATCCGAGTAGGTCTGCTACTTCCGCTGTCCCGCCAATGTTGTTCACATCGAACATAGTTGTACACCTTCCTTAGGGTTTGTTACCCACGTAATGCTACGAGTATGAAATAACCTAGCACAACCTCGGCGGGCTTTCTAGGCACATGGGGTTGCCCACGGGCCTCGCCAGCCACATCCGTGCTTCTGCTCTCCGTAGAGCCAGACGGCCAGACCGGCCCGGAGGTTCACCTCAGGCTGGAACAGGTCCTCACAGGTGGTAAGGATGCCCCGGTCTTGTAGCCAGCCAGCCTGGGACCACCTAGAGGGTTGGCACCAGTAGCCGTTGATCTGCATGAGACCCCGAGAGCCACCGTTTGTGTCGGTTCGATTCCAGGAGCCAATGTTGCACCGGCTCTCACGGAACAGAACATACGACATGGTTGACCACTCGTCGGCAGGCCAACCGATAGACATGGCTAGGTCGTACCACTCACCACACGGGCCGTACTTGTCTCGCATGACTGCGATGTTGGCCAACCTCTGCTCTTCTGCTTTCGCCTTGGCGTAAGTGTCGAGAGCAACCCAGTCCACTCCGCTCAAATCGGGAAGAGTGGTCGTGGGGGCTGGTGGTTTCGTGGTTGTTGGGGCAACGGTTGATGTAGTGGTGGTTACGGTGGTTTCTGTAACTACCTCAGTTGGTTCTCGCGTGGAGTCCACTGCCACCACTGTGGTGATTCCTGCGACAGGAATGAACCCAGCGATGAGTGCTATGAACAATGCTCGCACTGAACTTCTCCTTGGTTAGGGGATAAAGACAAGGCCCTACGACGTGTGTAGGGCCAAGGTCAATATTACCAAAGGATGACGAGTACGAACAACCTCTAGTCGCTAGAGAGTACAAAGATCAGTTCGGAGATGTCGAACTCTTCACTACTCTTAGGTAGTTTGTCCATATCAACACGGTTGTGTATTCGCACTGAAGCGTGTCTACAGTCTTTACACGTACACCCTAAGCGGAACTTCTCGGGTGTGCCATGCGCCACCCGTGCGGTGCCTTTACGCTCCTGCGGAGTGAGTCCACCCCACATACCCCACACTTCTTCGTTCTTGGTGGCTTCGGCAAGACATTCACGCCATACCGGACACCGGAAACACACGGCCTTACCTACGGTGTAGTAGTTACCAGGAGTCGGAGACTCTAGCGGCGGATACCAGAGATGTGCGTGCATCCCTTTACATCTGGCATCGGCTAACCACTCCATAAGGGGCTAACATACCATATGACTTAGGACATATGGTGGCTTATTGACACCGGTGTTCCTCAAACTGCCGTTTCGCCTCGTGAAGCAGATCGTAGTTTCCGTTCAGTAAGAACGACTCGATGGCTTTGTACAGAGTGTCAGACATCTGCGATTCCTTCTGTACCACTGAGTAACTCGCTATGAGTGTCTTGATGAGATCATCGGACATACGAGTCGGGAGATCGACAACATAGGTGTGCTCGTTGTCGGGCATCTTCCAGATCGACATTCCATCACTCGCCATCGACTATCACCGTTTCGTAGCCACACCCGGCGTAACCAGCCAGGTCGACCCATGAGTCTCGCTTCTCTGGTTGCCAGGCAATACGGGACAGTTTCAGGAGCGCCATCAAGGCGGCGACATCGTGTGGTTTCACGTCGATACCGAGATAAGCAGACCACATACGAGCGGTACGGGTGAAGTCCTGGGTCGGTTCTCCGTACTGGTTATTACGTTCACCAGTGATAAGGCGGTTGGCTTCAGCAAGAACCTCAGACCTGAGCACCGGAACCAGCCTCAACGAGAGATTCCTCACGAACCTTATTCACGGTGTACATAACGAGTGACTCCAGTTCTTTGTAGAGCCACTCAGCGGCCTTCTTCTTACCCTTG